CCTGATGTAGGAATCGAACCTACCATGCGATACCGCGAGAGATTTACAGTCTCCTTCCCCACCTTGGGGAATATCAGGCTTACCTTACTACGTACCCCTGACAGGATTCGAACCTGCATCGTATTGGGTAGAAACCAATTGTTCATCCATTGAACTACAGAGGCTTGGAGCGAATGGCGGGAATCGGACCCGCGCTATCAGTTTGGAAAACTGAGGCACTACCATTATGCAACATTCGCATTGTACTTTTATATTGTACACATACTCTATTTAATTGTCAAGTAACGCTTATTGCTATTAGTGCGGGGTTGTTGTAATTAAAAGCATACCAATAACCTCTACCTACGTCAAGCCTTGTGCAAACATTCTTTGTCTGTGCTTTTAATGTTACTTGATCTTTAATTGCATATGGATTTCCAACTCCCCCAAGATTATAATTCATCTCAGTAATCCAAAGAGCCTTTCTTGGTGTTGACGCAATGGCATTCTTAACTAATGTTAAGTCTCTTTCAAATCCACTTACTCCTTCACTTATCTGAGGATATATGTGACAAGCCCAGATGTCAAATGGATGATTGACATCCTTCATAGCCTTAAGCAATGACTTACCCTTTACTGACCACCCCGCTTGCTTCCTTGGTTGCAACGGTGGAGAAACCACCTTAAGATTCTTATCAATTGACTTTATCTCTGTATAAGCGATCTTAGTAAGTGTTCCTAGTTCTGCCCATGTACCCGAATAAAATCTTTTATCTGCTGGCTCGTTCCAGATTTGATAATGTCTTACCTTGGACTTGTAACGCATCACTACGGCATGAACATATCTCCTCCAAGTCTCCATGTTTATAGGAGGTCTATTGCTTCCTGCTGCCATCCATGCAGCCTGACGGCCATCTGGTCCACCCTTTGCTGCCCATGCGGGAGGATGGCCTAGAACAATCATTATGGATCGAGAGCCTGCTTGATTTACTAAATTATCTAACTTGGTCCAGTCCCAAACTCCACGTTGTTTTTCTATATCACACCATTGAACTCCTGCATCCCAAATCCTAATTGGTCCAGAAGTTGGCATTGGTCCTAAGACATTATTTCCAAATATCATATGGCAATTATACCTTAAAGTACTGAAATGGCTCTACTAGTTCCCTGTTGTACCAAACGGTATGCGTAGGCCAGAAGTAGTTACACTTCTCACAACATACGACTCGCTTGGCTGTAGAAAACTCAGCATAATGATCTGGATCTTTGATGTAAAGATTATTACGATGTGACTCATGTACCCTCTCATCATCCCACCAAGGCGGCATAACAACGTTGCTACCACGATTCCAATTCTTTTCGTGAATATCAAGAATGGCTGACCAGTTATTATCAGTCTTAATCTTTCGATGGATACATTCATCCTTCATCACAGCAAGGTACTCAAATAGAGCCATATCGTAGTTGCGCCACATCTTTACCGCAGGATGATTGACCCAAGCGCCAGAGCGTTTCCCAGAAGCAAGGATGTTGTAGATCTGCCGACCCTCAAGCAACTGCTTATTAAGTCGCTTATTGTCCAATGAGGCAGCAGAATCTTCAAAATTACTGAACGGTACGAATGTTTGCATTTTACATCCCAACTATAGAAATGAGTAACCCACCCCACAAGTATAATCTGTGAGGTGGGCTTTGTCAATACTTACAAGTGTCTAGCAAAGATGGCATCAATTTCTGATACTTCTGATGGTGACATTGCTCGGGACCGTTGCTTGGCCCATTCTCTGTAAACCTTATCCGTATCGCTCGTGACGGTTTGGAATAGATTAGAGAATATCTTTCCGATTGTAGTCATAGATATTCCTCCTTTTGGTTGGTACATCTAATCTTATCAGTTCTTTGACTAAATACTAGGCAATTACTCTATGATGCTGATCACACTGTGTTGTCAATATGAGAGATTGCAAACTCTTTCCAGATAGACTTATGGGTAACAACGTCATAGTCTCTACGAGTCCACCCCATCCAGTCTTGCATTGTACGGATAGCATTCTTTGGATATCCTTGCTTGCCCTCTGGAAGAACAGTTCCCTCATAGAATCCTAGTTCTTTGAGTCTGCAAGCAAGTCTCCATGTAGCCTTGTTAGCCGCTCCTGTCTTTGCTGCACTGGCAACAATGTCATAGAATGGAGCGGTTCCATCCCATACGTTGCCCTGCCCATAAAGGATTGGAATATTAAACGCCATTCCATCAGTCTCGCCCTTGGTTGAATAAGAGATGTGGATATGATCAAAGTGACCATAGTTTCCATCACGCCAAGTCCAATTATGATCAGAATATGATCCTGATGCTACCTGATCTTCAAAGACGATGTTCTTAAATCTTGCTGAGCCTCCAACATTACCACGAGCATAGGCAATTAGTTGATCAGCAAACCATCTCATATCATTCTTTGATCCCTTAAGATCCTTGTCTAAATCTTGGGCATGGACTAATCCTTTACTATCTGGATTATGATCGCTGATTCTGGCTGCGTGATTAGAATCTCCCACAACCCCATCTGTAGCCTTGTCTCTCTTAGGCCAACGTTTATTTACCTGATCTGTCATCGTGGGGATTCCTGCTACTGGTTTCCAAGTCATTGTATATCTCCTCTTATTAAATAGTTTTATTTTTATTCATTAAACTTAAAATCTTTTTAACATCAGTATTCCAGTTTGAAATTAAATGATGTCCATCGCTAGGACATGGAGCAATGCATTGATGAGTAATGCAAACATATGTATCACTATCATCATTAAGGTCTGGTGACATTTTTAATAAATGCCCCCTGCCAAATTGACTTTCCAATTGAGGAAGGATTTGTCGCTTTGATCCCTTCCTGCTGATACATCCTACGAACGTCTGCATCATTATCAATTGCTTCTGTAACTCCACTTAAATCTTTAGCGTGACGACGCTTTGACTCAACACCATCTTTATGTGTTGGTCCAACAGAATTCATTAACAATCTATTGTATTTTATGCCTGCATCCCTCAGAGATCTTACCGTATCAGCCCGTCTTGATTCTGGACGAGCAGTAACGATGTATACTGTTCCTAAGGAATTTACATGATCGATGACTCTTTTAATTGGCTTATTCCCATAAGCAAGTAATGTCCCATCAATGTCTACAATAACTGCCATACTTCATTCTATCATGACTTATTACTCAGCAGTATCTTCAGCACTTAATGCTTTAACTTGCTCATTAAGCCTAAAGATTTCTACTGTAAGGTTTGCTATTTCAGTTTCATAATTTTGAAATAACTTTGACTGTCTTTGTAATGTAGCGCCCAGTGTTTGACTTAAAATACCTGACTCATCCATTAATAATCTCCATCTTGTGTTGTATAAATAGTTGTTTAACTACCTGCTTGTTTATCCAACGATACCCGCTGGAATGGAATAAGAATCTTTTAGAGTCTAGTTCCTTAATTTCATGAGAAAGCATTTCATTGGACCAAGACTTATCGAAAATCTTGACATCCCAAAGAATACCTATCCTAGAAAACTTAGCAACGTACATCAGTCTATGAGAGTGATGCTCGTAGTTGCCATGCCCACTTCTTCAAGCATCCATCACGCGCAGCAAGATCGTTAGCGATACCTGGTTCCATGGCCATACCGTTTGCGAGAGCAAAAGCGGCATTGGTAGATCGAATGCTAGTCTCAACAGCAATAAGTAAATCTGCGGTCATTGACTTAACATCTGGGCCTACCTCAGTTTCTGCAACTGTTGTAAGTTCAGAAAAACGAGTCATCTTGAATGGAGCATAAGATTGGAGTTTGCGAATATTCTCCGCAATTGAATCGACTGCCCCCAAAGAATCATCGTATACATTTGCAAAGAGCCCATGATATTCTGCAAAGTCAACACCTTCGACATTCCAGTGATATCCCTGAGCCTTAAAATATACTGCGTAGTGATCTGCAAGGACTACCTTGAGAGCACTGACTAATTCACTATTCATAGAAAAATTATACCACCTTATCGAAATTTAGCCCAGTACGCACCGACAACTTCTCCTTGCCAACAGTCCACAATTCCAGGAAATGTTAGCAATACTTCTTCATGTGACCAGTCATCCTTAACGTGTCTCTCGTAAGGATTACCGTTAATTTCGCCTTGATGATAATGAATAATTGGAATAGAGATTACAGCATAGTCTGCTTGCTTGCTAACCTTGTTCCATACCTCTAGGGCGTCACTCACTGACATGTGCTCTAGGATATCTCCAAAGATGATTAGGTCATAGAAGAAATGATCGTGATCCCTTACATCCCCCTCATAGACAAAATTATATTTGTTCTTTAGTTTGAACTCTTCAATATATGGTTGCCAAACTTCAATAGCATTAAGAATCTCAAATGACATTCCTGCTTCAGAAAATGCATCTGAATAAGTCCCTGAGCCAGCACCAACATCAAGAATGCTTTGGATTCCTGCCTCATTAATCTTTTCTAAAATCCAAGGTCTACTTTCTGGATGACTTGTCCCCATGAGCGTACTCCTTCATTAGTTTTTTATAATTAAAATCTGATGTTACTCTATATGCAGGATGATATAAATGGTAATCATATCCTTCTACATATTCTGTCTTAATTCCCTTATTCTTACAATGTAAGTGGAATGCATCATCTTCTGCACCCCAACCAATAAATCCCTCGTCCATGCCACCAATCTCTTGCCAAAGAGATTTCTTCATAACGTAAACCCCTCCAGTAAAGTTTTGTTGCTGTGGGTTTAGGAATTCTGGCTCTACATCTATAATTCCATAGAACTCATAAAACTTATCTGTAGAGTCTTCTGTAAGATATCCAAACCAAGTGAATGGCTTTGCAAGGATATCTTTTTCTGTTGCTAAGTTAATTGCTGAGTGAATTTGTTGTAATGGAACATAGTTATCTGCATCTAAGATTACTACAACCTCTGAGGTGCTTTCACTTACTCCAGTATTTCTTGCAGCAGAACGATTGAAATCCCCTTCATTATCCCCCAGAATAATATCAAATTCTTGAGAATAATACTCTACAAGAAAGTCAAAATGCTTTCTACGATATACACAATCTATATCTCTCCAAGGTATAACGATTTGTTGGGTCACCGATACCGCTTCTTCAATCTTGGCTTCAGTCCTGCTTGTACAGCCTTAGCATAGGCAATACCGTATGTCTTCTCAGCACCATCTCCAGTTTTCCCACCTAGACCTTTACGAACTGCTGCGGAAGCGATTGTTAGATCTCGTAGAATCTTTTCATCTTTTTCTGACATTATTCCTCCTCGTGACATTTACATGCACATGCGTCTACACGGCAAGTCTTGTGCTGGTTTGCTAGACAGTGGCCAGACTGCAATTCTGGTTCATCAAAATTAAAAGATAATTCTTCTGATACAAAATCTAAATCTATTCTTTGCTCTGGTTCAACTGAATAAAATTCTTTAAAATTAATGCCGATCATTTTCTGATACTCTAGATACTTTTCATAATCTCCAATACCATAAATACCATTGTCCTCTCCAAGAAGAACACTTTTTTGTGTTTCCTTGGAATATTTCTCAATATTAAACCATTCTATTTTCTTATCTCCCCAAACTTTAGGTCGATTAGTTCGCTTATAGAAATGCCATGCTAGCATTTCATTAGGAGCATACATCTTGTATCCCCTCGTGTAAGCACGAATAGCATAACATAACTCTTCTCCCATAAATGATATACGCTCGTCATAGGGAATGTCAAGTGCAATCTGTCCACGAGAGAACATTAAGGCTCCCAAGACGGTATGGGATTTATGAGGCATAGACATATCTGCAATCTTTTCTCTATTGCCTGCCCAAGCACCATAGTGTGTATTCACAACGCTTGTCCATGAAGGACCATCCCAGAAATACTTATCATTTTTTAAATAATAATCTGAGTTGTCTGTGAGGACTTCAAAGGGGGCTGGGAACTGGCTAAGGATGACTTTATCCGTTCCAGCATCTTTACTACACCAATCGTACATTTCGATTAGTTTAGTATCCCACCCCTTAGCAAATCTCATATGAGAATCTGTTTGAAAGAAGAAGTCTTCTCCATCATATAATTCTGTTGCTAGTTTCCTTGCATACCCCGCACCCTTAGCATCTTTAAAGTGAACTTTCATATGCTTTAGATTTGGAATAGAGGATAGGTCTACCCATTTATTTCTTTCATTTTGATCTACTACACCAAATGAAAGATCTTGCGGGTTATCAGCATTATTAATTATACTACTTAGAGTCTTCACTAATTCCTGATCACGATAAGAGGCAATAGAGATAAAGATGCTCATCCTAGTTTCTGCACTCCTATCTGATCATAGATTGGATCTAAAGTAGAATCTACTCCACCAAGGCTAAGCATAGCCTTTATTTCTTGAAAATATCTAATCATTTTTAATCGTTCCCCCTCTGAAAGATGTTTCCACTCACTTTCGTAGAACCTGATACCCAGATAGTTTCCATAGTCAGCAATATCTACTGACATTTCTACAGGCATAGGAATACTCCTAATGGCTGAACTTACATCTGGTGTGTATATCATTCTTTCTCCATTGTTAATGACTCCCACGCAGTATACCAATCATCCTTGGTTTTATGAGCGTTGAACTCTTTATCAATTTTACCATCTTTAAGGTAAACGCCGCCCCAGACTCCCCATTCTTTCTTGGATATCCCCCAAGCAAAGCATTCTTGGTTTACAGGACATCTCTGACAAATGTGATCTACAGCCTTTGCGACATTAGGTTCTTCTTCATATGTATCAAAGAATAAGCCTGTGTCCATTCCTAGACATTCTCCTTTATCCTTCCACCCGTGCATGGATTCTCCCTATCGTATTTGGAAGATACCATCCCTCTGGAGTGATAGGGAAGACCTTTTTCCTTACCCATCTACCCTGATGGAATACTCCATCACTAGCATAAATGGCATTGCTACTATTCGTATACTTGACGACATCCCATCCATCCCACTCAAGATCCTCACGGGATTGAATAATCTGTTCCATTTCGTCCTGATTAACTACTAGCATTTTCATTCTCCTATTGAGATGTAAAGACAACACGCTTGATTCCAACTCGCTCAATAAGAGCACTACAGCGGGAACAAGGCTTACTATCTCTATCTTTACCTTCACGGTTTACTCGTGCAACATAAATAATTGCACCCTTTACATTATCCTCCCCAGCATCACGAATTGCAACTTGCTCAGCATGAGTGCTGCAATCTGTTTTAATATGCTCAGGAGAAACCAATCGTGGATGGTTACGATCCTTATTGTAACCTGTTCCAAGTACGCTACCACCGCGTACAACTACAGCACCATGAGTATTTCTGGCTGTAGACTTTGTTGCACAATATCTGGCAACACTAAGATATGCCTTGGCTGTATTGCTAAGCACCATATCCCCTAGTATCTAAATAGGCCAGTCTCAATTCCATTTGCTTCAGCAACGGTAACCAACTTCGACGGTCGCTGTGATGGATTAGAGAGAAAGGCAAAGTAGGTAAAGTCTGAAATATTATCTTCAATATAAGATGGAGGAACCTTGTAGAAGCGAACCTTGATACCACGATTCTTTAGGCCAACTTCTGAAAGATTACAGAACTCAGAAGTATATGAGTTAATCTGTGCTGGTCCAGCAGTATAGACGTTAAACTCTCCATCATCACATGAGGAAAGCGCTACGCCCATTGCACGCATGAATACTTGGTAGTTAGAAAACTCTTTGGTTCCTTGTACTGCAACCTTCATCTTAATCCCTTTCGATTTCCTCTTCAAGTTCATCTAAAATAGTGAACAGTTCGTCTAACTGTTTCGTTGACATTTCCATTATATCAATTACTTTGGCTGTTGTAAAGTCTGGCTCTCTAGTTATCTCTGATTCATAGAAAGTATTTTGATACACCCAATAGGCTTTCTCTTCATATACGGCAACCTTAATGGTAGTATGTTCTGAATCTTCCATATCTTCATCATCCTCATCGTTTGATCGTGACTTAATAATAATGAACATTAAGGCTAGAACTGTTAGCACCCAAGGGACTACTAAAAGTATTATCATGTCTACCCCCTTCTTGGGAAAAACTGTCCTTGCCAAGTGCTTCGTACAGGCTGCGCTGCCTTATCAGACTCATGTACGTTAGCGTTTAGTGCTGCAAGTTGTTCTTGGGCATTAGCCCTTGATGGATGAGTCCCTACGACTCTCCCTGTTTCACTATTTACAACTTCGTACTTAGATCCTGCTCTTTGAATATTCCAAGGCATACGACCAACTCCTTTTAGATAATTATATACTATTTGTACGCCACTTGGGAATTGGACCCAACTCTAGGATGTATATAAGACACCATCTGACCACCAGCCAGCCGTAGCGCTTGTCTCCTTACGGAGATATTTGTATCAGTATAATCCAACTTATCATTGTTAGCAACACGAATATATAAATACCTATTGCTGTCATAAAAAATACAGTTTCATTATGAGCAACATAAAAAAGCATTCTTAGGCTAATTAAGATATTTACTACGAATATTACAAGAGTGCATATAAGAAAAGCGGTGTTCATAGTGTCTCCCTCATAGGTATAAGTTTATCAAAGAACGGTGAATGAGTCAAGGAAGTCTTTTATGTCCCTTGGCATTTCTGGATACTTTATGATATTGTTTAATGATTCTTCTGCTTCATTCTTCTTAGTAACAGAAGTCCAGTCATGGATACTAATCTCTTGATTAGCATTGCGAGGAGTGTGAGCAATAGCGTTATAGACGGCACCCGTCACGGCATCTGAGAGATCCTTAGATCCTTTACGAGGATGATCGACCTTCTTGTCAGACACAATACGCAATTGACTCATCTCTTCAAGAAGAATATCAATGTGGGGCATGATGACGCGATCTTCATAGATAAGCATTGCAAGATCCTCATAATGCTTCTTTGCTACAGAGAGTGTGTCTGTGGGAATATTTACACTCTTAAGTTCCTGCTGAATGTCAAATGAATTCCAACGGTCAAAGGTGCATAGACCAATCTTAAATCCATCCCTACGGAAGTTGACGATCCAGTTCTTTACTTCTGAAAGATCTACTGGTCCTTCCTTATGTGGCTCCCACCAAATAATTGCATCAACAATTACTAATGGATGTATCTGAGTATAGTCGTTAAATGTTCTTACTTGTACCCACTTGTCAACGTGGGCTATGGCAATGGCACACTTATCATGCTTTTGGGCAAGGTCAGCGTGCATGTAGTATCGAACATCTGGTAATGGCTTAAATGATTCATCAAGTCTCTTGAAGTTATCTACAGGATTCCTTGAACGCATAGCATGTTCTAGTTTATCCTTTTGCTTAAAGAATGCATCTGACATGAAGGATGGCATACAAGCAAATCTCTGCATGGCATCTCCATAATCTGACATGAATGAAATCTTAAAGTCTTCAATAGATCGTGTAGGATTTGCTTCCCATGTAGGACGCTTAATTGCATATACCCCAGGATATTTATAAGACAAGATGTGATCCTCAGTCCACTCAATAGTGAACTGATTGTCTACTCCAGTATCAGGAAGATCTGGATTAATAATAAATGTATGAGACTTCTGCTCAATATCCTTTTCAGCAACAACCTCGTCATAACGCTTGGAGATAAAGTCTCCTGGATAACGGGGGAATGAAAGAAGGACGACCTTGCCAAAGTCTGGGAATCGTGAATCTACAGAGGCGCGGAATGCCTTGTAGATAGCATCACCAGTCTTAGCACCTTCATTTCCAGATGCAGAGTCTTGGGCAAATCCTGAGATCTCATCAAGGATTGCTAGAATAAGGTTAAGTCCCTCATGACTCTCTCGTTCTGAGTGACCTGAGTAAACGGTTATAGCCTTATCAAACTCAATACTATCTGCCTTTGCATCAAACTTCCCTGCAAACCAAGGAGAGCGAGTAATCTTATTCTTAAATCCCTTGAAGAAGACGTTCTTTGCCTGCTGTGCATTGATTGCAACGTTAATAATATCAATAGCGTCACCAGGAGGCTTACCAAAGTAGCGTGCAGGGTCTTTTAGACATAAGAGTTTGTATACTAGGTAAGCGCAACCAATGGTAGAGGTATGATCCTTACCTGATCCCTTGCCCAACTGGAGGATAACCTCTGCCTTAGTATACTTCTTGTAGTGATCATGGCCTTCTTTATCGCCCATGAATCTAATCAGATCTTCTTCTTTATAGATCTGACTCATAGCCTCTACAAGGTCACGCTGAATCTGTGACAGTTCTGGCTGATCTAGGTAGTTCACATCATGAAGAAAGGTATCTAAGTCTACGGGAACTTCTTCAAATGGGGAATCATCAAGTGCCCCAAGAAAATCAGAGAGATCAATCGCCATTGATAACCACGGCTTCTCCATTGGGACCAGAAACCTCTGCTAGGCGCTTAAGAACCTTGGGCTTACATACCGCACATGACCCTGACACTTCAACAAGAACCTTCATCAACAGTTCCTGCTTACGTTCTGTTTCTAGTAACTGATCTGCAAGTTCCTTATTTTCTAGGAGTCCCGCCTTTTGAAGCATATCAATACGCTTAGATTCTATATCAAGGATGAGTTTAATTGCAGCAGTCTTTGCAGATAGGTTGCTGTTAAAAGTTGCTTCATCGATAACTTCATATGCTTGCTTGATGAGTTTAGAATAGTGTTGATCTGCTCCTGATAGAGCCTCACGCGCTCGTGCTCTGACAGCCTCTGAATTGCTTGCCATGCTCTTCCACTCTCTAAGAAGAGATGAGACTCTTGCTCGTGGGATATCCAGTTGCTTAGATATTTCAGACTCATTAGACCCCTTAATGTACTCTGATGCAACTCTATTGACTTCTTCAATGTGATCTACTATTTCGCTCATAAGACTCCAATTATAGCAGTGGCAGGGCAGGATTGTTGCCACCAATAGATAACTTAGGGTTCCTGCCCTGCTCACTACTTACTTACAGTTGCTTGGATACTTACTGTACCAAGCCTCGTACTTGTGGTAAACACTGTTAGGTGTATACCTCTTAAGGTGCTTCCCTTGACCATTTATGTCCCAGGGATACCATGTTGTGCCATGTTGAGATATCTTGTAGGCAACCATGATATTGTATTTGCGTGTGAGCAACTTATGTGTATTCCACCAAGGTTGCCCTGACCACGCTGCGCGGTTGAACTGGAAGACTCCGTAGTCTCCAGTGGAAGAAATTGCGTTAGCCCTTCCTCCACTTTCACGCATAGCAATTGACCATGCGATCTTCAATCCCTTGTCTTTAAATCCTGCACTCTTCAATTCCTTGGCGAGCCAGCTTTTACAGACATTGTTTGGCTTTGATTTAGCCTTTGTTTTATTAACGACAGGCTTTAGCAAAGCCTCCGTCGCAATAGGTATATTTGACTTAGCATATACCTGTTCGGTTGAAGCAGAACTTGCAGATGCGGTAACTAATGCTACTGCCATAATGCTAGCCATAACTCCTCCTACCAGTTTCGTTTTCGTCATGTTATTTCCTCCTATAGCGGCGGCAACAGGTTCTAGCATAACAGCAATTATGCACGATTGATAGGTATTTTAGCAAAATGTGAAATGAATCACACGATGTTTATTTATTTTAGGTTTGTTCTAGGCGATTAATCTCCCGATTAATATACCAAACAGCCTTCTTTAAGTCCTCAATTTGCTTACCTTTTAAATCAGACCTTAGAATATATTTAATAGCATTACCAAGACAAAAATTCATATGCTCAGTAATTTGAATTACCTCTATTCCAGAGGGGTGACTCGTGTAATGGATAGGATGATTTACCTGATCACTCATTTTAATCCAAACTTTTTTAGTTGTCGATAGATGATTTGTAAACTTACCCCACACTCAATGGCAATCTGCTCTGGTGTTTTCTTATCCAGATACAAACGCTTTCTTAAGTATGATTCAGAGTGATGAAGTCCTGCGTTCTTAGCCATAATCTTAGAATACCTTGTTCCAATTGTCAACAGCCCAAGATCCAATAGCAATTGAATCTGCAATATCGTCATCATCAACTTTTAGATTAAACTTCTCATTGACAAATTTAATAGTTCTGCTCTTTCGAAATTCTCTTTCTTTAGATTTATACCAAGACTCTGATTTGTTTGGAGTCTCTTTACGGATAATATCCTTTTCTACAATAGTAAGTCTTCCATTGCCTATCCAATTTTGCCATTGCATAGGGCTTACGCTAGCCATATGCTTTACCCCAGCCAAAGCAGCAGATCCAACAAGAGCCCCATGACTCATAGATAAGTTGGCTGCTGTCTTTGGTGAGTTAAGGTAAATAGGTTGCTCAATGAGAAGATACTCTAGTTCAGAGAATTGCTTAAAAAATGCTTGAGTTTTGTGTGATGTATCTGAAATCTTTTCATAGATGTCATTACCAAAATACTTTATCTTTCCATACCTTATTAAACTATCCTGCTTAAAATATGCAAAGGCTAAACTATTCGTACTGGCATCGATACTGACAAAACTATCTGGTTTATTAATCAAGCCTTTCATAATCTATAAACCCCCTTAATTCTTTTAGAGTCTTGTCAACTTGCTTTCTATTAATATTACAAGAACTACAGATGGTAGAACTGTTGTATCCACTAAGAAGTGTTCCACATCCGTTAGAACATCTGCGCTCTTTTACCATAAGTCTTTTAGTACGTTTTGTTTTATAGAGTTCTTTTACTTTTTCCTTTGTAGCAGAAGCCCTACACTCAACTGAGCAGTAAATCTGATAACTTACATTAGGCTGGAATTCATGGGAACACCAGTCGCACACCTTCATGCAAGGTACTCCAAGGGCTCAATCTTAACTGTACCCTTGTCAGCGGCTGTACAAGCCTCTCTGACGGGGCATCCACCACAGACCTTTGAGTTTGATCGATAGGTCTTCTTGGGAATGTCTCCGCTTTCCCACTGTGAACGAACATCACGCATCCACTGGAAAGCATACTCGCCCCAAGCAATGAGTTCTGGTGTTGGCTCAACAGTAATGGCGTGCAGTTCATGAGAGTTCTTATTCTCATAAAGAAGGATGCCTAACTTCTTTCCAAGAACCTTCATGTAAATAGCCAACTGCATAAGGTGGTAAGACGGTGGCTTTGCATACTTGCGATACGCGAATGATTCTTCACGCATAGTCTTAATTTCAACTACAGGCTGCTCTTCACCCCACTGAACAATGGCATCAGCAAAACCAAAGATTGGAGGATCTTGAGCAACGATACGCTTCTCCATCTCAACCATGATTCCTGCGTCTGTAATTGCTTTCTGGATACGCTCGTGGCCTAGTGTTCCACTTGCCATGTTAGCAATTGAATAGGCATCGTTATCATTAAGAAACTCTACCCCTGTGAACGCTAGGAACCAGTAACGAGGACATGCTCCATTGCCATACACAAGTGCTGATGGGCTGAATGTCTTCTTAGTCTTAAAACTATATCCATTACCTGCTGTGTATCCTGATTCAACTCTTTCAATAAATGCCTTAGTGTCAATCGCTGACTCTGGTGGCTTATTGATAACCTGCTTTAGAAAATTCTTAGCCATGTGATTCCTTCTGTTGTATGCTACCTGTGGGATATCCAAGAGGTAGGCGTTATTTGGTTATTATCTATACGGATAACACTATATCACAAACGGACCAAATACTTAAGTGATCCTACAAGTTTATCAATTTCTGATGATGCTGTGTAGTACATATTTTTTTTGGCTCTATCACTCTTATCGACATTAGCCATCCATGTAGCCTTCATAGCCATCTTTGCGGCTATGGCTTGCAGTCTAACTAACTCAACTGCAACAACTTGAATAGGAATATCTGGTTTAATTACTACCTTTGCAATAAACTCAAGCGCCAAGGTTAGATCTGGATCATTCATATACTCAGCAATATCATATAGATCACTAAGTTGTTCAAGCGTCGTCACGGTTTGCCCTCTCTATTAGATCTTCTAGGATAGACCATTCTATCACCGATAATCGAATTACCCTATTTCCATCTCGTAGAACGAGTTGCAGCATTGGTGACTTACTTTTATCGACCTTCATCGAATCTGTACAGATTTTTGCCCAGTTATCAATTGATATAGAATATGACTTACTGTATTCTTTTACATCAACCACAAACTCATCCGTACTTCCATCACCCTTAACCTGTCCCCTCCCACTATTTTTGTGGACCTTGGCCCCCATACGCTTAAGTTCTGAGGCTTCAGTCTTATTGCTTGCCTTGTAGTCAGCCATTAGTATCCTCGCCCATAAAGATTTACCTTTGATACGAATCTACATTCGCACATCCAAGTAAAGTCAAATGTATCCTTCCAAAATCTAGCCTTATCAACATCGACTTTGCATTTTTGACAAGGAAAAACTCCATCATAAACAGTAAACTTTGGTGCAGATGGAATCTTTTTTGTAGGATTACTATACTTGTTCATCATTTACCTTCTTGATTAATAGATCTTGGAGATCTAGGTTTTCTTTAACTCCCAAGACTAACTTGTCTCTTCCTTGGAAACGTTCTCCTTCGACGGTATACCAAGCACCACCTCTTTCAATAACCCCAATTCCTTCTGCTGTGTCAACTAGATCTGCAATAGTATCGATGCCAACATCATCTCCACGGAAATAAAAGTCATACTCCCCACTTTGGAATGCAGGACTTGTCTTTGAGAATTGAACATCCCAACGAACCTTACGACCAACCTTTTCCTCAAGGACTTTATCGTTAATGTATATCTTCCCCTTGATTGCTTGGTTGTCTGACTGACTAGAGAATAACTTAATGATCGTTGATGAGTAGAACTTTGTGGCATGACCACCAGTAGGTTCATGAGACACATGCATTGATCCGAAACTATTTCTAATCTGAGAGATAAAGATAAGCAATGTTTGATTACCACGATTATTTGCATAGTTAAGCATCTTTACTGCATTAGCCATATCTCTTGATTCAGCACCAATCTGCTTAGTATTCTCCAGTTGTTTGAGATCATTAGAGTCCTTCTCAAAATAGATAGCAGGAAGAAGAGCAGAAATACTATCCACGACAATGATGTCTACTCCTGCCTTCATAAGTTCTGTACCAACATCTACCATATCGTTCATGGTGCGTGCTGTTGAGTGAATAAGCGTTTCGTTGTCTACGCCTAATGCTGAAGCCCATTCTGTGGAATATGACATTTCTGCGTCGATCCATGCACACACCTTACCTTCCTTTTGAGCATCTGCAATGAGTTGTAGGCAGAATGATGACTTCCCAGCAGACTTATTCCCATAAATAAGGACTTGCCTTCCGTATGGGAGTCCACCGTTGAGCGCACGATTGAGTCCAAATGATGGAGTCTTTGCAAATGTTGTTGCCTCTACCTCTGATCCAAGGGTGAGTCTCTTACGCAATTTTGGATTAAGTTGTGCAAGGATCTCATTAATGTCAGTCATCAGGCTAGCACCCCGTGCATCTGCCCTCTCTGTCGGTTAATGGTGGTTTTCCTACGCATGACCTGATGAAGGGACTCTTCTGTATATCCATCTACCTTCAAGCCTTCATAGAGATCAAGAGTACGAATGATAATGTCTGCTAGTTCTTCAACTACTTGATCGTCACCCTTTTCTTTTCTAATTGCCTCCAAAACCTCAGAACACTCTGAATGGATCATTGCAATCTGCTTTAGATAAAAGATGATGTGAGTCTCTTCGTTATTAGGCTCCCAAAATCCTTTCTCTACTGATGTCTCATGGATTTCTTTGGCCCATGTATCAAAATTCATTTCAATCTCCTCCATAGTATTATTTCTTTTCCTTTTACCTTTAGTTATTGGTGTAAAGTATCCATTATTTATTGCATCTACCGCTATATCAAAAGGATTCACACTACCACCTCTTGAAATACTAAGTCCTCATCTTTTGAGATACTATAGTTGATCTTATAGGCACTACCCTCTTCTAGTCTTGTGTATGCCATTGCAAAGTTAGATGGGAAGACGATCATTGATAATAGATCTCTGCCCCCATCAGCAACCACTAACGTGCCCATTCTTTTATTGGCCTTTGTTAGCCTTGACTTGAAGGATAGCACATAATACTCACCCTCACCATAGGGTAGTTGCTTATAGTTTAGGAATCTGATAAGCGGCGATGTAGTTTCCGATATCTCATCGATAGGAACCGCTTCCACGATTCTGTTAGAACCAACAAGAACAATATAAGTTCTTCCAGGCTCAATAGTAGTTTCCTCTGCATCAAACACTCCAATCGATCCTGTACCGTCCAGAATCTCTACACGGCTCCAACCTTTACCACGCTTTACGCTACGAACAATACCCATAAGGACATAAGCACCCTGCTCATCAAAGTCATCTACGCTTGTGATATATGCGTGATAATGCTGAGGAACCTGAATATTAAACTCTGGAAGATTAAGATACTCATACATGTTCTCCTTAACCTCTTCTGGGTTTCTAGGGTTATCTGGGAAGGTTAGTGCCCCAACCTTTCGCATAGACTCAAGGGCTCGTGAGTTTACTCCATTTCCCTTGGTGAAAGTAAACTCTTCAACTTCTTTAAAGGAACTGAAAGGACGGCCTTCGATATATCGTTCAGAGATCTTATCAGAAATATACTTAATGCTAGATAGCCCAAAGCGAATACCCTTCCCTTCAATCTTAAAGTCAACATCTGAGTCATTGACATGTGGCAGTCTTAGGGGAATACCCATGCGCTTAGCCTCAATCATGTACTCTGTGCGGCCATCCTTATCCTTCTCGTTCTTAAAGAGAGAGAACATAAACTCTAGAGGGTAGTAGTACTTTAGCCACGCCGTCCAGTACGACACTGTTGAATAAGCCACAGCATGAGACTTATTGAATGAGTATCCTGCATGTGCTTCGAAATCAGACCACATCTTTTCAGCAGCCGCCCCACCAAGTGGCCCAGTCGCATTCCGAACAAATAACTCTTTGAATTGGTCGAATTCTGTTGCATCCTGCTTCTTTCCAATGATCTTACGAACCTTATTTGCCTCTCCCATCGTCATCCCGCCCAACTTAGTACAAGCAAGCATGACCTGTTCCTGATAGAGAATGCACCCGTAAGTATCTTCTGTAAATTCTTTCAGTATTGTATTAGAGTATACAGTACCACTTCGACCTTGCTTACGAGCAATATATTCCTTACCAATAGTATTCATAGCACCAGGACGTACAAGGGCATTAGAGGCTACGAGTTCATCAAACTTATGGACCCCCATCTTGATGAGAAGGCTAGTGTAAGGGGTTGCCTCACATTGGAACACACCCTTTGTATATCCATCAGACAACATGTTGTAAACATCCTTGTCTTCTAGATCAATCTTATTCAGATCAATACGATTTCCAGTACGGTCATGAATGATATCCAATGTGTCGTGGATGACTGTGAGGGTCTTTAGGCCAAGAGCATCAATCTTAATTAGACCAATGTCTGCTGCCTCCTCCATGTCAACTGAAACTACAGGGATTCTTGTATCACTTCCCGTAATGCTACGAGTCTCCATTGGAGCAACCTTTGAGATAGGAATCTTTGAGGTTACAACGCCTGCTGCATGGACTCCTGTACCACGGACACGGCCACGGAGTTGACCAGCATAGATCTCTACCTCTGGATACTTCTCCCGAAACCACTCAGAATTCTTAGAGAATACATAATCTTCCCAAGAGTCTACAGTCTTAAGTACACGATTAACATCAGCCAATGGAATGTTGAAGCATCGTGCAACGTCACGCACAACTCCCTTATCCTTGAACTGAAGGAACGTGGCAATTGATGCAACGTGCTTATACTGATCCTCTAGATACTGCTTAACTTCCTCGCGTCGGTTATCCTGAATATCAGAGTCAATATCTGGAAAGTCATCACGATCAATGTCGATGAATCGGAAGAAGAGTAGTCCATACTTGATGGGATCAATCTCTGTGATACCAAGCGCATAGCAGACGAGTGATCCAGCAGAAGATCCACGACCAGGACCAACCATAATGTCCTGCTTCTTTGCCCAGTTAATCATATTCTGAACTACGATGAAGTATGAAGCAAACTTCTTATCCTTAATGAGTTCAAGTTCTACGTTCATCCGATCTACATACTCTTCATTAGTATCTAGGTTGTTGGCTTTAAGCCAAGATTCTGCATACTTTCGGATCTGCTTGTCAGGATCTTTATGCTCAACAGGAAGAAGATTAAGGTTCCTCTGAATCGTATACTCCTCAACCTTGTCTGCAAGAGATAGAGTATTAGAGAACATGTCTGGCCTTGAGTTCTCCCCCATGGCGATACTCATCTCATCACCACTAAGAAGATGAATATCAAACTTGTTGAAACTCATCATACGGCCCTCACCGTATAGGTAGTCTAGTCTTGCCAAAGGATCTTCAATCTTACGAGATTCCCCATAAGAGATATCCTTCTCAAACTTAGCGTGAGTATTAGTAATAAGCATGATCTCTTGGATAACCTTCTGATCTACCGTCGCATGGTGGCAGTCAGGTGTGACAATAATCTTAAGTCCACTTGTATCTGCAAGTTCGATAAGGATGCGATTCATCTCTGGTGGATTATGTGGCATAACCTCAACATAGAAGTCCTCACCAAAACGATCACTAAACTTCTTAAGATGATCCTTAGCAACAGCAAACTCATTATTCTCAATAGCCTGATTAAGAAGCCCACCCATGCAGGCAGAGGAGATGATTAGTCCCTCACCAAACTTATCAAGAAGATCAAAGTCCATGCGAGGCTTACTGTAGAACCCCTCGTTCCAAGCAATCTCATTGAGGCGATTAAGATTCTCTAAGCCCTGATCGTTCTTAGCAAGGATAATGAGGTGGTGGTAATTCTTGTCTAGTGGTCCCACTCGCTCCTTCTTGTCACGCTTATCAAAGCGGTCAGGAGAGAAATATGCCTCAATGCCAAGGATAGGCTTAATCCCTCGTGAAGTGGTTGCACGCACGAACCTACGATGAGCAGCAAGCGATCCATGATCTGTAATTCCTAGGGAAGTCATACCGATGTCTTTGGCACGTTCTGCATACTCTTCTGGAGTTGCTACCCCATCCATGAGCGAGCCCATATCTGTGTGTAGGTGGAGGGCTGCGTAGTCGTTAGGGTTTGTGCTAGACATGAATTGGGATTCCGTTTCTACTTGTGATATGTGGTTGCTATTTGATAAGTATCTCATGAGAGATGGTTGATTGTCAATAGTACAAATGAGAATAAGGGGGAGGCTTTATGGGCCTCCCCCCTCTCTAGTAATAAATTACCACTCAGCGTTTGTAGTGTTGCTATTTGGTGCAGGACCATCAAATCCCAAGTAATAGGATTCCTGTTCTGCATAAGTAACCTCACGAACAACCTTCTCTAGATTGAATGGCTCTACGTCCTTCCAATCAAACTTCTCTGTATCAGGATCGCCAGGAAGAAGAATGTACGTTGTATCTGTACCGCTTCCCTGACGCTTCATGCGCCACTGACGATTGCTGATACTGCCCGTATCAATTGCATACTCCTTGAGAGTATTAAACGCAGACTGCTTTCCTACACCCTGTGACCAAACTGCGACATAGGGAGTGTCGATACCATCATCAACGAGGAGGTTAGTGTAGAAACGGAAACGGGCACGCCACGAGCCACCACGCTTACGATCCTCCATAGTCTCCTTACGAGCCATTTCACAACCGAAACAACGGCCTTCTGACTCTACGGTACAAACAGCCTTACGCTTATAATCCTTTGGATTAGTATGCTCTGAAATAACAATTGCAAGATCTCGTACCGCATCAAAATGTGGTGAGTCTTCATCCATCTCGTTTACAAAGCGAACCTTTGCGCTCTGTGAATCTTCCAACTTAAGCCAGCGAACCTTTGTACCATCTCCTGCTGCTGCTGATGGGCGCTCAAGTTGTTCCATTGCCTTCAATCCTCTAATAATACTCATCTTATATTCTCCTTATTTTTTAGTTTAATTCATTGCTAATAGTGGGTCTTTCATTCTTTTTGTGAGTTCTCCAATGTCGGAATCTGTTAGATCACCGATATCCTTGAATCTACTTGGGAGTCCAATTGATATAGCCCTTGGACCCATTTTATCGATAATCCTCTGAGACATAGACCTTCCTGCCTCATCGTTATCTGGAATAATTATAACATCGTTGAAGTACTTTGTCAATAATTCTACCTGCTTTTTTGAAACATTTGCCCCCAAGGTTGCAACTGCTGCTACACCACATTGATGAAGTCTAATTGCATCAAATGCTGACTCAACAACGTGGACAGTACTATACATTTTTGCACGATGAAGATTAAATAGAATCTTTGATTTAGGAAGTCCAGGAGTATTCTTAAACTCTTTACCTTCAATAGAACGTCCTACAAATCCAACAAATGTCTGGCCATCAGGAGTCGTCATGGGGATTGTTACCATGTCTTGCTTCTCTGAATATCCAAGGGAGAACTTCTTGATTGAGTCTTTGGTTATCAAACGTCCTTCAAAACATCTCGTTGCCCTAGGAGACTCTAAAGCCTGATTATTTAGTCTCTTGATGACGATCTCATCAAAAGGAATATACTCTGGCTCTACTTCAAGGAGTTTATCAATATTTCCAATGATATCAACATCTGTCTTTGCAGAATCGATAACCCTACATACCTCAAAATAAGTCTTGCTTGTTGTATGCATGACTAACTCAGTCATTGATCTTGACTCGTGGCAGGAGAAACAAAAGAATATACCCGTATCCTTACTAACCTCTCCTGCTGGAGTGCGATAGTTATTGTGATAAGGACAAAAGATAAGGAAGTCAGAATCTACTTCTGATTCAATGTCGATTCCCGACCAATTGAGGACTCGCCTAACTTGCTCTGGTGAATATAAATTGGCCTGTTTTTGTCTAAACCCTCTATACATGCAGCATTCTTCTTTCCTATAAAAGACCCATATACGCTTAAATTAAATTCATAATAGTTACCTGTATATGATAGCGACCAATCTGGCTCTATGTCAAGACGTATGACGTATCCATCCTCTTTCATAGAATCAGCAAGCAGTCTAATATACTCTTGTCTCATACGGGGGATGAAGATATCATCTGATATTTGACCATCAAGATGGAATCTCCTTATCCTTTTATGTAGAAATGACTGCATATGAGAAATTATACAGTACTATTGCTTTCAGTCTTAGCCTTGAGCAAAATCCTTATACCTAAAGATTCCCCGATCAAAATCTACCTGAACCATAAACTCACCCAAGAATCCATTTCGGTTCTTCCTAAACACACATTCCAGAACATCAGAGTTAGCAGCACGCCCTAGTGCTAGAAGGAAATCGGCATCATAAGCAATCTGTCGTGACCATGATGTCTGACCAAGTGTTGGAACAGTATTCATATTGCTAACGTCATCTGGAGTTGCTGATGAAATAGCGATTACTGGAATCTGCTCAGACATGGCAAGCAACTTTAGTTCACGAGATAGATTCTTCATCTTGACTACCTCGTTATCTGTGCGCTGATTACTTGTCATAAGGTTAAGATAGTCTACGAAAACAATATCAGGCTTATACTGATCGATCTTTCCTCTAAGAACTGATGGAGAAACTTCTCCCATTCCATCACTAGATACGATATGGAACGGTGGCTTTCCTGTGAAAGTTTTTTCTGACCACTTACGGAACATATCTAGTTCTACTTCTCCACTAGATAGTTTTCTATGACTCCACAGTCCCTCGCCAATAATGGCAAAGATACGGTTACGAACTTCTGCCTCAGCCATCTCAAGACTGACTACGAGAGGTGACTTACCCCTCTTCCAAGCCTGTACAGCCATGTACAGAGCCATCCATGACTTTCCGATGGCAGGGTAAGCAAGAAGGATGCCGAACTGTCCTGGAGTGATGCCTGTTGGCATATAATCATCAAATCCTGCTAGACCTGTGTAGATTCCATAGGCTCCCGCATCCTGCATACGCTTGACGTTCTCATAATATGCGACAGCATCTTCAACATTAGATACATCAAGATCGCGTGCAGTAGATGTGATGTGCTTGAGTCGTGCTGTCTCTGACATAAGCGTGTCAATAGCCAGACCTGAGTCTCCGTCTTGCACCTGACTTGCAGCAGAGCGCAGCATGAGTTTTACGTTATCGTTAAGGAATTCTCCACGCAACTCATCAAGATGATGCTTTGTCGCACCAGTCTCAGAAGTATAATCAAAGTCTGAGAACTTCTGCTTGACAATGCTAACGGGAGGCACTGTCTGATTTGACTCATAGTACTCACGAACAAAGTTCCAAATATCGGTGTGTGTTCGTAACATCTGTCCAACATTTGCCTGTAGCAATACATGCATCTGCTTATCATTCAGTACTGCCGATATTGTCTTAGCCTCTAGATTCATTTAGCCACTCCTTTGCTTTCTGGCGCATATCTGCGCGAAACTCTTCATCCTCTTGCTTTGCTTTCATGGATTCTAGCAGACGACCCGCATTGTTAGCAAATCCCTTCCAAGAAGGATGGGAGTTGATACTAAAGTAATACTCTATTGCTGCATACAAGTCATCGATTGTAAATGATTCAATCAGTGCATCTGCCGCCCATTGCTCACCATATTTATTGATGATGGGGGATGACACATTATTTATCTTGCAATGCTTTTCAAAGCGAGTAATAAGTGCGAATCGTTCCTTGCGATCTGCCATTGTAACCCCTAGACGTAGATATTCATATAAAAGATATTTTCAGACTCATCATAGTAAACTGCTGATGCTGACCACCAAACAATATTGTTCTTCCTTAGGAGCCTTGCCATATTCTTGAGTACCTTTACTGGTGACTCCCCATATGCAACAAACACACGAGAGTTTTCATTCACTGCCTCATACGCTAAACTCATCCTAGATCCTTCTTTGCCTCATTCAACTTTGCCATAAGTTGATTCTCTACGAAAGCATACACCCGATTGGATGCCTGAGTCATTGTCTCATCCTCATGCTTGTAATCTGTTACTGAACAATCAAGCCGTAGATTCTGGAAGTTTCCAGTATTGTAGGTATATCCCACGGACCATGAAATTTTTGTAGGCTCCATTGGAGTCCTTTCTGTTGTTGTGGTAAAAGCATAACACTACTGTTATGGTTCTGTCAATACCCTAAACGGTTTCAGAGAATGTGGGGATAAACTTACCCTCTTCATTCTTGACATAAAAGATCATACCATCACCCATTGCAAAGCGCAATTCTTGCTCTGTAGGTGTTTTATTATTGGTTATTAATCCATCTTTTCTTTGCCTACCCATGTGAGTTTGAGCCATAAGATTTCTTGCATCCCGTATATGATCTTCAGAATAATAAGATAAGTAATGAAATGCTCGTTCTCCATTTGGAAGTTCCCCCATTGGAACTGGCAACATCCCTATCCTAATTAGTCTTGGAATTGTTTTCTTGTGATAGTTTAGAAGTTTGGCAGTTTCAGATACAGTATATGCACGCCTTCTCTTGCGTTTAAATTCTAACATATCAATCATCATAGAATTCATCTTTGTGCAATTCCATAAGGTTACTAACCCTTGGGCACGACTAACGTGAGTAATTCTAACTATATCCCCATTAAGGAAGAAGGTTTTCCTTCTTGGCCTTTGTATTACTGGGATATTGAGGCTGCCTTCCTCTTCTTCTCCATTAGCCAAAGCCATGCTGTCTCTCCACTTGTCTTATTAAAATTATGATAAAAGTTTCTTGCTCCACAACGAATGCAAAAGGATTCCATGTGATTTACTTCAGAAAACGCTCTATCTAAAAACATTCTTCCTGTGCATTTTACACATGTCAACATAATGTAAAAATTATATCATGTAGGAATACCGATTGCGGTAATGTTTACTGTAGTTGTTACTTGTCCAGAAGAGTTAAACTTAACTACTCCTTCGATACGAGATGTCGTAATTGATCTAATGACAACTGTAACATCATCTCCAATATCACTTGTGCCTCTGTTAACGACTGTTGCAGTAGCAACTGGGGGATACTTGAAGTCTGATGGATAAGGAAATGAGAATGATCTAGTTGTTCCAGCAGTAATAGATTCATTAGTTACAATGTCTACGAATCCTGCAATTATTCTTGCAGCCCTAGTTTGAATGACCTGATTACCAGCATCTCTTGTTGAGATAGTTGTGTAATTATAGGTTGCTGAGGATATTTCATTTGAAACCTCATTAATAGCGTTAGCAATCTGATAGATATATGTAACGTCTAGGGGTTGCCCACGGTCTGGAAGAGGAATTTTAGCCATGTGAAAATTATACCATCATAGGGTGGTAATTAGGTCATTGTACATTCTTAATGGGTATCCTGTAAATGACCCATACCCCGCAGGAGTTCCTGTTAGGTTTATCTTATTTGTTTCTGTATACGCCATGGCATCTGCTAAGGTTGGATACAAGGAGATTTTATAGTAATCTATAGTTCTTGTATAATAAGTGACACCGCTTGTTAGTCCACCTACAGGCGTTGTCGATGTATAAAGACCTGGAGTTCCAGTACTTGATCCATGACCTTGAGGAAATATAAAAGTGTCACTACTAATATCTACTGTTGAAGCATTTTGAGGAAATGTTGCAGTTTGCTCATATCTTGTAATTTCTCTTGATGGGCGATACACTTCTGCATAAAGGTATTTTGGATTATCTATTAGTGTTATTATTCCAGTTATAGGATCTTTGTATGGGTATTCTGATGGTATTGTGATGTTTAAGGAAGTTGATGAAATTCTTCCCCTATATATCCATTCACTTGGCGTAGCCCCACCTGCGACGGCCCACCTAATCCAAAGGTCATATTCTTGGACCTTTCCTACGTCTAAAATCTCAGTCCCACTATCTCTGTATCCTGTTACAAAGTCCCATACAATGTTTACTTGTTTTGATCCTACCTTTTCTATCTCTATATACCCCCGTAATTCTCTTGTACCTCTTTCAAAAAATACTTCTGGATTTACAGGAAATATTGGACTCCAAGCAGACGTTCTATTCTTATTCTCTGCTAGTAACCTAAATCTAATTTGATATGAAGGGTTGTATATACTTGGATCTGGAAAGTTCTCTTTAGGAATTATGATCCTTGCCATTATGATACTCCAAGAGAGAATCTAAAGTCAACATAATTATTTGTATTTGCAGATTTAATAATGGGATATCCATCATACTTAATTACAGAGTATCCAGACATCTTATATACTGGATTTTCTGTTGTATTTTCAATTCTAAAACCATCAAAAGCAATATAATGACTTCCATCTTCCTCTGAAGTTTCTGTTACATCAACAAAGATTCTACATAGTCTTACTTCTGATGAACTAAAATCTGCTGAAGTAAAGAAACGAGTATAAGGAAGACTCAAACTTGCCGCCTCATTGCTATAATCAATGCTCTGAGATATTTCCCAAGAAGAAACATTATATCTATCTGTAGCAAAATACGATCCAGGAATATAAATCTGTGCTTTAGCGTAGCCACTTGTAGTATTTACCCTAGTTTTATAAAATTCTATTAGTATCTTTATATCTGAAACGGGAGCCATATCTATTGATGTTTTATCAACTAGAGAGAATGCTAACTTTAGGATGTCCGCAGTATTGTTTCCAGATATATCAAAGTTAATATTGTCTAATTGTGCGTGTGTAGCATTCTCAGGATCTACTACCCAATTACCATCTAATCCATCTGGCATATTTATTACTGAAAGGTTCCCCTTGGCCATTAGCGTTCTATTTAGATGCCTTGGGCCTTCCTTCCTATCCTTACGATCAGTTGTTTGAAATATTGGGTCGTTAGTTTCTGCAAAAAATAGATTCGAGGGCTCCTTAATATCTACACCTGTTAATTTAGTTTCAGAATCATAGCCCAAGTTAGTATTCAATGGGATAGATTCGATAGTTGAACCTGCACCAGCGACACCAAAATGCTTCTGCCAAGATTGAGTAAAATTAAACATAACTCTACTTTCATATTGAGATGCCAAACTATTACTTCCCGCAGACCATATGGCAACCTCGGTTATTTCGTATCTATTATCACTTGGTATTTCTGCGGTAAGAGATATCTTTGTTCTTGAAACTATTACTGAGCCTACTGGAGATACTGGCAAAGGAGAAAGAATATCTACTGTAACTAAAGAATAACTAAATGTAGTATTAGTTGGATAATTTGTTCCAGTTACTCTATACTGTCCATCAAGTATAGAATCTACCCCAGATATAATAACTGTTTCCCCAGCAACAATGTCATGGGCTGTAGATGTCGTCAAGGTTACAACATTTGAATCCACTGCTTTAAAACTGATGGAATAAGTTTTAGAATCATCGGTAAATCCTTTTGATGAGATAGGAACACGAGTCATTTCAAAATCCATCATCTGCTTTGCATGAAGGTTTACTGGAAGATTTTCATCTAATGCTAAAGGCACTGCACCACATCCGATTGATAGATGCGTTGCATAAGAAGGAACTTGTCCTAATAAGAATTTCGAGATAATTTCTTTACCATCGTTTGTAATCATATGTCATTCACCTCGCTAATTGTACCATTCGTCAATATTTGAACTTGAATTTCCTCTTCACTTGATACAATATCAATCTCTACAACAAGGTTTCCATTATCATCAAAGTAGGGTTCATGGATACCCTTAGTCGATAGATCTATTCCGAACCTTGAGAAATAGTCAGTAGAGTAGGACGTAGCAACAATGTTGTTTGGATTATAGTCTCTTCTCATTATTGAAAGATTTTTAATTGGTGCATAGAGGACTTCTATTCCGTCAATAAGATCTGTACGAGAAATATTGGCTAATTCGACTGCCCCAATATCTTCAAACAATAGATCAGTTATCATTGCTATTTCTACGGCATTATCATCAAACTGAATAGTGTCTATGGGAGCAACTTTAAAAGTCTTGTAGTTTGGCTGCATCTGTCTGAATTGGGGAAGTACTGGTGCTGGAGGAGGGGCAGGGATAGGTGCTGATGCAGCAGGGGGTGGCGCAGGAGATGCTTGATTAACTGACACAGATGCCTGACTAGCATCATATGCTCTCTGAGCAGCATCTCTGGCTTCAACTGCCGCTCTCATGCCAGCAGTATCTGGTCCATAGGTAGCAAGCATACCTTGCTGGCCATTGATAACTCTAGCGTTTTGAGCATTTTCATATGCAGTGTTTGCTGCGGCTACCGCATTGACCATATCTTGCCAAGCGCCCATATTAAACCTCCGCTAAATGAATTGTAGTTGAAACTGAACCACTACTCTTCTGATATTCTATATTGTACACAACGAACCTAGTTGTGGGAGGTGTAACAATATCTATTCCACTACTCTTGTAATTAAGGTTTACAATATCTCCTAGTTGTAAGTGTGGAGTTCCAAAGACTGTAACTCCTACCGTCTTTCTTGGACTAATGACTTTCTTGATGATCCAGTCCATCATTGATTCTGCCGCCGCATCTGTCTGAACATATTGAGTGTCAATTGTAAAGTCATTTCTACCATACTTATTTCTACTATTTTGTATGTCAGTATACATCTGTTGGTATTGTCCAGCATTAGATGTCCCATTATACATACCTTCTGCAAAATTGCTATTCTTTTTAAAGAAGTCATCCACCTTTAAACTGTGTGTTGTGTTTTGGGTAAAGGCAATTCCTAGGATTCTTAAATAGTTTCCAGAAGTATCATCTAAAAGTAGATTCTTGTCTATAGCGTTGAAGATTAAAAACTCTGCTCCATAAGATCCAGCAATGAATCCTGATAATGTATATCCACGAACCCTGTTCATGGTTTCTGCTAATTTGGCATAAAGTGCAGGGTATGCACGATCATATCTAATATTAAAGTATGCTGCTTCACGCATGATTGTTCCAAATTCTTCATAATACAAACTATATGCTGGAGGACTCTCTGAACTGATTCCAGATAGGTATGTATTCTGAACTATTCCACTAATGGCAAACTTTTTAATTGCCTCTGATTCAGTAATAAGGCTATCTCCAAAGATCTTAGATATTGGTAGTTGTAATGCTCTCGCCGTATTAGTTGCAAGGTCATCTGAAAGAGCAAAGACATTCTCAAACATTGCACGGGAAGATCCGCGAACAAACAATGCTAGGTTATTGTATTGTGGTAATGGACTTTCATCTGTAACTACGGCTACCTGCTTATTATTTAAGTATAAGTAGAACTGACGACTAGTTCCAATATCTATATATTCTGCGGAAAGGTCATATACGGTTGTTCCTCCAGCAGTAGTAAGTCTTGACTGGGTTGTAAACTTTCCATCGTCTGCAATGATTTCTGCAAACCCTCTCCACAGTATCTTTGGAATTGCAACCTTATTTACACTTGTTGCTAGTCCTAATGGATCTAAATCTGTGACAGCAATAGTTCCTGATGAAGTACTAGTATATTGAATAGACTTTGATCCAATTGCTGTGATCTGATGACTACCGTCAAATTCTCCGCCCACACCAGATACCACAATAACTTCACCAACCACTAGTTTATGATCTCTGAGAGTATTTAATATTAGAGTTGATCCAGTTTTTTGCTTACTAATAATATCAGCAGTATTTGATCCAGATTGAACCTTATAGAAAAATACATTAGAAATAATCGTATCACTGGAAAGACTTTTTGTTGTTGTTCCTCCATTTGATGATAGCGTAGTTAATGGAACATAGGTTGCAGTTCCTGATTGATCAGATAATGCACCAAAGTCTGATGATACGGCTACGTTAAAGGATGTCTCTGTTGAAGAACTTATTACCGCACCAGTCATGTTGTAGGCTACTGGCAATAGTCCTGATATATTCACAATCTGCCCAGCAACAAATGAATTATTTGCAGTATAGGTTACTACCCAATTAGATCCAGATCCTATTCTAGATACTGCGGTAATTGTAGCATTGGGAGCAGAAGTAATTTTATACTTGAACTGCTTTCTATTTGTAGATATTTCTGTTACGACAAACTCTCCGTTTAGTCTTGTATTATCATTTGATTTTTTATCGTCATCAACTAATCCAGAAACTACAACGATTGTTCCTATTTCAAAGTCATGTTGTCTGTTTAATGTTACTGTAACAGTATCACTAGTTGAACTTACAACTGGGCTTTTTAGAATAGTGTAGGAGTCAACATTTGAATTGTTTACATATGATGAGAAATTGTTTTGTGATAAGGCTGCAATCTCAAAGTAATAACCCACGTTGGTGTCTTTATTCAATCCAAAGGCAAGACCGCCACTGCCTCCAGTAATAGATACTTGCTGAGTTGGATCTCCCGATACTGTACCGCTTGATGAGAATAAATCAAACGATCCAATAGGACTTTGAACCTTGTTAGTGCCCGATTCAATCTTTCCAACAATTCTCATTCTTGTCCCAAAATGCTTATACGGCTTGTCACATTCCTTGTATGCGTATGTTATAAAATCTACTGGATCAATCTCTATAGGAAGAGTTGGTCCATTAAATATTAATGCAGAAGTTTGAACAGATCCTGAAAAAGCAGTCTTGTAATAATTTACAGCATTTTCTGTAATATTTGTATTGGCCATAAAGTTTTTAATGATGCCATTCCTTGTTGATTTTATGGCATAAGACTCTGAGGTATAGGGGACGCCATTAATAATCTTAGTGTCTCCAGCCTTTTCTATACCCAAGTTATTTGGATAGGAGATAATTGTATTTGTATTAAATAAATATTCTTTTGCATTTTGAATAGATCCTCTAACTTGTATATCATCAGTCCAAGGGGAATCTGATAGTCCAGCCTTATGCTCTACAATCGTTGTTCCAAATTGCCCTCGTCCATGCTCGTTAATAATATTGTTTTGAGCGTTAACGTAGATTCTAACTCTACCAGTAGGATACATTTTTCCATTGAACTTTAATTTGCTAAAGTAGTTTTGATATTCTTGATTGTTTGATATCCAAACATTACCCACTCCTGCTACAGAATACTCAACTGAATCATATTTAATAACTTCCCCACCAGAATAAAAGTATCCATTGTAGTTTACCATCCAGAAAATACTTTCTCCAAAGTCCATATAGTTGTTAACTATCTGCCCATTAACAATTGCTGGAATATCTCCAGATAGATCTGTTCTTAGTGGCATGGCTGATAGGGAGTATCCTGACTGCTGACCAGCAGACTCGTTGACAGTTGTTGTATTTTCTTGTCCTGCTACCTCCCAAAGAAGTACTGGCTTATATATAAATGTTTTATAGTCTTGTATGTATGGTGCTTGAGAGATTGACCCAATAGACTTCTGGATATATCTTGTAGTGTAATTGATTTCTCCACCGTTGTATACCTTTTTTTCTTGAGAAGATATATTCATAATGTTTGGTAAAAGTACTTCTCCTTCTATCAATTCCTCTTGACCATAAAGAGTTAGGTCTGTTGGCCTAGCCTCTGCTGATGGAAGGAGATAGTTTTTTGACATAATTACAAGATCATTAAATTCATCAAAGAACATTGCAGTTTGTGATGATACCGCTAGTTGCTGAAGTGTTTCTGCAATATTCTGATCTGGACCAACAAAGAAATAAGGAATGATTAATTCTTCATCTTCCTCTGTTCTTTTAAATACATAGTTACTAAATCCAATATTATCCAGCAATACTGTAATGGCATAACTAAGTGATACGTTCGTTAATAATAGTTCTGGAGATTTCTTTGATTCAAGCAAGTAGAATAAGTCTCTTAGGTCCATTGAAATAACCGCTGCTGAATCACTAACTTGTGGAATTCTCTCAGAGAATAATGTTTTTACTGGAATATAGTAATCGTATCCATTAATATTCTTTATAATGTCATAGAATAAAAACTTAATCTTTGTATTAGAATACTGACTGATAATGCTTCCTTGGTTTGTTTCAAGGTCAAACAGGTTATTCTCATTGAAGGATAGATCCTCATCAAAGATACTAATATTTCCAGTAGATGCCAATAGGTTTCCTGTCGGCATTGAATAAGTGCCTAAGTCTGATAAAGTCTTTGTTACTGAAAAAGAAATTACCTTTTTTGTTATATCTGAAACTAATCTAGGAGACATTTCTATAAGATCAAATGTTGAGTTAATCCTATTCATCGTATCAACAACAATTCTTATTCCAGATATAAATTGAAATTCTCTAAAGATAGTTACTTCATCTTGTATATAATAATCTGGGTTTGAAAGTTTTTTGATTACCTTGGTATTTTTGGTAATGTCTAATTCTGCTATTGACCAAGCGTATTGTGCAGGATCGTGAATCCAAGATCCACCGTCACTAACATATAACTCACCTTTATCTGTGGATGATTCTTTGTATAGGTAAGCATATCCATATGGTGCTAAATCTGGAAGCAATGATAATGAATAAAGTTCTTCAACAAAGGTAAAATTATTTTTATACAGTTCTGGAATTATTAACCCATAGTCAAGTTCTACTTGTCCATCTGTACCAACAATGGGGCTACCGTCATTTCTCAAAGAATCCTCTGAAAATGAGATAACCTCTGTCCAATTATTATCTATATCTAATGTCTGTATGGCCCATCTCTTTGGAACAGTTTTATTCTGTTCCCCATAAAATGGATCTGACAGTAGAGTACTCGCTCCCATTCGATAAGGACCATTGTTTATTTCCCCTACGTTTGTTTGCATCTTTATTGTAATTCTATTTGCTGGAACTTGTTCATTATAAACTACAAAGGGTGCCGTATCATAAATATAATAAGAGGGGGATGATGTGCCAGTGCTGTTATTTAAAGCAATACCAAACTCTTCTGTTACATTTTTTATCAAAAGGGTAGTTTCATCTACTTGCTCTTTGGCTTGAGTTCTGTAGGAAGTCCAATATTTAAAGTCATCATACCGTGAAGCCATGTAATATCTTGGTCTACGAGCAATATTACTTGTTGAAAGATACCCCATTTGTGCTAATCCACCACTTATATATTCTGATGCATTTGTTCCAGATATACTAAAACCATTTTCATCTGCACCAGTAATCGCTTGAGGAGTTAGGTAATCGTATGAGGATGGGCTAGTTCCAGTAATCTTTACTAAATCTCCTATAATAAAGTTATTTGTTGCTGTGTAAAGTATTGATCCATCAATAGACTGAGCATCAGTTATTAATGCTGATTTAATTTCTCTGAAGGTGTTGATGCTATCTACATATTGCCCCCCAGAATCCTTACCAACAATACCTAAGTATAGTAATTTATTGATACCAGATCTTGGTCTGTTTTGCTTAAAGCAATCATCCAAGGAATATAAAAGGTTCATCTTCTTCTTTGGAGCAATAAAATATGCTGGATTGTCTGAGTCATCAAAGCCAGCATTAATTACAATGTCTGAATCCGTTGCTCCTGTGTAATAGCCAAACCCTGTTTCAGAAATTATTGGATCTACGTCTTGATAGATAGATTTAATAGTTCCATAGTATGCGTCACTTGTTCCAGGACGGTATCGATAGTTCCCTACCCTCTTAATATTCTCTGATTGATTAAGGTTCCATTCCACCCAGACTGCCTGTTCATTATCAATTGTATGAGATGTCTTTAGGAATGTTTCTAGAGTTGGATCGTTAAACATCAGACCTCTTCCAAAGATACGCTGACTGACCAGAAATCAAAATTTGTCCCGCCTCTTTTTTCTACTGAATATTCAAAACTAGCAAAGTACATTAATCGAACATCGTTATAGACTGATAAGAAGTCAAAGGATGTGTCCTCTACTTTACCACCTACCTGAAATGATGCATTATTGTACTTGTCATAGGCAAGGTAGACATAGAATGGTCCTGAATGATTCTCGTACCAGTCTAGCAGTTCTACTCCTCCAGCGCCACCGTCAACGGTGTATTCAGAGTACTCTGCATATACCCCCTCTGATACGAGAGTTGTTGGATTACCAAGATCGTCAAAAAGAACATTTCTTGAATAAGATCTAGAAGGAATTCTATTCCAAGAGCAAGATATTGAAACCTTGTCTGCAATATGGTATGAACGCATTGTTCCATTAACCATTCTTTGTCTATTTTCAATACGCTGTTGAGATAAACTCATAGGTGCTCTATTGTGATCAGATAAAACTATAAACTCTGATTTCTCAGTTCCTTCGGGAAATCTTACTCCATCAATGATTGTTCCAGCATTATCAGACCAAAGCATTCCTTGTGGTCTGGCATAACGCTTTCTACCAGACATATAGGCACTAGTACTTGTGGGATTACTGGGATTAATATCCATTGATTCTCCTAATTGAACTATTGTCAACGTTTTTGATTCTTGTCATAACCTGATTGGCAATGTCATTAGCAGATGCACCAGGATATGTTACAGGAACTGTAACGCTATATGTATTATACACTGGGGCAGAGATGTTTGTAGAAGGTGGAGCAGCCTGCATGGTTCCTGTATTCCTTCCAGAATTCATGTTGTATTTTGGCATAGAGAATGAGCCTTGGTTAATCTGATCAAACATTGCAGGACCATACTTGTTTACCATTGACTTTCTAATCACATATTCTCCAGGGGTTAGCCTAGTTGATACTGAATCCATACCGCCTGAACCCTTGACAAAGTTGCCTGATGCATATTTACGAATAGATCCACCAGCATATCTATTTTGTGTTGCAGATCCAGCAGTCATTTCTGCTATTAGTGATGGATCAACTCCAAGCGCCTCTAATACTGGGACATTCTTTATTAATTCAGCCCAATCAACAGCCTTTGTTTGCTTATCTGAAGGCTTTACAACTGTGAGTTCTGGCGCAACAAATTTTCCACTCTTTGTAGCATCTAGTGCAGCAGCAGCACTAACGCCTACATTTTTCCAAGCATTTGCTAGATTTGTAACTGATGTCAATGTTTCATCACTTGCATCTCTTTGAGCGATGATTGCTAATCCAACGGCAGAAGTTATCTTTCCAATGCTATCCCATTGCTCTTGATTTCTTCCATTCCAATTACTTTCTGCTTCTTGAGCCCGTAATGATAATGCGCTCTTATCTAATTTTTCTTGTATTAAAGCGTTTGCTTGAGTTAGAGGAGCAATGCTATTTGTTTGAAGTAGATAGATATTGTCATTTCTATCTGAAATAGTTTGGGTATATCCTGCAATACTCTTATCAATCTTAGCAATTTCTTCTTTATTTGGAATCATTAATTGAGTCGTTGCATAAATCTCATTCTGTAATTTAGTGACAAGAAGATCATTTTGGTAACTTTGTTCTTTAAAATCTGCAATTTGCTTTTCTGCTTGGACTCTTGTTAATCCACCTTCAGTTGTAAGCCCAGCAATAGCATTATTCTTTCCTACTTCCATGCTTGATCGTAATTGTTCCTGAGCATATTGATAACTCTGATTCTGCATTTCTTGTTGTGCTTGAGCAGCAGCATAAATATCTCCAGAACTTAATGCTTGAGCCATATTCAATTGACCTGATTGCTGATCCAAGATGTGTTGGTTAATTGAAGAAACCTGATCTAAAGCCTTAATTCTGTCATCATAGGCTTTGTTGATTGCTGTTTCTTTAATTGACATTTGATCAAGACTATGATTGATAACGTTAGACTGCTGATCTCTTAAATCGTTTTCTCTTTGATAAACATCAACTGACTTTTGTGATAAATCAATTTTATCTTGAAGGAATTGAATATTATCATTCCACTGCTTCTTGCTACGCTCTAGCATATCAATACTATGTTGATCTAAATCATTAGATCTTTGCTTTTCGTCAATAACCTTTTGAATATCCTTAATCTGTTGATCAGTTTGAGCCATCTGTAATTCTGCTGTTGCTTTTGATATTCCAGTATCAAGAAGGAATGCTTGATTGCTAGCCTCTTCCTTTAGGGCATTCTGTGCAGCAATTTGAGTATTTGCTAATTCAACTGCACTGGACATATCATCGAATGCTGCTGTAAGAGGATCTGTTGCTCGTGCTACTTGATCAGAAACCTTTCCTGTAATCTTCATAGAGTTTACTAATTTATCTAATTGACTTTGAGTATATCCACTCTTTTTACCAACATTTTCTATTCCATATGCTATTTTTGGATCTTCTAGCATAGTTGAAATCTGGTCAGCAGTAAGACCTGTACCCTGAAGTTTTCCTGCTGCTGCTGTTCTAGTTCTTCCCACTATGTTTGCAGATCTATTATCTGCAATAGTTTTTGCGAATGATGTCTGTATGCCAAGTTGGTTCTGGTTCACAATAGCATTTGCCTTACCTTTGCCTTGATATTTAGTATAGGCATTTTTCAATGCACCAAATCCTTGTGCTGCAAGATCTGTTATGATACCTTCTGATAATCCTAAGGCTCTTAACTTAGTAATAATTCCTTGGCCTTTAGTTAGATTTTTAACAAAATCTTGACGCTTTCCATTAAGAAGTTTAAGGTTTGCGTCCATGTTTGTATACATCTTAATTTGTTCTATGAAACCCTTATTCATCTCTGTTAATGCGTTTGTTGTTGCAGATCCACCACCGCCGCCGCCGCCTCCTCCGCCGCCACCGCCGCCTCCACCTAATGCATCTAATGCTGCCTTTGCTTGAGCATCTAGTTTTGCCTTAGCAGCGGCAACTTCTTTTTCAGCGGCTGCTGAGTCTGCTGCCATACCTGCGGCTCTTTTCTCAGGAGTTCCAAGAAGGAGCGATCCTGTACCATAAGAAGCCTGATTCTCTGTAGTTATTATTTTTTTAACTTCTAGAATAAACTCTTTTCTTTGGCTTTTTGGAATGGCAGAAAGATATGCAAAATACTTTGCAGCAGTTTCAAGTCCCGCTTGTCCTGATCCCCCAATTAGTGCCTCAAGTACTACTATCTTTTTTGGACTTAATATTTGAATTGCACTCATGGCTGTCATCCAGTCATTAGCGGCTTGGATTCCAAGTGTTTCAGCAACAAGTGTACCCTTCTTTTCGAATTCATCAGGAAGGCTAACTAGGTAATTAATTAACTTAACTGCTTCTGGAGTCCACTGCTCTTTATTTAAGAGCATTTCATATCTTGTTGATTGTTCTTCTGGAAGGGAATTTAGGTTTGTCCTAAGGTTACTAATATCTTCTTCGGTAAGGCTTCCACTAGTATAGGATATTTTAAGTAATGTTTCAACTTTCACTTGGTCTTCTCTGTCAAAAACTTCTATGGCCTTAGTAATATCCTTAATATTATCTTCTGTAGCCTTGAACTGCTCTTCTGTTTTCCCCATAGACATTGCAAAGTTTAAGAAATAGCCGCCTAATTTATCATTACTTACGGAATCTGAAAGCAAGAAAATTCCATTAGTAGTTTCATCAATCTTTGACTGTAGATCCTTCTGCCCCTTTTCAAATTTCTTTTGACCAATTTGTCCAGAATCAAAACTTTCTTTTAGAAGAACCAACGCTTCTCTAAACTTAATTCCTGCTGTTGCAGATTTTTGAAAGGCTCCCGCAACTTCTTCTTGTGTTAATGCAAGTTCTGGAGCATTTGTTGCATCAGAAGGAATTCCTCCAGGAGCCGATTCTGCTGCTAAAGCCTTTTTCTGTGCTTCAAGATCATTCTGATATTTCTTAAATGCCTCTTCAGCCTTTTGAACTAATGGATCTGACTTGTAATCAGGAATAGTATCAGCAAATATGGTAGCCAATGTGTTTCTAAGTTTGTCTCCATCTTTTACGAATGCTTGACTTATCGATGCAACGACAGAAGAACCTAGAAGTGGATCTCCCAACGCTTTAGATACGGCAATTGTAATGGATTTTGCTTGCTTTTGAGTTATAAAGCCTGCTGCTACTCCTTGTATCATTTGTGCCTTAAGACTTTGTTGTCTATCTGCTCCAGAAAGTTGTCCAATAGTTTGTTGCAATCCTTTACCTTGCTCTGATGCTAAATAATCTTGTCCATAAGATAATTGTTTTGCAGTGAGTCCTGAAATATTTGGGGCTTTTGATTGCCCTCTAGACAGAATACTTTGCTTATTTAATGCTTTTGCCATATTTGTCATAGCATTCGCAGATCCAGATGCGGCGTCTGTATATTCTTGAGTTTTCTTGATAGACTCATTCATTTTATTTGTCATAATTGCTGCTGCAACGCCAAGGCCAGCAAAAGCAGCAGCAGCAATTCCTACTGGACTTAATAACATTGGGAGAATCTTTGGAAGAATGGAAGGAAGAAGTTCTGCTGCCATACTTCCACCCATCATGCCCATTCCTAGCATATTTGCATCCATGCCCATAAACTTTCCCTCTTGATTTTGAGCCATAAAGGGAATCATCGATGCCATACCCAAGACACCACCAGCCTTCCTAATACCTCCAGTCATATTTCTTCGAGTTTTTGTTTTAGGCTGAGTCTTTATTGCTTGTCCTCCACCTTGGATTTGAGTTTCTGTGCCTATATCATATGCGGCACCAGCCCCTGCTTGAAGAGCAATATTGTCCATGGTCCTCATGGCTTGTGCATGATTTGCTTGCCTTCTTGCTGTTGCTACTCTAACATCATCTGCTGCCTCTGTATTTCTTGCTAAGGCAATTTCTCTATCAGATTTTGCTCTAATTTCTCTTCTTTGAGTAGATGCTGTTTTTTCTTCAGCAATTCTTGTACTTTGCTCTTGTTTAATTAATACAAGAATATCTTCATCAGATGTCGCTTGAATCTTATTAATTAAGGATGCGCGGAGTCGATGAGTATCTTTACCTTGCATTGGAGCAGTTCTTTGAGTAGCAACCATGGATTGTCTTTTTGCTGCAATTTGATTTATTTGTTTTTCTTCTTGACGCTGTTGTCCTTGAGCAAGCCTATATTGTTCTTGAGGAGTAAGAACCGCTGCCTCTCTTAAAGCAGTTTTTTGTGCTTTTCCAGCAACTGCTCCTGCCTCAGCAGATACTTTAGCATTTTCTTTTGCTCCCTTAAGTTGTCCTTCAGCATTCATCTTAGAGACATATTCTCCCTCTTTTCCAGGACTTCTTACCCCCATTGCTTCTCTTTGAGACTTAGCAGCAGTACCACCTGACATTATTCCAGCAGATTTTGCAAGATCTTCTCCGTATCTCTCTGGTCGGAACTTACCAGTTTTAAGGTCTTCTCTTCCTAAAGTAACGCCATTTCTCTTATAACGACGCTCATTCTCTGTAGTAACAACGCTAGTACTATGCCTTTTGGCTTCATCTAGACTCATTTGAATAGCAACTTGGGCAACTGTTTCTGATGCTGTATTCGCAGCGATAGCAACTCTTCCCATTGCTCCACCAGCATTTTTATATTCACCTATTAAGGCTTTTGTTTCTGCTTCAAGTATTTTATCTGTAACTGTTTTATTTAGTATAACCTCTGCATTATTATTAATTCTTTGACCTAGAAGTCTTTCAAATTCACCTAGGGCTTGAGTATCTTGAGCAGATGTTGCAGTATATCCACCAAATTTCCTTAGAGATGGAAGAAGTTTACTTCCTTCTTGCGACCATTCTTTATTAAATTCTGACACTTTTGCACCAGTTTGTAATTGAGTATTTAATCCTTGAGATAAACTAGCAGTAAGTCCACTATATTCTTTAAGATGCTTACTTAAAGTAGGATCATTAGCAATATCCAAATATCCTTGTGCTACCTGAGATTTAGATCCTTTTTTCTTTCCTGGCCTTGACTCTAAAAATTCAATTCCACTTTTGCTAATCCCTCTGGATTGTGTAAGGTGAGCCGCAGATACAGATACTTCCTTTAGGTGTGGAACAATCATGTCTAATTCTTTAGCAATAGATCCCATAGACATGGCATATCTTTTTTTATCTGCATTTTCTCTGGAAGATAATGCTATAATTTTTTCATCAATTTTTGCAAGTTGCTTCTTTCTTAATGTTTCATCTTCAATAGCCAAGGCTGCTTGCTTTGTTTTTAGAATATAGTTATCTATGGCTTGAGTATTTGCATTAGAACGGACCATTGCGCCTTCTGGAAGATTGACTCCACCAAGAGATGTTACACCCTTAGCAAAACCAGAAAGTGTTCCAGCATTCATTGCTGCAAGAATGGGTCCATACTTTTGACTTGCTTTCTTGGTTACTACAGATTCACCAGGAGTTAACAATGCAGGAATAGTATCTCCATTACCACTACCAGGAACTATTCCACCAGTAGCCATCTTTCTAGGAGTAGATCTTCTTACTATTGCCTTACCTCCACCGCCACCAACTCTACCCATGGCTCCAGAAGCAATTCCTGCAACACTGGCGAATCTTTCATATTCCGCAGAAAGAGCGCTAACTGCACTCTTTTGTAGAAGAAGTTTTCCAGTAAGACTTGTGGTAGATCCTTCAAGGGCATTTGTTGCTGCTTGAGCCTCAAGTTCTGCCATGCTTAGATGAGTAAAATCAGCAGCATTGCCCTTAATCCTTGCACTGAGTCTTCTCCACCACTGAACACCCTTAATTACGTTGGCTATTAAGTTACCCATAAGACCAATACCCATTAATAGGATTGGACCAAGACCCGCAATAGCAACTGTTGCAATACCCATTGCATTCTTAATTGGATCAGGGAGTGCATTAAATGCCTCTGCAATCTTAGTGATTACCCCCATAATTGGCGTTGCAATCTTTAAGAACGCCTCGCCTAAAGGAGCAATTGTTAATTTAAGATTCTCTAGGGCTGCCTGAAATTTAACTGTTGCTGATTCAGAGATAGTCCCAAGTTCTTTATCTGCAATTGCTGCAAGATCTTTTGCAGACATTCCAGTTAGGTCCATTGCTCTGGCAGCCTGACCATTTTTCTTAATCATGTTGTCAAATAGAGCAGACATTCTTGCATATTGATATTTACCAAAAGTCTTTTCCAAGGCACGCTGACGATCCATGTCGCTTAACTTGTTAAGTTCTATGCCAAAGGCTTTTACTGTTCCAATGAGATCTCCTGAGTTGCCCTCAACAATTCCATTAAGATTAATTCCAAATTTACCAAGGTATTCAGACGCTTGTTTTGTAGGGTTAATCATAGATGCTAAACCAGACTTTAGTCCGTTAGCAGCGTTCTCAGCAGTTACTCCACCCTCTCTCATGGCAGTCATCATGATTGCGAGATCTTCTACATCTCCACCCAACCCCTTAACAACTGTTGCAACTCTTGGAATTGCAAGAGACATGTCTTGGATAGTTAGGATTGTCTGGTTCTCAACTGCGTTAAGGTAATCTACACTTTTACCAAGATCTTCATTAGATATTCCAAATGCTGTCTGCATAGCAATGGTTGTACTTAAAGCCTCATTATAATCTACCTGACCCAAAGTGGCAAATCTAAGAGTCTGTCTGGTTACGTCCATTAACTTTTGACCAGTGGCACCCGTTGCCGCTGCCTTTGCAGCAACAGTGATTGTGTCTGAAACTGCAATGCCGTATTTAGTATATTCTGCACCTAGTGTCTTAACTGCCTCCACGTTAGTATTGATCTCAGCAGTTGTTGTGCTTAGATCTCCATATACCCTCTTTAACGCTGTAGATGCTTTATCAATTTCCATGAAGGCTTTTGCTGCTGCCGTACCCATTGCTGCCAAAGGAAGTGTTAAACCTACCATCAACTGACGGCCTGCCCATTGGGTATTCTTACCCCAGTTCAAAAGTTTAGTGGAGCCATCATCAATTAATTTATTAAAAATCATTTGTTTCTGAGAGGCTATTGCAGTGCTTGTAGCCATACCTTGAGAAAGACCTGTAGGAGTTGACTGGATAGCCTTTGTAACGCCGTCTACGGTCTTTCCTAGAGCAAGATACTGAGTGTTGATGGTCTTAACTCTTGATACAGCAACTTGCTGCATTGTGTCAAATTCTTTGCGGAACATCTTGCTCATCCCAGGAAGTTGGGATGCAGCATACCTTGAGTATTCTCCAAGACTTAGTTTATTTTTATCTAATGCATTTGAAAAGCGAGCCATTGAGTCAATAGATGATACTTGCTTTGCAGAGAATAATCCAGTATTATTTATACCGTCAAGAAGAGCCTTGTTGTAGGCAGACTGACTTGCAGCCGCTGCCGTGCCACTTGATCCAACTGTTCGTTGAAATTGGTTTATCTTGGTTTCAAGATTTCTTAAACCTGCGAGCGCAGCAGAAGAATCAATATTGATTTTGATATTCGCATTAACATCAGTCATTAATCATCACTATGTTTATTATATCATTTAGCACGTTGGCTTTTACCAAGTTAGATCTTCTAGACTCTTTGATTTCACATAATCTAGTCCAGCACCAATACCGAATCCAGCATTTGCAGCATTCTGACCTTGTAGAGATATTACGTCATTAGAATCTGTTGCTGTTCCACCGCTAAATACCCGAGACTTCATATCTTCCCATTCTTTTTGCCCACCCTTACTTTCAGAATCGTTATCAAAATCAATACCCTGAATTGCAGCCAAAAAGACATGCTCTCTATGCTCAGATTCTCTCATGGCCCCTAGGGTCATTGTGAGTTCTGGCATAGAGAGACTATCTTCTAAGTCTTTGTAGTCTTTCCAGTTACCTAGAAGGAATACTTCTGACTCAACTGTGGCAAGATCTAGATCGTTCCAAGTAGTCCCGCCGCTGGATCGTTTCCCTCTGCGTCCAACTTGATGCCTGATGCAATCTCAATGATCTTATAGACCATCTTGATATCTGCAACATCCTCAAACTTATCTTTATCTTCTGATAGTTCTGGAGCGTACTGCTTCATAGCAATCATGGCGCATTCAACAAGAATATCCATTGAATCTACGTTACTTCCTGAAGAGTCCACGATGCTATCAAACTTAGTCATAAATGCTCTAAGTAGTGAGATCTTTAATGGACGCATGGTAATCTTATCACCATTCATCAGTTCTAATTCTACTGTCTCATAAACTGTTGTTGCCATATTTAATCCTCTTCCTGTTAGATGATAATTGTATCATTAAGTGCCTACCTTTACAATGACAATTGCCCCCCTAAAATAGGAGGGCAATCATCTATTAAGTTATTATTTAATTATCAGGTTGAAGTTGCAACTAGACGATCAACGATCTTTCCATATGAACCGTTGTTTGCAGGAAGCAAACGGAAGGATACGTCGAACATTGAAGCAGCGTCACGCTTTGCGGAAACTGTTACATTCTCAATTGAGAGGGCACGGTATGCAACATAGATACGTTCGATTGAAGTACCTGCTGCACAGTCACCTGTACCTGGACCAATTGCGATAATTCCTCGCTCAACTGGGCAAGAGCCAAGTTCACCTGACTTGAGTTCTAGAACGTCAGCATAGTTGACTGATCCTGCCTCAAGGGGGTTGTCCATCTTAAGATCTCTTGTAAGATCTGCACTTTGTGCAGCAATTGCCATGAGAAGATTCTCAAGGGTAGCCTCTGCGAAAGATGTATTAAGGTTAACCTTCATTCCTTGCTTGTATAGTTTTGCAACGTCAAGCAACTGGTCAACCTGAACCTCACCAAAATCTGGTTGGAACTGAATTTCTAGACCATTTGATGTGTAACCAACATTTCTTACTGGGGTAGCAACAGCATCAGTTAATGTTTCGCGGTAGGAAGTACCTGCTACGAAATCTGGTAGTGTTGGACTAACGTTTGTTGGATCAAATTCGGCAGTTTTGGATACAAACAAGGATGCTGCACCAACAATAATCTGCTTTGAATCACCACGGGTATAAGCCATATTTTTTCACCTCTATTTTCTTTAGAATTTTTGAACGTGTGTTTCCTCAAATACAATTATACTCTAAGTTTATGTCAAATATGATTCTAGGGAATCTGTGAGGTGATATTCTGCCTCAACTATAAACTCAGTAATGTAAAATGGTCTATTGCTGAAATCTCTACTTTGAGAATTCATGCTTCTTGTCTGGAAAACTCTCATATTATGAAAATAAACATTTGAAGGATTGTCTTGCAATCTATTCCAAGAGTTAATATCTTGTGCTGCATCATCCATACGATCTAGGATATATTGAATTGCCATTCCCCACTCTAATGTCTCTTCTTCTTTACCCTTTACAGCATATAAGATATGCTCCTTTTTAATTGGATAAAAGGGACTTGATGTTGATTGAAACATTCTATCGTAAATTACATAAGTTTTTGTTTCCCAAGACTTTGTTCCAGATGCTGAATCACTTATTGGAAAGAATGGAAGGACTGTTCCATATTTCTTAACAAAGGTTGGCTCTATCTGCTTCATAACAGACCAGAGGTAGTTATTAACAGTAATTACGGGTAAGGTGAAATTGGCAAATGTCATTCTACTGTCAATCCTACCATATTAAGATACTGTCTTCCCGCTCTAACTCCTATGGGTTTTCCTGATACTGCTCCCGCTGCTAAGTTTCTAGTAAAGTCATTTGGAGTGCTTAGTTTATTAAGTATTGGATTAAGCATTGCTCCAGTAAAGAAATTCTGAAAGAAGTCATCAACAACTGCTCCGAAACTCCCAGCCACTCCATCTCCACCAGGATGCTCTATAACGATTGACTTTCTAGTAAAGACCATCTCTCCACCGTCCTCAAAAGCAAGCATTCCTCCATTTTTAGGAACAATGGTAATTGCAATTCCATTTTCCATTATTTCTGCTCTATTTATAAAAGGATCTCCACCATTAGTAGGAGTCTTTTTTGACAATAAAAACTTTCCATTAATATTGATTAGGCTTTTTGTTGCAATTACATTAAATGAAAAAAGTCTTCCACCAATATTCCCAGTTTCCCCAGGTTCGTACACATGATGTAACTCCCCGCTATTCATTCTGGCTTTAGAATCAATATACTTTCCTAATGCTTCTGCTGTAAATCCACCTAGAAACTTGTTGAAGTTTGCTCTTTCTAACTCTACTCCGCTTAAAAATCCTTCTGAATAGTTGACAACATTTTTCATTGTTTTATTAAAGTTAATGGTATCTATCTTAGCAGTTAACAATGGGATTCAACTCCTGAGTATCTGATCTTTCTAATTGGATCTTGTAGTACTCAACAGTGTTGAAGGGTCCAACAAAGGGCTGACAGGTCTTAATTTCAAAGATTGTTGGCTTGCCTGCATAGTCTCCATTACTTTCAATAAAGAATGTTTCTTCATTACAGGTTGCCCCACGAATATTAGATACAAGGATGTGAGATAGTGGATGATACAAGCCTGATGAATCTTTGCGGGGATCGGTAGCAAATCTACCATAAAGCATTGTCTCTAACTTATAGAATCTTTTATCCTCAAAATTAAAGTTATCATCATTGCTCTTATCTCCTAATGTATAGAATGAGCAAGGTTCAACCATATCAAAGGACCAATCCTTATCTATCTTTCCATACTTATCCTGTGACTCAGTTGCATAATATATATCTGATTGCATTTGAAAAAATAGACTATCGCATACATTTGTTCCAAATAATCCAGCCATTACAGTACACCTAGGCGATAGATTGGTCGGACGTATGCAGAAAGAATCTTATCTGCAATACGATTTCCCGTATCTGTGAAAACATCGTCAGCGAATTGTAGGGTGAATTGATCACTCTTGTAACTTTTAATGTAGGAGTTGATGTATGGAATATTATTACACTTGAGATCATTAACAATCAACAGTGTTGCTTGCTTAATATCTTGAGGAATGATTGGCCATCCAGCATCAACTATTACAGTATAGTCCCAGCCAGAAGGGAACATGGGGCTTCCAGTAATATTCTGAATAATATTTGGTGAATCATTTGTGTTATACAAGGTAAAAGAATCTGATGCAGGCATTTGTGGCTGTACCGCTTTGGACTGCATACGATTGTATCCTGTCGTATTAGGCATTACAACGCTTATGGTGGCCTTATCTGGTGAGATGTAGTACTCTCTTCTATTAACCCAAGTTGTGGGATCTAGAGGCTCTGTATCATAAACTACAACATCATTTTCGTATACTCTAATAATCTTATTAAGTCTAAATGGTACAGATAGATAATCAGCGCCTAAACCAACTGTTTCAATAACTTCACGCTTATACATGAATCCACCAGTAATTGAATTGATAATCGCACGAGCAATTGCTTCATACATCTTTGCATCAGCAGTATCATCTGGAGTATCAGCCAATACGTCTGGGTCAACATATGGTCGCATGATGGTAATAGTATCTATCCAAAGAAGATCTCCACGAATATTTAGTCCAGTTACTGGATCTACCCCCAAACTATAATAAACTTCTCCACGATACTCATCATCATATCTAGAAAAATAAGCAGGTAAAGGAGTGATGATATTTCCATCTATATCACTAGCCGTAGCGATCTCTACAAGATCAGTTGCATGATCATCAAGGATGGCCAGAACATAATCAGTTTCTGGCTCAAACCCTGAATGATTAAATACTAATGGGAATGGTTGTAATCTGGTAATCTCCATATATTATGCGCCGTAGTATGTTGCAACTTCTTCTGGGGTAGCCTCGCGGATACCAGCCTTTGAAGTCCACTTTACGGCTGCCTCCTTAGATACAATATTATAACCCTTACAGATAGTTCCAACATCTGACCATCTAATATTCTTGTCTGACCAAAGCGCTATCATCTCAGATTCATCTCGCTTTGGCTTTGTTGTATCTACCTTTCTTGCCAATGCTCTATCTGCTGCTCCTGAACCAATAGCGTTATTGCTCTTTGCCTGAACGTTTGACTTCTTTGGCGCTCTTGTCTTTTTTGGACCAGAGATAACTTTTTGAGTTACCAGTTCTGGAGCATCTTCTTTAACTTCTACAAGTTTACCAACTACGACTTCAACTGGTTCCATTACCTTATCGGCTTTTGGTACTTCCAGTGATTCTTCTAAAATTTCTTCAGACATGTGCAACTCCTTTTCTTATTGTAATTATATCATTATATGCTTAAGGGGAGCAACCTCGAAAGGCTACTCCCCAAAAACAGTCACATCACTTGATTAGGATGTGAATGGGTTTGTATCTGCATAAGCAACTGCGTCTAGTTCTTCCCAAGTAAGACCAAAACGGACGAATACTGTGTACTCAATTGTGTCCTTCTTTGGCTTGTACTCACGATTAACTGTGATATCGCGTTGGAATCCCCATACACGGTTCTGTGGGAATGTAAGATCTACAAAGTCCGCAGGGTAGTAAGGAACTTCCTGAACATCGATACCAAGAACGCGAGTTGTGCGAGCGCCACCAAATGTCTGAGCACCACCTGAAAGGTAATCCTCACGACGGCCTGGAGTACCGCTGACTCGTGGCATAAGTGCCTCAGAGATAGCATCTGCAAGTGTACCGTTATTTCTAACGATGTTTGCGAATACATCTGTACCTGCATAGAACTTTAGGCCAGTCTTGATTGCACGGTACTTGCGTGGAAGTGCATAGATGATTTCTTGCATGACCTCTGGGGTCCATCCACCTGTAACATCAACAACTGCTTCGTGAGCATCGCCAGAGAACTGGACCTGATTAACAAAGCCGTTCATGATACCTAGGAATGGATCAATACCTCCATCGCCATTGATAGCAAGATCCTCAAGATCGTTACCGAATGCGTTTGTCATCAAGCGGACCAAGTGATCCTCTAATGCTGAGCCTTCGATGTTATCTTCAAGAGCCTCTGTTGCAACTTCCCAATCCAAACGGATCTTCTTTGTTGTCAACTCAACCTTTGTGAATGTTGCACCAGCATTGACATAATCGCCAAGTGCCTGATTTGCAGCACGAATTACGCGCTCTCCAACATTGACCTTCTCAAGTTCAATCGTGTTTGCACGCATTGTAACTCTACGACCATCTTGTGCGAGAACTGTTGCATCCCAAACGTAGTCGATAAAACGACGAGCCTGCTCTGGGTTGAGGATACCGCCAGGAACGCCAGTTGGATTAACTGCGTTTGGTCCTGATAGATCTCCATAGTTTGCGTTAGGAATGTTACCTGGGGTTCCCCAAGCATCGCCTCCCATGACGCCTTCTGTTCCACCAATTCCGAGGTTGGCAACTGCGCCCTGTCCTTGGTATAAACCTGGACTTGGATCGCCGTATTCACCAGTATCGGATGGCTGATTCTTAATAATTTCTGTCATTTGACTTTCACCTCCTGAATTTCTTTCTGTTATTTTAGTTAAATAGATCGGCATTTGTGAGGAAACGACCGTTCCATGTGGAAGTCATTGACTTCTCCATAACTGGTTCTTCCTGCAAGATCTCGCCAAGATCAGCAGATTTACGGAAAGCGGTGTCTTTTTCGACTGCATCGACACGCTTACCAAAACTATTTTTTACTTCATCTACCTCGCCACTTAGTCCAGTAATTGACTTATGAATGCCTTCAATCTTGGCATCAAGAGCCTTTACTGTTTCTGCAAGGGTAGAGAGAGTTGCTGAAAGAGTCTCAGCAATTTCACCAACCATTTTCATGGTAGTTTCATCACTAGGTGTATCCATTTTAACGGCAACCTCTTCTTTCATATCTTCTCCCATAGAATCTTCTTCAGTCATGTCCTCTGCTTCATCAGCAGAATCTTCTGAATCATCTTCTTCAATTTCGACTTCGATTGCTTTTGCTGCTTCAGAATTTGTGTGATCTGTTACAGTTACGGGAATAGCAGTCTCCTCTGGAGGATTAACCTGCTCTTCACTCATGCTCTTTTCAATCTCATCTACAATGATAATGTCTGAGTTCATATTACTTACCTCCTCTGATTTACTAATCGTATTAATCTTTTCTAATGAAGAAATATTTTTAACAATACGACGATTGGTAGGTACTATTGTACCGTCATTTTGTGAATATACCTTAAGCACAACAACTGGATCACTTGACTTCGCCATTATTGCTACTTCTTGGGATGATAGTCTTGCTCCACCATGGAAGATTATCTCAGATACACGAGCATATCCGTCACTTGATTTGACATACGAACCAACTTCTATTCCCTTTTGAATTTCACTTTTCTTTATTTCAGAAACCATTGTTTTAACAACCATTGCTTTTTCAGCGTCATTGCTCTCAACAAAACCAATGCTATTCATTGATGCATCACATTGTGGGCAAACGCAAGATGATGCAGAAGACATTTTTACAATGTCACACTTCCTGCACCAATAAACATTTTCAGTTGCTGTCTTTGAAAGGTATCCAGTAGCAATACCCTTTTCGATACTAAATACATTAGCAAATTGATTTGCTGGATTATCTACCAAGGATAATTCACTAAGTGAATATTCTTTGATTACTTGATAAGTCTTACCCATATCTTCATCAAATACATTTTCTGAGTCATGAATCTCTCCACCAATAGAGAATCCTGTAAGAGTTCCATCAAGAACCTTTTCCCAAGTATCCTGTGCCCCTTTACTAACGTATGCAGAAACAACAATGCCATTATAGAAACTCTTTGATTCTGGATCAAAATAAGTGTCTTCCTTAAAAGAAACTACCTTGCCAACAGCGATAGGCTGATGCATCTCACGAATGTTTCCACGAAAGGATTCAAAAGCCTTAAGGCTTGCTTCCTTTGGAACAACATCTCCTTGACGATCAAGGTTATCAAGAGTAGCGAAACCAGTAACGATTCTGCGTTCCTTATCTATCTTATTAATTGGCATAGAAAGACGAATATGATTGTCATTTGTAGACCAACTTGCCTTATTAATGTCCATATTACTTTCTATTATACATCATGTTTATACAATTGTTATTAAACCTTTGGTCCAGCACCCTTAGGGTTCCTTCCACTAACGGCTCCTGCTCCATCGGATTGATTGTTAGAACGCTCAGTATCTCTTGTTCTGTTCTGTGCCATGTTCGCACGAGTATCAGTTGCTTGACGAGGAGTTAACTCTAAAGGAATATCTCCACCCTCAATCTGTGGCATACCAATCTTTTCGCGTGCCTCATTTGGAACAAGAATCTTGTTCTTAACATAACGCTCAAGAATCTGAGATTCAGCAATTTCGTCAGTAAGACTTACTTGCTTAAATCTAAGTCTAATGATGTCTGTCTTTTCTTTAATAAGTTTATTTACAGCCTTCTCAACATATTCTTGTAGTGGCTTTGCTACTTGATCACGGAAGGTTCTATCTTGTGTCATTGCTGATGCAAGAGATCCTGTATCTACCCCGCCTAGTTTTGAAAGAGGTACTTGATGAGCCATAAGGATGTCATCACGATTACGCAAACGGTATTCATTAAATGATGCTTCTTGTACACCATTCTCTACTGGATGCATTTCAAACTCAATCTTACTTCCTTCACTATCACCAGGAAGTGGAATGTATAGAGTTCTATGTGACTGCCCCTTTAAACCCGTTTGGAAGAATCTAAATAACTTATCTTCTGCTTCTGGGGTTAGTTTTGCACCCTTGACTGTAATGATGTAACGTGGTACTGCTTTGTTCTCAAAGTAGTCGATATTGTATCGTGCAGCCATCTGGTCGCCTTGCAGGGAAGTCATTGCGGCAATAATGTCTGGAACACCATAGAATGTATTAAGTGGTGAATATTCTTTAAGATGAAGAACTTCATTTGGACGATTGTCATCTGTAACGGGATTAGGATTGGTTGCACCAAAGTTACGGAAGTATGTGATGGTTCCAGCAATGATCTGAATATATCCATCATGCAGACGACGAACGCGCATTGTGGTTGCTGGGATATGTCCAACATATCCAATCTCTCCTGTTACTGTGCGGCCTACTTCAATAAAGCCATTTCCTGTAGCCTGCATATCTGTTACAACTTTTTCAAGAGTCTTAGTTAAACTATCATCATCATTTAGACTTTCAACCCAATCACCCATCTGAATCTTAAGTCTTTCAATTTTTCTTTTAGCACCTAACTTTTTAGCATCATCTTTAGTATCTTCAATTCTCATAAGAGTGTTGGTTGTCATTTCAAAGTCATATCCAAGGCCAACAGTATTTGATACCTTAGCATCTACCGCCGCATGGTTTGCAAATGATGTATCGTAATATGCTGAAAGTTCATAAAGATTGTATGGGGGAGTAATAAGGTCAAAGATTCCATATCCATTTCGATACACTTGGCCAGGATTAATCTTCTTTGACCCTACAGTATGATCTGTATTCTGCCCTACAGCCTTTGAGTCACTTAAATATCGTTCAGAAATTTGTCCATCTGCTTGACGGGGGACGTTATTAATTGTGGTATTTGCTTTTTCAACTCTAGTCATTCTTCTCTTAAAGTTTTTATTTATTCCTCTAAGACCAAGAAGATCATCTACAGTTTTATTAAATGGATCTGAATCTGCAAACTCGTTCTGGATTATTTGGTCTGCTAGTTTTGCATCAATTAGGAAGTCAGCCATTAGTCAACCTCTCCATATACTTCTAAGGATCTCTTTGCTGCTGCGACTGCCCCAAAATCATTAAGAGATGGGATGAGTCCTTCCTCAAGTCTATTTAACTGTTCGCTATATTCTTCATCAGTTGCTCTTCCTGCCCCTGCATAGAACCATGCTTCTCCATCTGGCTGACCATTAATTGCTGCTTCTGATCTAATCTTTGCCATCTGTCCAATGTCTCCCTTAACTGATGGAATATTAAGGAGTCTTCCTTCTCCATCACCAAATAAGTGACCATCTGGTAGTTTCCAAAAATACATACCCCACTCATATCCAAAGTGCTTCTTTTGGGCATCTCCCACATTCATTACAGTTACCTTGGACTTACCAACTTTTTCTCTTTTTTCATTACTCATAACCACAATTGTACCAGATTATACGGGTTTACCAGTATATGCAGACCAAGATACGTCTGTCAATACGGAAGTTTGTGTTTGATTTAACTCAATACCTGAGTTGTCATCAATAATGTACCTATTCGTACCAGTATATGCTTGATAAATATTTGCTGGGGTACTTAGGTATGAAGATGACTTACTAAGTTCATACACACTTTGCCATTTTCTGTCTTCTGCTGACCAGTATGACCAAAGGTTGTCAGGGATGATGGGATCTCCTGCATAATCACTATCAAGTACCTTTTGCCATGTACGAGCATTAATATCTCTTTGAATGCCCATTCCTTCTGATAGGTAATATGATATGTCATTAAAGGTGAACCCTCCGAATATCTTAATGTTCCCATCGGGATACCCATCAAAATTAAGTTCCTCTGCAAAGGAAAGACCTATAGAATTCCATTCATCATTTTTTATTGAAGGATTCTTGACATACCTTCCATTTTGATAGAAACTGACTCCATCAATTTCAACGTAATTATCTGGAATGTTGGTTTGATCTAGAGATCCTACTGATACATCTATAAATACATTTGGAAGAGTACTAGATGTTCCACAATCCCAATAGTCTGTCCATAAAACAGTATCTGAGTAACCTCCATTAACAAATGTATTAATCGCTCTACTATATACCTTTATGTTAGTCTCAGTTTCTGTTTTATTTAATACTAAGGTGATTATTCCATCTTTATGTTTTATTTCAATAAGGGGTATTTGATCTGATCCATCTGCAATATTCCCCATAAGGAAAAACGTTAATGCTGCTACTTTAAAGTCGTATGAACTATTAGAGTTTACTGGAATACTTACTTGATATTGATCTAAAGTTTCAAGAGATATTGATGACTGGTTTATAACTCTAATTCCAGACTTTCCAGTTTTATATATGTAGGGAGTCGCTGTCTTGTATATTAGATATGGATTCTTGCTCTTTCCATCTAGCACTCCAAATATATCTATTTCTGGATTTATCTTTGTTCCAAACTTTGTTCCAACATAATTCCTTTGGGTTTTTGGATTAGTTATGCTTGCATAATTAAGATTCTTAGATGTTATTTCAAAACTCTTAACCTTTAATGGATTCTTCAGAATAGATCTTTGATTTATCTGAAAATGTACGACTAGGGCATAGTCTTCAAAATTATTTGTTTTAGGTGGATAAACAATTACATTGTCGTTAAATGAAAACTTTGTTTCATATGCTCTTTGAGGAAACAGTTCTGTATTCTCTAAATCTGGATCAATAACCTTGCTGCTTATAAGTTCTTTTGTATATGGAAAATCAGATATTGGTGAATTGGCTCCATCAGAAAGTGATTGGAATGTCATGTATGATTGAAGGGATGAGTTAGAGATGTTTACTGAGTTCCCCGTTGTATTGTTTTTACTAAGATTAAAGTAATTTGAATAGATTGAATCTTTTAGATCTTGGTAGGTTTGCCCCACATAAGCATCTCTAAGTTCTTGATATGTCCAAACAACATTTGACTCAACGGACACATATCCCAAATTTATTTGCAACATGTCTAAGTCATAATATGGGTTTCCATTTTCATCTTTAACGTAACTTGCAAAATAAGTTAAGGGAAAATATTCTTCCCAAGAAGATGATACCGATATGTCTAGGAACAGATGACCATACTCTAGTTCTGGTATTAATGTGTAACTTGCAATATGATCGAACAGTAATTCATACCTATCGTTTATTGCTGTACCGTTTGATAAAAAGTTTGTAGATATTTCATTGTAATTCGTTTGATTTGAAAATCCAACCAAATATATCTTTCCTTCAAAGGTATTATTGCCATTACCACCAACAAACAACTGTATTGATGTTGGAGAAGAAAAGAATTTAGAAACTTCATACCCAAACTCTATACCAAGTGCTTCAATATTAATTCCAACAAGACATTCTATTCCAGTGGTAACTGACTGCCTTGCTGACTCTAACTCAGTGTTATTTATAAAGTATTTAATTAAGTTTAATTCAGTATCTGGATCGAAAGTAATTGTTATCTCAAACGTTTCTCCATTTGTGATATTTACAAAACTCATTAAAGTTCTTCCAATGGTTAAGTTTTGCTCTGCTTCAAATATTCCATATATTGTTGAAACTGGATCATTTAAAACATTTAAACTTGGAAAATTTAAATAGGATTGCTCGTCAGAAGTATAATTTATTCCTTCGGTACTCCATGATATAGGATTTCCGTCTATATCGTAAGTGATATTTGGTCTGAATGTAATAAAGTTTGGACTATTATTTAATGGATATTCTAGTCCATAAACGACACGATTATCTCTATACCATTCCTGAATATCTCTACCGTTAATATTTATTTCTGGAAGTGTATAATCTGGAACTGATATATAGTCCTTTGTAGCATTTAGGTTATTGAAATACCCTGCATCCCAACGAGCAATGTCTGGATAAATTATGTTTGAACTATACTCTGCTGTAGAGAAGTCTATGGTTACGGCTGTTCCAGAAAATCCATTATTTATCGATTGAATTGCAGGAGTTCCTTGACCATAAACGAACCTTCTTTTTGCAGCAATTGCTGAGACTATGTATGGATAGATAGATATAGCATCAATCTTAAACATATTTATTGATGGATAAGAATATACCCCCCACCAATCTGTATCATTTGGTAGGTTTATAGTTTTCTTATCAATTAAAACATTTGCAACCTCTTCACCATTAATAAGAAGAACAACATTGTTGTCTTTTATTTGAATATGAATAAGCATTGGCCTGTACCATTCAGAAACACAATGAGAGGATATGTTGTCCCCAACCACTAAAGTAATAAAACCTTCTTTTACATAGATTCCATCTGTTCCTGATAATGGTCCTAAGATCTTTATGGCAGATGTTGTTTTTGGATCAATTTGAATCCAAGCCTCTAGGGTATATTTTTTATTTCTACCTGCTTCGTTTAGCATTCCTTTACCAGGAAAAATTAATGATGGAAGATTCACTCCAGAAGGATATAACTTAGTAGAACTTCCTGTACCAAAAATTATGGGGAATCCATCATTATAGGCTAAAAGATTATTTTCTCTAACAAGGTAATAAGCGTTATCCGATAGAATTCCATACTGATCAGCAGGTATACCAGAAAGACCCACAATATTTGTAGAACTTGGTAAAGTTATTGCTTCACTACCAAGATTTTCGTAACATGTTGTTTCTGATCCTTGACCTATTGATAGTCCATTCAGGATAAGAGTCCTTGCTGAAACATCTGCACCATCCTTAAAGTCTACCTTGATCATTAGTTGTAAATCCCCTGACCAACTAAAAGGAATATCAAATATTTGATTAAAGTTAGCCCAAGATTCATTAATTGGTGGAGGGGTTTCATCAAACCATACCTCTTTCTGAATGCCAAGAGAATTCCAATAAGTGATGCCAATTTGAAAGTAGTTAATATATGTTGGTTTTTGATATAAAAAGAAATTTACGCAAAATGTTTTAACAGAGGTGTTAATATCCGATGGTCCAAAAAGCATTGGAGATAAAGCCCTTATCGATCCTGCTGATGATGTTGTTTTAGTTATAGATGAATATATTGCACTATTTTTAAATGGGGATACTGGGATTCCTGTGAGATCTGGAGAATCGTCAGAAGTACATTCAGTTAATGACCAATTTGAAAAGAGTCTAGAGTTGTCATTGGCAAGAGCAAGATAGTATGCAGTTTCATCTAGTGACCACAGGGCAATTGGATGCTCCGCATATACCCTTTCGGCATATTGGTTTATTGTGGTGGTCATAGTCTAATTATAGCAAGAAGGGAGGTAGTAAAAACTACCTCCCCTCAATGCCATACTTAATCTATTTATTTAACTAAAATTGGTTCTGAATATGTTATATCTACAACTTCACAACCAGTAGATCCACTACAAGCCAATTCTTGACTTCCAGTTGTTGAATCCTCTAATTCATAGAGAGGAAGTGATTCCCAAGGAATACGCTTTGGCATCTTTGCCACAGCCTCTTCATACTCTTCTTTGCTAATCTTTTGATATGGAGCCTGCTTGTAAGAATGCTCAGATGCTGGTAGGAATGATACCCCACCAATATGATCAAAGTTCTTATAAACCCAAGCGCCTACATCTAGCCATTCATCTTCTGCAATATTAATTGTTACTGAAGGATTATGCTCTGTCCAATGAGTTCTGTACATCTTCCAGATCTCAAGGTGATCAATTGCTGATAGATCTGAAGTTACCGTTGCCCCTTCTGGAGCCTTGATTGGGAAGTAAAATACTGTAGTAGCATCAGGCTTCATAACGTCTGGCTCACTTGGTACTCCAAAGTCCTTTAGGAATACTGTCATAGGATCTTTATTGTCAGCACGAACAGATCGAATATAGTATTCTGAATACCAAGGGTGAATACCGCTAGATACCCCCGTGAGTTGAGAAACAGTTCCTGACGGTTTCACCGTGGTGATTGCTACAGAATGCTGAATTCCTAGGATATCTGCCTCATCAACATTGACTGCTACAGCGACTTCACGCATATCCGTGAGAAGTTTTTCTAATCCATCATGAATTGTTCCAGTAAGAGTATTGCCAAAGATACCTGTTAAGGACACCCCCAATAGTCTTTCTTCTTCTGTATTAGTTTTCCAAGACTTACGAATATACTTAAAGTTGCTTAGCGTTGCTTGCCAAGTACCCAAGATTGTTGCTATACGAACTTTCTCTGAAAGACTCTTAGCATCGTCATCAGCACTGATAACTACTTCGGTAAGGTTACAGAACTGATTTGCCCGTAGAAGGATTTCTCCGCAGGGATTAGTGCCAGCGACCAGAGATGAATCTCTGCGACCGAATTTATCAATATGCTTACGAACGGAATCCATATTATAGATACCACGCTCACCTGACTTTGACTCATATAGATTTCTCCATTCACGGAGGAACTGAGCAGTATTAGGCTTCATATTATATACCGCTGAGTTATTGGCTAGCGCACGTTGACCTTCTGTTTCCCACCATTGACCAGACTTAGCCTTAGCCATTTCAAAGTCATCCAGATTAGATAGTGAAATGAGAGCAGAACGACGAACGCCTCCGACAACAACAACCTCACCAATCTTACACATAAGATCATGTGCCTCAATTGATTTGAGTCTACGTCCCTTAGCAATCTTGAATTGCTCAACAGTAAACTTGAAAAGATCGTTCAATGGCTCTGGTCCTGATGCACGGCCACCGAACGTCTTTAGTCGTGCGCCTGCGGGACGAATCTTTGACATATCCCATTCTGGAATTTGACCAGTAACAAGTAAACCAACGAGTTCCTTATATGCTTTAGCCCATCCCAACTTGGAATCCTCAACCATAATAGTTGTATGAGTCTTAAATAGTTCTTCTGCAATTACGGGTAGTTGAGCAACATATTTCTGTTCTACTGAGAATCCAACACCAGTACCATTCATTAGAATATACATAGCCTCATCAAAGGCTCTCAGACTGTCTACCGCGATAAAAGAGCAATTGTATGCTGCGATATGATCTCTGTCTAATGCTGGCCCTGCGGTCATTAGGGCTCTCATGCTGCCCATTACCTTATGGTTGAGGATTGCCTCTCGCACTTCATCAAATTTGATATCGTTTTCATCGTAATTATAATTCTTTACAAGGTGGTTTTTCATAAATGACATGTATCGATCTACAGTCTCCACCCAAGTCTCTCGTCTTCCTTTTTCCTCTATCCATCGTGAGTATCTACTTACATGGATAAAGTTTCTATAGGGATCAGAAATCGATCCATTTTCGTCAATAAATGACATAAAACACCACCTTCTTTGAATTTTTGTGAACTTCTATTGTAGCAACTTTTTGTATATTTAACAAGGTGGCTATGAGGAAAGACTTAGGTGATTAATGTAACAGTTTGATTACGGTTACCATTTATCTAATGGACATTTCATATTCAGCAATCTTGTTTTAATTTTCATTATGCAGCCACAAGATGTGCATAAAACTCCAGTAAAAAATGGACATTCTTGACAGATAGACATTCTTTTATCGGATAGTTCTGTATCTGCTAGTTTAATGGCGTCTTTTAGTAACTGCAAAGGTGAATTATTCAACTATCTCTACCGTTCCACAATCTTCTAAAAACATCGTAGGAACTTCATCTTCATTCTTACCCACAATTAATATTTCATAATTGCTTATTCCTACTGGAAGGAATGATGTATCCCAAGTCATAAAAACCATAGATACTCCTTCATCCTTATTTATTAGAACTATATCTTTTGATAGTCCTGTAGTTCTCTTATCATTATCCCAGATTGTTCTGCTAAATGATCTTAATATATTATCTTTAAGTGAAAATTCTAGCACCTCACCATTAATATTTTCAAATTTTCTGTTCTTCATTTCCCATTCCATAAAAAGTTGATTTCCCCGACTAACTTTAATGTTCATGAAGTAGACCACCATTGGCCATAAGCCTTAGCAAATCCCATAGGGGGTGTATCCTCTACCGCATTGTATCCTAAAAGTGCATCATTTCCATAAGTTGCATTTTGGCAAAATGGATCTCCATTTGCCCAATAACGACAACCTGCTCCATTTGGACAAGTTCCAGTACACCAAGTATATGTCCACCCAGTTTGTCCATATCCATAATAGGGTACTTGGCTTGTAGTAATGTTTCTCCACTCACATATGGAAGATGTTGATTGCATAATTCCTTTTGGAGCATAGGCTATTAAAGTTACTGGGCTTGATGTTCCAACTGGAACAATAGTTGATCCAGATCTTGTACCTGAAGACACCCTATAGTCTAATGATGAATCATATGGATCTATAGAAAATTGACCATTACCTATAAAGACCAATACTGGTTTTATAGGTATAAATCTACCTCCAGAGGAACTACTTGCTGCTACAAACATCTATTTACCCTCCATATTATTTTAATAAAAATACTATCTTATTCTATAGGCAACTATTAAAACGCCATTTTGCCCTATGCCCTGATATCCAACACCACCGTACCCACCTTGTCCGTATGTTGAGGTGTCGGCGTTAACACCGTCTCCTGCGCCTCCTGCCCCGACTTTCAAAGATGACCCCGTAATCGTAACCGTTCTGGCTCTACCAGCATAATTCTGCGCCCCAGCACTTGTAGCGCCACCACCACCATTGCAAGTATTCGTTGTATTCCATCCACTACCACCCGCGTAGCCTTGGCCAGCAGTATTAGTTCCTCCGCTGCCATAACTTCCACCAGGATCATTAGCGCCTCCACCTCCAGATCCACCGTTAGCGCCGTTGTAATTTCCTGTATTTGCTGCTCTCCCACCACCGCCGCCTCCGATAGCAGTAAGCCCATTGAACGTAGTATTTCCACCGTTATTGGCGAGTGTCGGATAAATTCCAGGACCAGCAAGACCAACAACAACTGGATAAGTGCCAAGATTTATGGAAGCAGAAGTAAGGATTACCCCACCACCACCACCAGTTCCGCAACGAGTATTCCCATCAATCTGCGCTCCACCAGCCCCACCACCAGCAACAGCAAGAATTGAGAACGCATCTATTGATCTTAGAATTGTAAAATTACTATTAGCAGTAATTGTGTGAACATTCCAAGTTTCTATAGTTCCATTGTAGTTTGGAACTTCAGCAATTGATCCACCAGTTGCTAAATTAAACATTCTTCTGGCTTTACCAGATATTGGTCCATATATGCCACCCATGCTAGATAATCTTGGCATTAGAAGTTTAGTAACGCAGATCCATATGCTGACCAAGTTGTACGACGGGCAATAGTGAATGAGAATATATCAATTTTCCCTGCACCTGATGTTGGAACTGGCGCTACACCCCCTTGCCACTTAATAGTCTGCCCTACCCCATCAATCTGCAATGCTGATGGAATATACCCAGTAGATCCTTGAGTAACCATTAGAGTTATAGTTATTGTTGTATTGTCAGTTACTAATACATTTGTTAAGTTTAACGTAAAGTTTGCTGCTGGTGGAGATGGGGCAACTACACCAATGCTCCATTTTGAAACATCTAGTGTTGTTATGTTAGAAGTAATTATTAAATCAGTAGATGGCTCTCTGACTCTTTCTGCTTTAGCATTTATCTGATCTTGAATATTAGATGCTGCTGCAAACAGATATCCAATATGTGTGCTTGTAACAGTTCCTATAGATGTTGTACTTGGAAGAACTACTGTCCCTGTGAAAGTTGGAGAAGCCAGTGGAGCCTTTAACCCTAAATCAGTCGTTAATCCACTAATTTTTGATTGTGCTATGGCTGCTGAAGCACTGACCTTTATATTAGTTACTGAATCTGATGCAAGCATTGAATTTACAACTTCCCCAGTTGCAATAACATCATTATCAATTGCTGTTTTAACAAACGCTGTTGTGGCTATATATGTTGTATTATTTCCAGGACTTGGAGTAGTTGATGTAGGTGTTCCAGTAAATTCTGGAGATGTCAAGTCAGCCTTTTTACCAAGTTCTAGGTCTACCGCCTCAGCCAATAGATTAATGTGTAGGGATACATCTACTGGATCTGTTTGCTCTGGGGAAGGTAGGAGATATGGGTCTGTATAAAGCATAGTAAAATTATACCATTATGCTACTAGATCTCCAGCAACGACCCACGTATTTGTTGCTCTTTTAATTAAAGTTATCATTGACCATTGAGTTCTGGCCTTAAGACCTGGGGTTGCATTAATAACTACCGTCCACCCAACATTTATTTGTCCATCTATTATTACTTGTCCTGTACCAGTTTGCAAAACAACAATGTATGTTCCAACTGGAAAAGCCACGTTTGCATTTCCAGGAATTGAAACATATGTTGTTGATGATGAATTAACTTCAACAACTTTACTTTGATCTGTTAGTTGTAAAAGATAGGATGCAGTTCTTGGATTTATTCCAACAACATATCTTTTATCAGTTAGTGTTTGTGTTCCAGAAATAGTGGCTACTTCTGCTACTGCCCCCCCATTGCTTGAATAAATTTTTCCAATTGGATCTACATAGGCTACTGAGGTAGCACTAGTTTTCCATTCTTGAAGGTTTGCTGATTGACCAACTACCCCTTGAATTGTCATAGGAACTACTGAACTTGTTGCTGGAGTGACTAGGTTTGGATTAATGCTAGTGGGGATCATTTTAAGATAAGTAGAGGATAATGTTCCTCCTCCAGTTGCAACTTCAAGAGCAGTAAGTCTTGTGTTTACTGGAGAGGGCAAAGGTAGTTCTCCGTACCCCAAATTTGTCTCTATTGTGCCTGCACGGGCATTTATATCTACAAGTCGCTTCTCTATACTGTTCTCTTCTACAGATCCTGTAAGACCACCTAAATGATAATATTGAAATGCTTCAACAATGGTTGCTTTATCGCTTAGAGTAGCGATTGTTGATAGATAGGTTGTTCCTATAGATTGAGTCATAATTTACCTAATAAGATTATATCACTTATGTTTATGCTATCTGATAAGCAATTATAATTATTCCTGATCCTCCTACACCTCCTGATCCTGCCTGACTTCCTCCTCCACCACCAGAACCAGTGTTTGCAGCGCCGCTGCCACCATTGGAGGCAGCCGGAAAAGTATTAAATCCTCCGTTACCCCCGCCACCAGATCCTCCAGATCCTGCACCAGTACCTCCTGCTCCTGATTCTGCATCTGATCCGCCTCCACCTCCTCCTGCGCGTACTACGGATATTCCAGTTATTGAACTAGAAAGACCTGATCCTCCATTTCCTGCCCTAGAAGCGGCGGCACCTCCTACTGCCCCTGCTCCTCCACCACCACCTGATGATTTAATTCCACTGGCACCTGTTCCTCCTGTATTACCTTGCCCCGCAGTACCCACGCCAGGAGCATAAGGCCAGTATCCTTGTCCCCCACCTCCAGAGCCTCCGACTCCTCCTTGAGATCCACCTCCAATTGTAACGATAGATCCAAAAGTGCTACCACCTCCTTGTGTGCTTCCACCTCCTCCAATTCCAACAGACAAAGATATAGATCCATTAGTTAATGATGTTGATCCAGTCAAGTATCCTCCTGCTCCTCCTCCACCACCGTAAGTTCCACTACCAAGAGCCCCACCGCCTCCAGCAATAAGTAAATATGTAAATGGATTTGGACCATTAATAATATTAAAAGATCCAATGCCAGTATCGGTAAAACTATGAACATTCCAAGTTTGTCCAGTACCATTGTAATTAGTCACAGTGTTAACTGTATTACCACCAGTTGCTAAATTCCAAGGAGATTTATGTCTATAAGGATTCATTAGAATTCCACCCATAATTATGTCCTTCTGTAATATATAATTACTTTAAGTCCCTTGGTTCCTGTACCCGCGACAGTAACATCAAAGGTGATTTCAGCATCATCAGCAATAGTTGATGTGACTAATGTTGTTGGAGTTGCTGCTGTAGTAGAAGTCTTTTCAGTAGCATCGATAGTTAATTTGGCGGCACCTAGAATTGTGGTTCCAGTAACCTTAATGTCTACTGTAGGAATACCAGAAGAAGAAGCAGTATTTACGTTTGACCTTGGAATTTGGGTAAGAGTCATAGCATATGGAGCACGTAATGTTACTTTGGCTACCCCCGTAGTAATAGCGGTAATTTCATCAGAAAGAGCAATCTCAAGAAATTCTTCACGTTGATTTACAAATGCAGTAGTGGCTATCTGTGTTGTATTTGTACCTATAGCAGCAGTGGTAGATAATGGAGTACCAGTCAATGTGGGAGAAGCAAGTGGGGCATAGGTTGAAGAAGCCGTGGCCGACTTTAAGTACCCTTGACCAACCACAAATGCAGTAGTCGCTACCTGAGTAGTATTTGTGTCTACAGCAGGAACAGTACCAGTAATGGTCACTATTCCAGTACTAGCAATATTCATTCGTGATACTGGAGTAGAAGAACCAGCGGGAGTCGTAGCAAACCACATACGAGTAGGTACATCACCAGCAGCAGGAGTCCCATCAACCTGCACAGAAATTGATGCCACAGCCTGATCAGATGCACCGTCATATGCAAGATATTGGGTGATCCCCAAGTAGTCGTTAGCAGCAACAATTGTTGGGGCGGCAGCCGTGCCCCTACGCTTCCTAAACATCAGGTAAACAGGTTGTGCGTCTGTAGAGTTCTTAATAAATCTAACATGATGTGCCGCATCCGATTCAATATGCAGGAGAGAAGCGGGAGTCGTTGTCCCAATACCAAGCCTGCCATTTGTATCAATAACAACAGGAGTGCTATCAATAGATGCAGAATCTTCCACCAAAAGTGCTGCGCCTGCCCCAGTCTGAGTAATAGTTAATGCTGGAGTACTTGTGTTTGCTAAGATTGTTGGACTTCCAGTAAGTGCTGGAGAAGCAAGGGGAGCATAATAACTTCCATGTTGTCCATCTAATAGATCAGCATTAAGATTAGTAACTACCGTCGTTGATGCAACAATGAGTGGTGGAGAACTTGTAGCGACTAGAGATGTAATTTGTCCTGAGAATCTTGCATTACCAACTACATCTAGTTTGGCTGAGGGAGTTAGTGTACCCATACCAACATCCCCTGATGAAGTAATAATGAAAGGATCAGTATCTACAGAAGTAGAATCTTCTACAAGAAGGGCAGGACCAGAACCTACTTGACTAATTGAAAGAACAGGAATTGTAGTATTACCAGTTAATGATGAAGGTCCAAATGTGGCATTTGAGTATGTCAACAATGACCATGTTTTAGCACCATCACCAATTTTCCAAGTATTGTTTGTGGTATCTAGGCCCATTTCCCCTGCTGCAAGGATGGGATTATTTGCCGTCCAATTGGCAGCGGTATCCCTACGCATTTGAATTCTAACTGACATAAATAAATTATACCATTCTCATATAGAATTTCATATTTTTATATTACCCTCACATATGGATTTAATAGATAAAGCCTGATAACTTCTTTACTACTTATTCTTAGCAATGGCATATACTGATACTCTCATTTAAATGTCACCGTTTCATTTATTGTAGAAGTCGCTGTAATTGTAGATACTTTAAAACGTCCACTAGTTGCTGTTGTCTGAGTAACACCAGCAGAAAATATCGCAGTATAAACATCTGGATACCTGATAATAACTACCCCTGATCCACCCGATCCACTTCCCACCGTTCCTCCACCAACGGTATTATTATTAGAAATACCACCACCACCACCACCAGTATTAGCGGAACCGTTACCTGGCAAAACGTTACCAACCGAAGCAGCACCACCACCGCCAGAGCCACCAGTTCCTTGAGTACCGCCACCGTTTAACGTGGTAGACCCGCCCCCACCGCCGCCACGGGTTATAGAAGTGCCAGTAATAGATGAGGCTATTCCAGCGCCACCATTTCCACCAACGGTGCTTGCCCCATTAACTCCAACAAAGCCTGCTCCTCCACCACCACCAGCCGATCTAACAGTTACAGTCGCGCTTGGAAATCCAGTACCGCCCATTTTCCCTTGGCCTACGGTCCCATTTCCAACTACACCCGATGTTGCAGCAGCACCACCGCCGCCACCAGAACCGCCGTTTGAGGCAGGAGTTGCTACGTTAGCAGCGGCTCCACCGCCACCACCTCCGATGCTTTCAATGGGACCGAAAGAAGAAGGATTTCCATTAAGGCCAGCAACAATATTGCCAGCAAGTACAGTGGCTGGACCAACAGTTGCCCCACCAGTTCCAACTTTTACTGGAAAAAATGAGCCTGTGGAAAGAACTAAAGCAATTTCAGCACCAACATTTGTGCCAGAGTTGTCCCCATTAAAACTACAGCGATATCCACCAGCACCGCCCCCGCCTCCAGAAACTTGGATATTTCCAAAACCACCAGAAGCCCCGCCACCAATTACCAAATACTGAACAACTAAAGGTATAGAAACATACGCTGGCTGTACTCCACGCCCATAAGACGTAGCACTAACTGGTAACGATGGTGTGCGTGGATATCTCATTACGCAATAACATTCACAAAACCATGAATAGTAATAACGTTAGCCGTTGCCGCAAATGCACGAATCACAAGCGGAGTGGCATTTCCCTTAATTAGAAGTCCTGGAGCAACCAATACAAGTCCTGATTCCGCTTGCACAGTCAACTCAATATCATCATCAGGCGAAGTAGTACCACCCCATTGAACCGTTAATTTAACGGCAGCAGTACTAGTGTTTTGAGCATATAGCCAAACCTCATGCAACGTTGCAGCAGTCGCTGATCCAGTATGAATTGTTGTACCCGCAGTTGCTGTAGCAACAACCTTAACGGCACGACCATCCGTTGAACCAGAAAGAATCGTTTTACTAAATACAGCCATTATTCCTCCTATGTAAATATTCTTTGTGACAAAACTGCTTGATCAGTTTCATAACTAACAACAGCAGTTATTGCTGCGCCATTCACAAGAATCTCTGTCGCATTTATTGTACCATTTACATCAAGTTTATAAACAGGGGTCATGCCAATACCGACATTGCCAGCGGCAGTGATACGCATTCGTTCAGCAGGGGTAGCCGAGCCATCAGGAGTCGTGTTAAACACCATACGACCCGGCATGTCCCCAGCACCGGGAGATCCATCAATCGCCGCAACAATCTGTGCCGCCGGTTGATTAGCCGCTCCGTCATACCCAAAGAACTCTAATGACCCAATTGCTTCACCAGCCAAGACGGTAGTAGGCGCAACCGCAGTCCCATTAGCCCGAACGAATAGGCTTTTAACGCTAGTGGCATGGGATTGAAGCCATTGCCGGTAATTACTTGTACCTTGGACATGTAGTTGTGCTTGAGGATTAGCCGTCCCAATACCAACATTGCCAGTACTTGTAATACGCATACGTTCAACTGTTGCAGTACGAATAATAATAGAATCAGAAGTTGATCCAGCATTATATGGTATTCCCATAAAGGCTACCTCTGTATCAGATAGGTCAGTAAAGGATATACCACCTGAACGAGTAGCCGCTCTTTTAATATTTAATAATGAGTTTGGAATACCCGTTGTACTATCTGATGATTCAATACGAATTTCTGAAGTTGTTGAGGAGAGGTGGACCGTTCCTGATTTAAGCGTAGATGGGGATGTTGTTCCAATACCAACTTTTCCATCTTTATCAATAATAAATGGACTAGAATCCACACTAGCAATATCTTCAACTAATAAAGCAACTCCTGCCCCAGTTTGCGTAATTTTTAAAGCAGGACTTGAACTATTATCCAATATTGTGGCATTTCCAGTAATTGCTGGAGAGGCAATGGGAGCATATGTAGAAGTAGCAGTTGCAGACTTTAAGTACCCTTGGCCTACTACATAAGCAGTAGTCGCTACTTGAGTTGTATTTGTATCTACTGCTGCTGTTGCAGAACTTGCTATTCCTACAAGATTTATATTTGCAGCAGATATAGTTGCAATTCCTCCTTCTGATAAATATATTCCATAATCAACTGTAGATTCATTTGCTAGAAGATGAGTATATCCATTTCCCATTGCATCTAAACTATCAACGCTATTTTTAATTCGGCCCGCAGTGAGTTCAACTGATTGGAAAGATCCCGTTATCATGTTGGCTGCTTGTATGGTTGCATAACCACTTCCTATAAATATTTCTGAAGGAATGTCTGGATCTGTATGGTCATAGAATGCTTTAGACCAAGAAGTTGATGATCCATTAGTTATAAGCAGTGATCCATCATTACCTGTTTGATCTGGAATGGCTGTAGTATTTCCAATTTCTACCCAAGCAGAACTATAATAAATATAGGTTTTACCATTTGTACTATCAAACCAAAGCATTCCTTCTGCTGGTGAAGATGGAGCAGTATCGGATATTATTGTTCCACTACTTGATAACCAAGATGTTCCATTATGGTATCTGAATATTTTATTAGTAGTATTAAAATATGTTTCTCCAGATACGCCAGTTGCTGGATCAGTAGATAGGTTTACCGTCTTCTGAGTACTAAGTAATCTCTTTGTCATAAGTTAATTATACCTTTCTCTTGTGGAGGGGAGAACAGAGTAGTATCCTCCCCTCTCATCAAGATTATCCAACGACTACCACTCTATAAGCATTGAGCGTTGGAGCAATTGCAAATGATACTGTCACTGTATTTGTGTCTGTACGAACTACATCACATTCTACAGTATCCCATGTAGCATTGTCATATACTTGTACCTGAACATCTCTTGTTCCCAGATTATGAGAAACACCAAAAGATGTACCTGATGCATTACCTACGCTTGCAGATATTTTTTTGGTATACCATCCCGTAGAAAGAACGCTGTTTACACGAGTATCTGTGTAGTATAAATTTGTTCCTTCTTCAATAGCCGTTGTTGTAATGGCATCAACAGCAGAAGTAATGTCTGCGGTATATGCAACAGTTCCACTTTCATTTTTAAATGTTATTGATCTATCTGCTGTTGGATCAGTAAATGTAAGTGTAGTTTCAAATGCATCTGCTGTTCCTTCAATAACAATGTTGTTATCAGATAGGTATAGGCCAGCAACTGTTGGATTATTGATTACTGGACTTGTCAAAGTTTTGTTTGTAAATGTTTGTCCAGTATTTAAATCTGCTGTAATAGATGTATTAATACTAAATGCTGTTCCAGTTAGAGTTAATCCATTTCCAGCGGTATAAGTACCTGCACCAGAGAATTGTTCAAAGATAACATTACTAGTGCCAACAATAGTAACTGTTTCTACTTGAACCCAACCAGTATTATTATTTACTGTTCCACCTTGAACGAAAACAAAGTCTCCACCTTTAATTTCCGATACTTGGTCAAAATCATCTGCTCTTGTTAATACAGTTCCTCCTGTTGCCCAAGTATAGACACCGTTATTTGCTTGAGTGGCTTCATTTTTTACAAGGATTCTTGCACCATTTGTTAATGGAATTAAATCTAATGTAGTTAATGCAGTTCCTAATGTTAGGGTTGCTCCAACTCCTGAAGTTCCATTGGCATATGTAACTGATCCTCCTGTAATGCTAGCCAATGTTGCAGGGGTAGCAGCAACTACTGGAGCATGAAGGTTAAGACCTGATGCAACAGTATCTACATACTGCTTTGTTGCTGCTTGTAGAGCAGACAATGGATCAGCATTAAGGGTTACGGTTCCTGGGAAGGTAACGGCACTTGGAAGTGATAAAGTAACTGCTCCAGTAGAGGAACTTGCAGCAATTTGATTTGCTGTTCCAATGATAGATGTAGCACCAGAGTTAGTGATTGTTAAAGTGTCCGTTGTTGCATTTCCAGAAACAGTTATTCCTGTTCCTCCTGCAAAAGTAACAGTATCATCATTGGTATCTGCAACAAGCGTTACTCCATCAACAGCAACATTCTTAAAAATATTCTGTGAGGAACCCTTATCTGTGTTGGCAATTGTTGCTGCTCTTCCTTCAGTTCCAGATCCAGAAACACTTACTCCATCTGTACCTCCGATTGTGGCAACATAATCTCCAGTTGTGTCGGTAGTCAATGCTACGGAGTTTACGGCCACTCCATTTGCTGTGGTTGCTGTGGTTGCTGTCGTAGCATTTCCACTTAAAGCACCAACAACATCGGCATATATTGTATTTGGTAGTCCTACTGTTGCAACTCCTGAAACTGTAGACACTGTAACTTCATTGGTTGTTCCAACTACACTAAGATCTGCACCTATACCAGCCCAAGCAGAACCAGTGTAAACTTTTATGGTGTCGGATGTGGTGTTGTAGTACATTCTTCCCTCAAAAAGATCTGCAACTGGATCGGCAGAAAGTTTTTCGAAGGAAGACTTAATAAGTTGATTTCCTGCTAAATCAATGTGTGTAAGAAATCTTTTAGACATTTTTATTCATCTCCATTCATGATAAGTAAGCCGCGCCCAGAATGGATTGAGAAAACGTAGCAATTATTGTACTTCCACTGTACTGATAATCACCCTCAACAACCTTCCCATCTAAATCGACTACTGTTATGTTTGGAACAAAAAGCAAATCATGCTCAATAGTCCAAACTGAGGCGGCTGAAGTTTGATAATGAACATATGAGACTTGACTTAATGTTAAACCAAATGCAATGCCATCTCCCCAACCTAATTCTGTTTTTGGTCCAAACAGAAAACCTGATTCTACATTAAGGTATTGGTCCCCTACTAATCCAATAACTATTGATGGATCTTCAACTCCAGAAAGAACCTGTGTTCCTCTTGGTCCTTGGGGACCAGCATTGCCAGTAGTAATTTGTACAACTGTTTCACATACGTTTACGCTTACCTTAGAATCTTCTGAGGATACGTTAACTTCTGGTTGATAGACAGTTGCAACACTTGTCACTACCTAGTCACCTCTGGAGTTACTATGAATTTGCCTTCTAAAAATCTATATGGATATGTACTTGGATTAATCAATTCAATATCATACACATATTCTTTGGCTACTATTGCAGATGTTTGAAGTGCTGAAATATTCAAGATTATTGTTCCATCTACTCCACCCAAGAAGATGCCATCATTTTCAGTAGTCAAACTAAGAATTGCTGAGTAACTGGAATACTTCTCCCTGACTTGCATTCTTGCAGTCCAACCAAAAAGATCAACAATTACACTGTCGATGCTATAAGTAAAAACAAGGTCGTCAAGAGTTGACCCTTGAGGGCATAGAATGTTATACTTGCCTGGTATCATATAGAAAAGCCTCCTTAATTTTAATTTAATTATATCAGGTTATAAGCGTTATAGAAATGTTATCTTCTCAACTTGACAACCTCTACAAATGATGGCTATACTTGTCTTTAAGAGAAGAAAGAAAAAAGAGAATGTTCTTCCTAGTTAAACCAATAAAGACCCGAAGGGTCTAGAGATGAAAGGTTATTTCCTTGGAAATTCCAGTACTTGATCATGGATATGTAAGGCTAATTAACAATATGGGATCTGATCTTGATGTTGTAAATAGTGCAAGGGTTTCTTTTGATAAAGAAATCTCTTCATTATCTCTTGGAGATGAAAAGTTAATCAACTTCTTGGTAAAACATAAGCATGATTCTACCTTGAGACATTGTGTTATGACTTTTGAAGTCTATGCCCCGCTGATGATAGCACGGCAATGGTACAAGCACGCAGTTTCATCAACTCATCTTGACGATCAACTTGGTTGGAATGAGTCTTCTCGTAGGTACATTACTGAGAAGGAAGAGTTCTATGTTCCGAGTCCTGATCAATGGCGCTCAGCACCTGAGGATCGCAAACAGGGGAGCGGTGAGAGCGTTGGACTGTACAAGGGCTCAAAGTACTACCAAGCAATGAACCGAACGGTTACAGAGGGGCACAGTCTTTATTTAGAAGCGCTTGCAGATGGAATTGCACCAGAGCAAGCACGACTCCTTCTTCCTGCATACGCTATGTATGTGCGTTGGAGATGGACTGCTAGTTTGAATGCTCTCCTTCACTTCTGCTCCCTACGTTTAGGTCACGGGGCACAAAGTGAAATCGTAGACTATGCTACAGTGATTAACGATATGGTTAAAGAGCATTATCCAATCACAGTAAAGGCATGGAATGAATTTCGTATCTCCTAGAGCCAGAAAGAGGGCTGCTAAGTGGAGACTTGCTGGAATAATTAAGAAGGAACTTGGATGTATCGATTGTGGATACAATGAACATGCAGTTGCTTTACAGTTTGACCATGTAAACGATGATAAGAAGGCTAGTGTGTCTAATTTAATACGTTCTGATTATGCTTGGTCAACAATTATGACAGAGATATCTAAATGCGAGGTAAGGTGTTCGAACTGTCATTCTGTTGTGACTGCTCGTAGAAAACTCGCATATCGTGAATCTGCTCCATTAACATCTCATTCTGCTTCTTTAGAACCTGTAAATCTTGTCGAAGTAGTTCGTTTTCGCGGATCATCTCTTCAATCTTCTCACGAGCGTGAACAAGTTCTTCACGAAGTTCCTTCATCGTCAATTGCATGGTTTCGACGGCTGTTTGAGAAGAATCGCTGATAGCAGTATAAATATCAGAAATATGTTTCTTACGATTAAGTAACCAAGTAAGTGTACCTGCTACTGGAGCGGCTAGAACTCCAATAATTGCAATGACTATCGCACTATCCATTTTTGTATAGTCCTCTATGGATGATAAATAGATCAATGAATCTTAATAGGCTAGAGACAAGTAACCCACCCCAAACACCTACAATAATTGCCCAAGTCCACCATGACCTTGGCTCAAAAACTGTCATAGCAGCAATTTCAGTTATGATAATGGCAAGACTTGCTGAAGAAACAAAAAGCCATCCGTACATTTCAGCAATAAGGGATATAACTGGATACTTTTTACGATTACATCCTAATGCAAGCATGATAACTAAACCAGAAAACATCAAATATAACGATATGATAACAATTATAGTTGATGCTAGGTCTACGCCAATACTTTCTGGCCAAGAATCGTCTATTATTCCGTATAGACCCGCAAAAAAGAGTAACGCTGCAACATAGAAATCAAAGGGACGATCATGAGTAGTGGTTTTAATCACCCCTTTGATCTTATTCATGTTACTTTGAAGCGTCTACTGCTGTTGCATCCGATCCTTTACCATAACGAGGATCTTGAGAATCAAAGTAATTCTTGATTACAGGTAGAACGGCGACGGCACCAGCAATAAGTACATACCAAAGGTCATTAGCAGTAAGTTGTCCATCTCCTATTGAAACAATAACAGCGGTAATAACGGCTGCTACAAAAACGTTTGTCCATGATTTAAGTATTGCTTTAAAGTTTGTTGTCATATTAATCTCCTTTTTTACTTACCTATCTATTATACCAAAGTTTATGTTTGATATGTAGGTATATGTTATTTCTTGTAGCCGTAGACGGAAACTGAGCCACTCATCGTTCCAAAGTCCGGCCAGAAGGACCAACCATCGAACTGAGTCGCCAATGCGTATCTAGTTGTATTCAAATATGTGATGGTTCCAGATGTTCCTGATAGGGCTCCCGACGCGATCCATTGCATACGAGTTTGACCGCCCCGTTGAGGGTTAAAGAACGTGATCTCCGCAGTGAGTGGGACATACCCAGCGTCTGAACTAAATAGATCCATCTGCGGACCAGTCAGCGTGGTATACGCCGAGTACCCCCCAGATGCATTCATCTGGAACCCTGCCTTCTCATAGTCATTGGTCGCTGGGCCAGTCCCACCAATTCGCAAACGTCCACGCATCCAACTGCTAGCAGTAACGCCGTCAACAGTTAGGAGCACCTTGTAATTCCGATACGTATATGAAAAGCAATTGTCAAGGATCACCGCCGCCACCGTGCTGAAAGACTGCGTTGTGATTAAATCTAATCCAGCACCAATCATTGTTCCATTAATTGCCGTGGCACCTGTAGAAGACATTGTAATATTATTAATGGAAGAAGATGGGTGTTGTAAGTTTGTGGTTTTTAAAGTGCTCATGCGTTCCTCATCTCAGTGCCGCGCATCGGTTCAGTCATCATGCCGCCTCGTAAGTCAGGGACAGCAGGATAATGTCGTTAACCGCCCAGATGAACGGGCTGCTCGCCCCGGCTTGACCCCATGGTCCACCCTCACGAGTTAGGTATCCGTAACGCCACGCACCCATGTATTTCGCGGAGTTTGCTGATACGTCTACGTAAATTGCAGTTCCAGTAGTCAACTCCATATCTCTTGCGGCAATAGGAAGACCAATATTGGGATCAGTACCAAGCGTTGTTGTAGATCCAAATTTTATGAAGACCTGCACATGGACCGTTTTCCCAATTTGCGTGTAACTTGCGCTCACGGATGCGTTCCCGAGAGCCATCCCCGTCGTTGCTGGCGTGTATGTCGTCCAAGCGGTGGGGGTAGTGAACTTGGCTGCTAGTGCATCACCAAGATCACCAATACTGTCGGTGCCATCAAGGATAATTGGCATCATCGACCGCCCAGTGCAGCGATCTCGTCCGCAGTCAAACCGAGTGCAGCCAACTTGGAAACAGCAGACTCACGATTCGCAATTGCTAATGCAGCGGCCTCATCAGCGGCAATCTGTGCTATTGTAGCGGCCTCAAAGTCAAGTGCGCGTTGAGTAAGTTCAGTGTCAGTGAAATCACGATGAATTACCTCTCCTGTAGAAGCATCTATTTCAATTATGTCTGCCATAGTTTTATTATACCCTAGTTCCTGTAGCCGTAGATGCTGATGGTGCCGGTCATGTTGCCGGTGGACGGGTAGGCGTCGAAACCATCTGGCGTGGCACCGTTGTATGACAGGCTGCACAATTCTTGGGAGACGTTCCCATTCGTGTATGCGCCGGACAGAGCGACAAGGCTTTGTGGTGTGGCAAAGTTCATGTCAGCGGTCCAAACACCCCAATTTGACGCATCCCCAATAACACCTAGGACGGCATAACCTGCCGAATTCGTGTACGTGCCTCCGCGGTTGTAGTAGTAGGACGCGGTGTAAATATCCGCTCCTGCTGCACGGAACCTCCAAGTGAGTGCTTGCGAGGCTGTCGAACCCTTCAGCCGGGCAACAATCCGGTAATTGTCATAAGTGCTGGTGAAACACGAATTGATCGCCACTGCCGACACCGCGCTGAAAGCCTGCGTGGTGATCAGCACGAGTCCTGACTGTAAAGAATCGGTAGGTAAGGTTAAAGTATTGTTTAATCCAACGGCAGGGGGAGCAATCTCCGTATATCCAGATGTAGATCCATAAAGTCTTATATTACCCATTACACCACAACCCAAATAGATCCCGTTGGAATTGTTAAAGTAACTCCATTAGCAATCGTTACTGGTCCAGCAGTTATTGCGTTCTTATTAGTAGAAATTGTATAACTAGCAGTTACTGTTTGACTATTTTCATAAAATACGTCATCGTTTCCCCCACCAGTAGCACCTCCACCAATGCTAGCCCAAAAAGAAGTTTTCCATCCATAATACCTATCGGTATCTGTTTCATAAATCATTTGCCCATCTACAGGAGTATCAGGGCGGGTAGCAGAGGTACAAAAAGTAATAACCTGTGATGAACTAGAGGTTAACTTTGTCGCCAAAGTAGTATCAAGATCAGTTACTTGGCTCTGTGCAACAGTTATAGCATCTACGCCTCCAGCGCTATGAGTTGTAGCGTGAGTATAGTTTGCATAACTGCCAGACTGTGACCAAGATGCCCCATCCCAAATCCATATCTTGCTCCCATTGATAAAAGATTCACCTATCGTGGGGCTAGTTGGGAAAAGCATTGCCATGTAAAAAGTATACCACCGAATAGTAGTTTTAAATAAAACTATTATTTAAGAACGAAGATAATCAATGTCATACTAAACCAAATCTTACTTGATCATAAGTATAGTTTTTTAATCTTTCTGAATCGGTTAATGCTCGGTTATACGCTCTGATACAATAAAAAGTTCCAGACCACGATCCTGCCAGATAGGAAGGAGTAGTTAAGTTCCAAGTAGACGTTCCAGTACTATTCGTACCAGATGTGACTATCGATGAATTATTTCTATATACCTCTCTATTTGGGGTATATGCTCTTCTTGTAATAAAGGAATAATGCTTCTTTTGATTTAATGGCACTTGTCCACCAACAGATATTCTTTGGGTAACGTCACAGCATCCATATGTATCATAAAAAAGACTTCCATCGGTCCAAGGAAGGTGAGAACTTATTGATCTAGGATCAACACCGACAGATGGGGTCGCTGCCCATTGAAAAAAAGTAGTCTCTCCATTTGCAGAGGGAGAAACCACAACCTCAATATAATTTTCATTTCCAAAACCAAAAGAGTTAGATGATGGACCTGAGAAACTAGTCCCCGCCGTAATAGAGAAGTATCCAGCAGGATTCCATGTTGCATTTGCAGGTATTGAATAATTCTTACCATTCCCACTAGTATCAAACCAAGTGGAACCTGTGCCTGGATATGAAGAAAGATTGGATGCATCAAGATTTAATACAAGTCCATCAGTAACGAATGGGCTTAATGCAAAGTATGGATTTAAAAGCATTCCCCCCATTATGTTTTATCCTCAACTACCATACTGTGTATTGTATCAGTATGCTTAAAAGCGCGGCGCGAAATGTAGAACTAACCCCCCTATAATGTCTTTACGTTCGGCGCTAACACGCCGCAATTCACCGCAACGCGGCGGCACAAAGTAAAGGGGTAAGAACATTAATCGCCTGCGGCGGTTACCATTTACGCAAAGGACAGTATGCATTCTCTAATGCAGTCTTACCATCTACAAAACAATGACACTGCTTACACATTCTTATAGCGCTCAATTCAGGACATTCCCCACATATCTCTAAACGCTTTGCTCGTACTTCTTCCATAGTCCAATTGGCCTTATTAAGAAGATCCCATGGTTTTACTGGCCGCATATTTCCTCCATCAAGTCGCTGTTCATTTTTATTAACCTTATTCCATCCACAACAATTTATCCCCATTTGAACATAGGACAATATGCCAGACGAAGATTAACAAATTCATCCAGAGGAAAGTTAGCCTTCTGGCATACGTCATCCAAGAGAAATTGACATCCCCCGCAAATTTTTACACGTTCTGGATATTTATATTCCACATGTCTAGTATAGAGCATTGCTGACGCAATCTATATGTAGCATATCCTTTACACTAACCATACCTATGTACAGAATACTTGACATTAATAAGATATGTACCCCCCGTTACACAAATGTTATATATTACAAAGTTTAAAATATTTTTATATCGTGCAAAGTTTAATATATTTTTATTTATAGGTTCATATATTACAAAAGTTTAATAAATTGTCTAGATGTACGGTACGCAAAATATGACAAAACGGACATATAGGATAGTCCGCACACCTGTGGGGTACATCACATTTCACAATTCGGACATATCGGATATTGGAGTTGCGAATTGTCAGACCCCTACGCTAGACTATCTATATAAGCAATCAACGAAAGGCACTACAATGACTACCCTACTTATCCCGATTAGCATCCTTGAGGATGAGGACATAATGGTATGTGTATTCTGTGATCAAGATACTACCCTCCCCTACTGCGCATCATGCAATGAATACAAGGGGCTCATGAGTATCATTGATTGGGAAGCCTATACAGGGGAGACATGGGAGTCGTAACCTAATCGTTACATAAATACCCTTCATAGTGGGTCAGAATGTCAGACCCCCATGCTAGACTAAGAACATAAGCAAAACAAAGAAACACTAACAAAGGAAACACAATGAACGTCATCACTAAGTGCAATCACATTCTCTGCCTTGGCCGTACCTCCGTTGCAATCGCATCCGTTGACCGTACCCTCCAGAATGGCAAGGTAGTGAATAACAATGTATGTAGCGATTGCCTTATCGCTTTAGAGGATCTGTTCTCTACCTACCCTGACATCTCCCATACCGTTACCGTACTGTAACCAAATACCCTCGATAATGGGGGTAGATTGTCAGACCCCTCCACTATAATAAAGATATAAAGCAAAACAAACAAACACTAAGAAAGAGAAACACAATGACTATCGAAATCACTACTGACAGAATCATGAATAGCGGCGGATCTTGGATCGTCATGAAAGACTTCTATACAGAAGATCGTGACGGTTACTTGTATCTCACGGGTGTAACCCCCTATGGAAAAGATAACCTCTACTCATACCCCGTGAGTGTGCTTATCGCCCATATCACTAGCCTTAGAGTCCTATCTAATGATGAAATGGTAATGGCCTGAAATACAGGGGGTGTGGTGTACCTCACACCTTATACCTTGACATATCAACATAATCTAATATAGAATAAAGACATAAAGAAACACACACTAACAAAGGACACAAAATGTTTCAGGCAACCTACACCAAGGCCCACCGTACCTTCATCGTTGGAGAGTATGCGAGCGAGCAAGGTGCATTGACCGCTATCGGTATCCATAGCGCGGTATTTGCTGAGCATGGCATGTCCGTTGATTACTCAATCTCATCACTCTAGAAAGTAGATACACAATGAATAGCCTCTCAATCACCGTACTAGATAACATGGGTATCAACCAGTCTTACACCTATGAGTGCCACAATCATCACCGTGCCGCCTTTATTATCTCTTTGACCTTTGACCTTTGCAGTGAGCAAGGCTTCACCATTGTAGATGTCGTGATGGCATGACATACACTGACCTTACCCCCCTAGGCCGTATAGTGGTAGGCATCTTGGCTACCCTTGCTATCATTGCTGCTATGGCAGTAGTAGGAGCAATAGAAACACAAGCAAGCCCTACCCCTATTAGTGATATGCAATGCGATAGCATGTATCATGCGGAACTAATAGCACGTAATACCCCTGCCCATGAGGGTATCGTTACTAGCATTGTGGAGTCATCATGTCTTTCCTAGCCAATAGAGTAACTATCTCTCACCCCCTAGCCAATCAGATTAGTATGATCCCAGAGGCCGTGGATGGTTGTATGGAATTGGCATTCTTCCAAGATAATAAGTGGGTATTGGATATCCTTGCTGAGTTTGCAGGGTATAACGATGGAAGTCTTGCTGATACAACTTCCTACACTCTTGTATACCGCTATGTACCTAATTACTTAGTTAGTGCTTTCCTAGTAGAGTATGCGGTAGGCAATGAAGCGTAATGCAGTCATATTCGATATGGACGGTACATTAGCCAATGTATCCTCTATACGCCATCACCTTATACCCGTGAATCATAGAAAAGACTTTGAGGCATTTCATAATGAAAGCGTTAATGTTCCTAGCAATCCCCATGTTGTTAATCATGCACAATTGGCCCATGTTCTAGGTAATGCGGTAATCATAGTTACCGCCCGTAGGCAACGATGGGCAAGGCATACCGCAATGTGGTTGGCACTAAACAACATTCCAAGCGATGCAATGTTTATGCGAGGGGACAATGACAATCGTCCTGACTATGAAGTAAAGAAAGATATCCTAGATGCTATTGAGCATACTTGGAATGTTATACATGCTGTAGATGATAACCCTAGTGTTATTGCACTATGGAATAGTCGTTTGATACCAACAACTATTGTAGAGGGTTGGGAATACTGAAAAGTTATTGCTAATAAACAACTATTTCATGTACCCCGAAAAGTGTTGGTACTAAACAACTATTTGAAAAAAATGGCCCCGGCGCGTTATCCACAGGTTATCCACAGGTTTAAGATAATCATTTAAGATGGCGGATTTTCATGCCCAATTTGTGGAAAAGTTGTGCATAACATGTTGATAACTTGTGTATAACTATTTGTCCTGTGTATAAGTTGTGTATAACTCATGTGATATAGACCACAAAAAGAAAGTTATCCACATGTCCGTTTTGTATGCATTCTCAGACCATGAATGTCAGACCCTCCTGATAGACTTCTAATATAAACCGAAACGAAGGAAATACAATGACTCAGACCCTTACCTACCCTCAGCGCTACGCTATGGAAAAGATTGCCCTTGCTGCAATCCCTGCCGATATCCGTCAGGCTAATGCGTACTCGCATACCATTGGAAACGTCGATGACTGTAACCGTTGCATCCATTGCGAAATCGCTGCTTGGAATGCATGGCAGCGCCACTGCTCCTAATGTCAGACCCCTCTGCTAGACTCAAAGAAACAATCAAAGGAAATAAAATGACCATCTACCTCGTCAAAGACCTCACTCGTGGGACCACTACTCGTATCGTCACCGATGGTGACCCTACCGTTCACCCTTGCTTCCATAATCACGTTCTCGATGTTGAGACTGTAGGTGAGGAGGGCAACCTCCTCTCCCTCGTCTAAATGTCAGACCCTACTGATAGGATAAATCCATGAACACATTCGAGAGCAACTGGTCAGACATCTACCACATGTTGGAAGATACCGCGTTCGACTACAGCAAGGCCATGCGAATTGGCGAGGATTCCGTTCTCGTCGATGGCACCCTCTTCTACTCACTCCCATTCTAAGGAAAATAATATGTATAAGGTTTACTACTACGGCGCATACTGCGCTATGTTCGATAATCGTGATAGGGCTCTAGAGTTTATCAAGATAGCAGTAGAGCACGATGGTGACTCCTACGGAGACTTTGAGATTCTTGATGAGAGTGATGAGCAGTGATCTTCTGTAGCCATTGCGACTTGGAAGTAGAGCCCTCCCCAATGTGGGAAGAGTTGTGCATCCCCTGCAACATTCATTTTCTAACTATTGACCTTGATCGACTAATCGCTTATCAGAATGAAGGGGGCAAGTGGTGAAGATTTACTCTTACCCAGAAATAAATACAATGCGTGCTGATCTAGATAGTGGTGAGTGGGTAGTCTGGTACGTTGGATCTCATACCGCCAACGTGTATAGAATTACAGATGAGCCAACATGGATAGAAAACATTGAGTGTTTCGAATTCGCTCATGAAAAGAATCGTACCTCTATGCTTGATTTCACTAAATCACTACAGAATTGGATGGAATACAATGCTGGCTAACACTGAACTCTCCCCTCGTGATTTTGAGATTTCCTTCCAAATCAAGATGGCAATGAATATGCTCAATGCTGAAAACACGTTGGCAGCAAAGGAGAATTTGCTCGCTGCACTTAGCGTCATTCATCGTGATGAAAACGATTGGGGCTAAAAGTTGTTTAATACCAATGCTTTTCGAGACTCCTCCATTATCGTTTCGTAATGATACGGTTTTGGGGAGAGCCGAAAGGTGTTGGTACTAAAGGACTTTTCTGGAAAAACCAGGCCGGTCGCGTTTTCCACAAGTTATCCACAGGTTAAGAAGTGCTTTAAGTCACACCGAAATATATGGCAGAAATCTGCGAAATCGCTTGACATTTAATGAAATCTAGGATAGGATAATATTATCATCCTAACGAAAGGCAAGCCATGTACAACCTCTACATCGACAACTTCTACTCCTACCGCGTCTCTGGATTCGACTCTTGGAAGGATCTTGCTAAAGAACTGCGCGAGCGTGGTGGCATCAAGGTCGGTGCGGGTGTCTGGCGCTTGGAAGATGGCTCATTTGCTGCTCAGGTTGAGGAAAATCTCGACAACTACCTCCTGACTTTGGAGGTGGTGTAAAAACCAGGCCGGACGATTTTTTTTCATTTGTCAAGTCTTTAAGGTGTGGTTTAAGTCACCCCTAAAAACATGGCAGAATTTGACATTGTAAATAAAATCTGATAGGCTAATGCCATGAGCAACTTTGAGAACCCCTGTGAGGGCAGCGACCGTGGATTCCATTCTTTCTATAACACCGTAAACGGATACGACCAAGATATTCGTTGCTGCTATAACTGCTGGCGTTCGGAAGGTATCTAATGAATCATCGTAGGAATCCTGAACACCAGAGGCGTATTGAGGAATTGCGTAGATCTAATGCCGCTATGCCTCATAAAAATAAGTCTAGATATACCCGTAAAACCAAGCATAAGGATAGAGAAAATGCCTAGTCCAATTCTGCACGGCTTTCCTTGGGGAATACAACCTAATGGGGAATACCATTGTCTAGGTTGTATGACTTGGATCGAAATTAATTACCCCCTGACCTTCTAACTAATAAGATAGACCCTCACTCTAATCCTTCCAACAATAGGAAACATCATGGGAAATGATACAAAGACTTCCAAGCATATCGTATACATTGACGATACTGTTATTGACTTGTCCGCTTATTCATTTATGGCTCTCAGAATTGTACGGGATTCGGATCACGCTGATAGCCTGCCTATGCGTATTCGTAGGGTAATGAAAGCAAAGATCTATGAGGATGTAACCTTTAGCATGGTGTTAGAGTCTGCTAGTAAGTTAAATCTGGACAGCGTACATTCACAATATAAGTTAGGATCTTCTACCTTTGATTGTGTAGCACTCAAGGATGGAGACATTTCTATTGTTGCTGAGGCTAAGACTGTATTAGATATCCAAGGATTGTCTAAATTTATTCTTCAGACATCTACCTTGGATTGTAAAAAAATTGTTATTTGTGGAAAAAATGCTATAGGCAAAGATAATTCTATTCTAGAAATAGCAGAGAATTTTGGCATCATTATTTGTGAACTGCACTCAGAATATAAGTATTTCCTCTATGACTATGTAGCACAAGATCTAGCAAATAAATTTGTAAATAGTTACTCATCTGCTATTGACATTCTGACTAATAACTGATAGGATCATACCATGATCACATTGAATCTCACCCACACCGTATCCGAAGCCCGTCAGGATGTTCTGTCATCCTACACGCGCCTTGCTCTCAATGCCACCATGTCAGATATTGCATCTGCCGCTACTTGGTATGATGATGCTAAGGATGTAGCCTTGGAAGTTGCACGCAACCTTGGATCTACCCTTGAAATTGGCGCGAGCATTGTTGCTGCATTCTCTCCCCGTCAGACTTGGGGACGTAACGTTATCAATGCGCTTTCATTCTCTCAGGGTAATCATGTCGCAGGGCTTGCCAACAATATGACAATGGCAAACAATTCTCTAGTTCTTGGATTCGATGCGCTCAATGGTCAGAAAACTAATGCTTTCGCTCGCAACATTGCGGGGGATACTAATGCGGTCACGATTGACGTATGGATGATTCGTGCCGCAGGGCTTGACGCTGCCAAGGGTGTCAATAAGTCAGAATATAATCTGTTAGCGGATTGTGTTCGTGAGGTTGCAAAGTCATTCGGATTGACTCCCGCAGCAATGCAAGCACTCATCTGGATTGTTGCAAGGGGTGAGGCTAAGTGAATGATCGTAATGGTGGTAGCATGATTATCGCAATGCTAACTAACGTAGTATTCTTTTTTGGACTAATGGCTCTACTCGGTGGATGCCTAAACTTATTCGGAGGAAAATAATGATTAGAGTTGATATGTCAATGAATTCATGGGATAGTCTGCTCTTCATGCTAGCCGCTCTAGACACTCATCATATTGTCCCCGCAGAAATTGACGCCATGTACAAAGAAATTTCAAATCAAATCTACAGTAAGGAATCCCAGTGAATAAGAATGAGTGGAACCAGACAGCCGCTGAGCAGAATGCAAAGGCTGAGCAGATCGGTGCAGGAATTGCAGTAGGTTGCGGTGTAATTATTTTTGTTGTCATTGCAATTATTTTGATTGCTGCATTATTCGCTGCGTAGCAACATGTTTTGGCTATGTCTAAAAGTTGTTTGATACCAACGACTTTTGGGCAAAAGCCAGGCCGGTCGCATTTTTCTCAAATGTCAACCCCTTAAGATGTGGTTTAAGACACACCAAAATATGTGCCCAAAATTTGCATGAACCTAAAATATGTGGTAAGTTGTCCCTATGAGAAACAGTCAGAGAAACCAAGGACGCAACGGGCATCGTGGATGCTTCTGTTGCTCAGATCTTATTTCATCATCAGCAATGCGTCAGCGTGAAAGGAAGGCTTGGAAGAATGATTACTGAACAAATCGAAGTGTGGGCATTGGAAGAGGGTGATGTTCTATACATTCAAGAACAAACATTCTACCTACAAGCAATTGAGGGTGCTGATAACGATCATAGTATTCTCTGGCTTGTTGATGATGAGGGATTCCAACGATCTATAGCATTGTCAGATAGTGACCTAGTTAGAATGGTAGTGGAAGATGTTTAGTGAATTGAATATCCGTACCGTCGAACATGAGGGGGAACTATACGTCAATGCTATGGATCTCTCAGGACATTTAGCGCACGCTGCATTTACTCTATACGCTGAGTTGGCCAATGAAACAAACGAGGCTATGCGTATGAGTGGTATGGGCCTTGTTGAGGGTATCCGTTCCGTTGCCGTTGTCATTCTTGAGGGTGACGCAAGTCACAGACTTAATTCCATTGACACCCTTGACGACCTGATGAATCTGTAGTAAGATAGCGTTATAACGACAAAGGGTGGAAATATTGAGTTGATAACAAAATGATAACAGTCTAGAAAATGCCTTGACATTCTCTCCCAGATGGTGTAGGATGTAAACATAACAACAAAGAGAAATGCTCACCGTGGCTTTCTCCCAAACAAAGGAAAATACATGAAGGTTATTGTCGCTACTGAGATCTGGAACACGAGCAAGGGACCAGTCGCCAAGGCTGTCGTTCGTAATGACAAGGGTACATTCCTTGGTGCAACCAACCAGACTCAGGCTCTCCCTGCATCTAAGATCGTTCGGCCTCGCGTTACTATCGTTGGTCGATAGCATTCGTATCCTGAGCATGATATAAAAAGGCTTAGTATCACATAGATCATAAACCATACTAAAGAAGGAAATAACATGAGTATCGCAATCGTCGGTTCAGAATTCATCTCTCAGAAGTCTTCACACAAGGGCATTGTTGCCGAAATCGTAGACAATCAGAATGGTTCGTACCGCGTCCGCTTTGAGGATGGTCGTTGGACAACCGTCTCATAATGTGTTACAATTCCTAAATAAATAAATAGAGTGCTTGAGTCTACGCCACCCTGCAAATCGACTGGCTGACTCAATGGATGGTTCCCATAATTATCGCCATCTACCAAATAGGACTAGGTGAAGGAAGGGAATAAGCCTAGTCCGCTAGCCTTACCCGCTGGGCGGGGATGAGATTCCAAACCTCGTCTGGCAAGGTCCGATTCCTTGGTGAGGTGCTGAAATAGTCATAGTCTAAAAAAGAAAAGGATGGACGGGGAGGGAAAAATCTCAGGTATGGGTTCGAATCCCATTGACTATTTTATTTGGTTCTGTAGCATAGCGGCTTAATGCGCTTCCCTGTCACGGAAGAGATCGCGGGTTCGAATCCCGTCAGTACCGCTAGGGGTAGGACATTGAATGATACTGAGAATGCATACGTGGCTAAGTCATTCAAACTTGAATTCAATCCACCTACCCCTTCCTTTTTGTTACTGTATACTGATGGTAGATATTTTGGAGTCCCCCCTCCATCATGTTCGTCCCTCTAGGTTGAGCATCCACCCACTTTGCTCCCTAGGGGGGCTTTTTTTGTGACTTGACAAATCTAAAATAATCGGGCCGGGCCGCGCAACGGATATCGTTGTTTATACCCATTTAAGAAGGCCATTTAAGATGCCCAATTCCCTTGTCAAGAGGGGAATTCGTTGTCTTTCGATCAAATAACAACTAAAAATAAATAAAAGAAATTGTAGATATGGCTTGACAATGACTCCCAAATCCCGTATTCTTTACCTATAAGCAAATCACCTAAACGATTGGAAATATCATGGCTCACATGTTGGAACAGTATGGCGAGATGGCCTCCTTTGCTTCTTTGCGTCAGCCTGCTTGGCACGGTCTTGGCGAGGTCTTTGATGAGGAAGTGACTACCGCCGAAATGCTGCGCCTTGCTCACCTTGCTAATTGGGATGTTCGTTGCGAGGAGATTGTTCTTCCTGGTCGTTCGCATCGTCAGCACTTTGCCACCGTTCGCACCAACCCCTATGACGGCTTGGCTGATGTTCTTGGTGTCGTGGGCGAGCGTTATCGTCCCTATCAGAACGAGGATCTGCTGGCATTCGGGGACAACATCCTTGACGGCGCTCGTTGGGAGACTGCTGGTTCTATCAAGAACGGCACCGTAGTATTCGCATCCCTCGCAATGGAGCGTGAGTCAGTTATTGACGCTAGCGGTGTGCGCGATATCGTCAAGTCCTATCTTCTCCTGCATACCTCGCACGATGGCAGCCTTGCTATTCAGGCAAGCAATACGCCCGTTCGTGTTGTCTGCCAGAACACGCTCAACATGGCAGTAGGCGCTAAGGGCAAGGGTGCAAAGCAGTCCTTCCGTATGCGTCACACTCAGTCAGTTGAGGGTAAGGTTGCTCAGGCTCGTGAGGCGCTTGGCCTTGCTAATCAGTATATGGATGAGTTTGATATCCAAGCACAGGCAATGTTCGAGCAGTCCATCACTGCTGACAAGTTCTTTGACATTGTGAAGGCTATCTACCCTGAGCCTGAGGCTGATGTCAAGGGCGCACTCACTAAGTGGACTGCCAAGGTTGATACTATCTTTGACATCTGGACTGGTCCCACCAACGTGGGTATCAAGGATACTGCTTGGGGTGCTTACAACACGATCACTGAGCGCCTTGACTGGTATCGCAATCCTCGCGGGGGCAATGCAGAGAATGTTCTTGCTGCTGCTAGTGGTTTCGATGCAGTCACCAACGCTGAGAAGAATCGCATCCTCTCAGTCGTGAAGGAACTTGCGTTCGCGTAGTCCTTACACAATCCTAGGCATGATGTAAAACTGCCTTCTCCAAAATCCCTTTAGTACCAACACTTTTAGGTCACTCCATTCTTACAACGAAAACCCATTGCGGTTATTGAAGAATTGGGAATACTGAAAAGTTGTTGGTATCATTGGGGTTTTGGCCAGGCCGGGCATCTTTTTTAAAAATATTAGAATAATAAAACATTTAAGATGCATTAAGATGAATCCCCAAAAACCCCATTTTTCGCTTGACATTGGGAAGGGCATAGGGTAAGATGAGACTATTCCAATCGACGAGGAGAAAATAATGCGTACCTATACCGTCAACATTAGTGCATCCTATAACGATACCGTTGAAGTTGAGGCCAACTCTGAGGAAGAGGCGAGCGTTCTTGGCTTGGCAGAGTTTGATCGCACCTTTGGTGTTGTAGGACAGGGTTTCTCTATGGCCTTTGACTATTCGGAGGTAGAGTCTGTAGAGGAGTAGGTCTTGACATCTACCCCCACAACTGCTAGAATCGTGATATCACCCACCAATAAGGAGTCCTGATGACTGAATATCAAATGACCATTACTGATCAGGTAGATGCCACCGTGTTGGCCAACTACAATCCTACCTTGGAAGAGCGTATTCTCAATCTCTCTAAGGAGAATCAGAATCTGGCGCGTGATCTAGAGACCCAGAAAGATAGCATTGAGATTCTTCAGAATACCGTCGCTTCCTTCCGTCGTCAAATCATGGAGAAGGACAGTTATATCTCAAGTGCCAAGGCTCTTATCGTTGAGGCATACGAGTGTGATGACTTTGAGAAGGATCGTGTTGAGGCTATTGCTGAGGCACTTGGCATTGCCTTGACTAAGCAGTATGCTGTTTCAGTCAATGTTACTTTCTCTGGTACTGTGACTGCCCCCCTTGGCATGGACCTTGAGGACCTGAATGGTTACCTTGAGGCTTCCATTGACACCAACGGATACAATGATGACTTTGATGTTGATCTCTCTGAAGATGACATCGAAGTAACTGTAATCTACTAGACATGTCTCTCCTAGATGAGCGTGCGCTAACTGTCTTCACTTCCCCCTCTGGGATGCTCCATATTGGTGCATGGTTTGGTCAGACAGCATGTGGGGCATATGTTGACAGTCATAAGGGATGGTCGTATCAGCAGTTGACTTCCCTGCGATATGTTGGTAGAATGAGCAGACGAGCAAGTGCCAATCGGATGTGCAAGCGATGCGCTAATGAGTATAAGGATGTGCGAGATGATTGACTATGACAGAATGACTACCGCGGAAATGCAGGAGCGGTATGAGGTTCTAGGATTCGGACATGGGCTTTGTGTCGTGAAGCGTAGGTCTGACGGTGTGAAAGGTAGTCTAATGTTTGATCACTCCCCTCGTTTCTACCATAGTTTTCAGGAGGCATAATGGAACTTACCTATGTTGTTTCATATAATACTGAAACTCAGAAATGGTCTGTGGAGGATGAGACTCTGTATCTTGATGGAAACATTTGGGATAATCAGACAGAAGAATGGTATTGGGCTACTAGCCCCCATGACGAGTTAGTAGATAGTCGTTGTCATAACATGCTCAATGCCCTTGTTTCTATTTGACCTAAAGTTGACACGGAGGAAGATAATGGCTACTTGGAATATCTATGCAGAGGTTAGTGGCTCTCCTCTCTATGCAACCATGGAGATGGACTGGACTGATGAGAACCGTGCGTTTGAGACTATCATGGATGAATTTCGGTCTACCCTGCAAATCGACCTAGTGGAGGACTAATGCCTAAGTATACTGTCAGATATGAGTGCCGCGAATACTACGAAAAGGTCTATGAGGCTATCAGTCATGGTGGGGCAGAGCAGATGTTCTATGACGATGACATGTTGTTTCAGTCTTCACCATATGATTCTGATGTAAGCCTCATTGAGGTTGTCGATGAGGATGAAGAGTGCGAGGTTCTAATTGACTAATTTTGAGCAATTAGAATTTGACTTTGACTACGCTGAGCAGAAATGGAATGAGCATAATGAATCACAGTCCTAGAATTCCTAATGGTGAGAAGGAAGTCTTTGCTATGGCTTTCATGATTGGGTATATTGGATGGATTCCTGATGACTTGGCATCTACCTTCCCTGATGAGACTTTTGAGACTGCTCCAAGTTGGATTCATCCAGAACTTGTGGGTGTATGGCAAAGAGGGTATGATGTTGGATCAGCATTTTTCTGTGACCATTCCCTAGATGATGAGGAAGTCTAATGATTGTCGAAGATCTAATCCGTATGCTTTCTAGTTTTGATCCAGATGATGTTGTGTGTGTATCTCAACCTACCCACAATTATTGGCATGAGGTGGAGGCTGTAACTATAGACTTTGTTGGCAAAGGGATTGTGGGATTAGACGATATGGTGTATGATTCAGAAGCGGCTGCAATCGAGAATGCAGAAGGTTACAATACCTACGTTGTGATTGGTGGATGACATGAATTCAGATGAGTACCGCAGCAAGATTGTATCTCCTATCATGAGTGGAGAGTGTGATGAGTTTCTAGACTCAATCATCTTGTCAGTCAGGGCACGCAAGCAGGACATGGCTCCTAGCATCTGGGAGTTCCAAGCAGGGGACCGTATCAAGTTGGTCAATGCTACTCCTAAGTATCTTGTCAATGCCCTTGGAACTGTTCGCAAGGTCAATCGTACTAAGGTAGTTATAGATCTAGATCAGAAGACAGGTCGATTCTTCCGTAATATCACTACCCCCCTTTCTATGATTGAGAAGGTATAACTATGACTCCCACCTGTGACATCTGCAACGGAACAGAAGATGATGGCTATGATGGGTATCAGATCAGCGAATGGAATGGTGAGACAGGCTGCCATGTCCTCTGCGAGATATTTGACAATAGCCTTTCTGTCTGATAGAATCGTACCAACAACTACTAAGGAGCATAATTATGGGTGATCGTGCAAACTTTGGATTCCGATCTAATGAAGGAACAGAGATTATCTTTCTCTATGGACATTGGGCAGGGGATGGCATGATGGCTACCCTCGCAAATGCATTGGAGGTTGCTCGCCGTCGTTGGTGTGACGAGTCATATGCTACACGAATTTGTATCTCTAATATCATTGGGGATGAGTGGACTCAGGAAACAGGTTGGGGTGTCTCTACCTATATGGGAGATAATGAGCATAGCGTTCCTGTAGTGAACTGGGGGACACAGACTGTCTCTCTCTATGACTCTAGTGTCTCTCTCGTTCCCAACTTTGTTAATCCTAAATTCACAATGGGGCTAGATGTTTTTGTGGCTAAGTTCTCTAAGGATCTAGCCAACGCATAGACCCCCATCCAAGGAGGGACATACGTTCCTTAGGATGGGAACCACCGCTATGGTGAGGGTGCAACGAAAGTTGATTACTCCGAGCCGTGCAGGTTGGAAAGTGGGGGGAAGGGGAATTCGCTACTCTCCTTCCTCCCTTCCTACCTTGACAATGCTTCACAATGAGAGTAGGATAGACGCATGGACCCCAAGAGACTTGAGAGAGTAGCAGACAAACTTGTAGATGCCTTTGCTGATATGAGAGTTACAGACCAAGAACTAATGTACGTCGCTATGTATTGTGTAATCAAGGCTCAGCCTTCCCAAATCCTTGAGCGCATGGTAGAGTTCGGGGAACAACTCAAGTGGGAAATCAACAACGACAGAAGGAATGACAAATATGTCCAAGACAACATTTTCTAATAAGTGCGACATTCTCAGCACCCTCTATATCTTCCATAAGGGCACAGATAATGAGGCATGGTCTGAGTTCTTTACATGGGCAGATATTGGCCTTCCACTGGCTTATAGCGTTGCTGAGGGTTATGCTACAGCCAAGCCAGAGGGTAAAGAGATTGTAGAAAGTACCTGGAAGGTGTTCTGCGATATGATCAGCATTGACCCTGATGCTCTGTATACTAGTCTAGAATCTGCTTTCGAGGCATCCCCCAATCCCCCACTCGCTGATGAGGATGAAGAGGACGAGTGAGATAGCCCACACCGCTTCCCCCTTGACAAAAGGGGGAGGCAGGGGCCGGGAATACTTTTATAAATAACAAAAGGTATTAAGAACCCCATTATAAAAATGCCGAAAATCCCTTTACGAAAGCATTGTAAAAATCACGGGAATATGATAGGATGAGCGTATGACAGTTATAGTAGGTATGGTAGATAATGGCAAGGTATATATAGGTGGAGATAGAGCAGCATCAGATGGATCAGCAATCATATCTCTCCATACCCCCAAGGTACATATAAGAGATGAATGGATCTTTGGCTATGCTGGATCACTGGGGGTAGGACAGATCCTACAGATCATTACAATTCCTATACTTAATGATAAGGAAGATCTCTTCTTTGCTTTGAGGGTAGACCTAGTAGATGCTTTTAAGTCTATGCTAGATATCCAAGGTATAAGTATAGATGGTACTAATGATACAGATATCCTTATAGGTATAAGAGGAAGACTCTTTGAATTATCCCCCGTGGACTGGAGCGTAGCGGAAGTGCTTGAGACTGCCATAGGCAGTGGGGGTGATTTTGCATTAGGATCATTACATACTACTAAAGAATTCCCTGCTACACCAGAATTTAGAATAGAATATGCTCTTAATGCTGCTATCGCATACAGTCCTAATTGTCAAGGGCCAATAGATATCTTATCCGTATAAAGGCCGGAATATACATAGGTATATATAAGACATTAAGAACCCCCTTATATGAATGCCCATTTTCACATAGGTATATATAACACTCTGGTCATATAGGTATTACGAAAGCATATATTTTATGCATGGTTTATGCATAGTTTATGCACGCTTTATGCATGGAGTATAAATGGAGGACTATTATTATAAATGGCTATGTTTTATATAAGAATGGAGCAGAATGTATATGTTTTAGGTGATTTATAGGGGGAAATGGAGCATAATAATGAGTATTAAGATAGTTTAACATGGATGCCCAAATAAGCATATTGTGTATAACTTGTGGATAACTGTCCATTCCAAAAACCACAGTAACATCTTTATACCTTTATACATCATATATACATACTTTATACATCAATATCAGCCATTCTGGGACTCTATACTACCTATCCTGATAGCCACATATGTCTCTTATCCTAAGTGCTTACACTCTCTTATATGTATTATGGTTATTACTATATAAAGAGGGTCATGATTGGATTCCCCCGAGAAATTGTGAATTCATAAACGATGCCCACTTACATGAGATATGATGACTTCTCCACATACCTTGGCTACCACATGTGCATTCAGGAGTAATACAAGTTAAAACATATTCAATAACTGTACATAGGTCACAATCTTCTTTATCTCCTACGTTGTTATAACATAGTTCATTATGCATTGTTTATCCTCATATATAGAGTATAGGGATGATTAGGGGATATGTCAATAACTACCCCCGATTATAATTCTATGATTTCAGAATAAGACTTATTATTATCTTTCATATACTTCTTTGCCTTACGGCTTGCAACTCTTACTGCACCCTTCTTTGTAAGACTGTATCCTTCTCCCACAACAACTCCAGAGTCCCACACCTCTGCTTGCCAAGGGTGAATCATCTTAATAAATCGAAAAGATACATCTTTCCTATACGTCATATCTACTTTATAGATCGCCATGAACCTTCCTTCCTTTTCCAATAATCTTCTACTACTTCACACATACAGCCATAAGACAAGCATTCATCACACTGACAAATGAATTCTGCCGTACAATCAAGTTCATGTTTCATCATGTCTCCAATGTATAAAACTTCGTACCGCCGACGAGCGGAAAAGCATAGTGTTGTACTATTTTCGCGCCGCTAAACCATATTCCTTCTAAAGGTCCAAAGAGTTTTACCAATCCATACGTCTACTGTCCATGATGCACATGACTCACGCCCCCATGCAAGAATTCCATACTGCTTTGCCCCATGTGATCGCCTAATGATCTGGAATGATCCCACATACCAGTCTTTCCTTTTACTCTTCATCATAATCCTTCATTATAGTGCTTGATAAGGATTTGCTATCAAGCATTGGGATGCTTCTGTGAATAATACTTACCTGCACGATATCCTTCTTCCCACTGATCCTTGCCAAAGTCCGTAAGGATAGTATTAAGATCTGCCCAAGCCTCACTCAATGCCGCATCAAAGGAGCGGTATACCTTTTTCCTTGTAGAATCTATTGACTGCAAATCAAATTCATCATCTGGTGGAAACATTTCTTCTCCTATGTTGTGGGTACTACTTAAGTATACCGAAAATATAGCAGAAGTCAATAGCCCATACGAATGCGAGTACCCAAATAATTCGAATCTTCATTTAATAAGCAACAACGCAAAGAATAGTATTGTAAAGATTACTAGGATCATCATCATTCTGATTCCTCCAACACTTCTTTTGACTTCTTTAGTCCTTCTGTATACCCCGCCCACCAAGCGCTGTGCATGTCAGGGTTATTGTATTGTGGAGGATTCATTAGTCCCTCTCAAATACTTGAACTGTTCTATGAATGGTATATGCAGGCAACCAAGACCAAGAGCGTAGCGACCATCCTTGTACCGCCGCATACTTAGCAGCCTCTTCAAAGTTATTACAACGGATTACCCATCTATCAGTATAATCTTCTTCCATTACTTACTCCAGACGCTATTGATTCGTTGTGCTTCTTCTTCTACATATGCTAAAAGATCCCAATCACAGTCAGATAGGGCTACTACCCGTACCGCCTCTGTAATGCCTTCTAGATGCCGTGGACCTAATACATGGATACACTTATTTGGGGTATATGCTTTATGATCTTGTAAAGCATAGTATCCTCCAACACAAAGATCAATCATTACTTATCTTCTTCCTTGATCATTCGTTTATTATACTTCCCATAGCCACCATCTACTTTATAGTAAAGGGGTGCATAGTGTTCCCTAAGTAACTCTAACCACATATCTGGATGATTTGATCCTACAATAAGCCACATAAATGCTTCACTGTCACATATTTTTCTTGCTATCTGATCCCTTAAATCCTTGCGATCATCTTCTACATAACCCGACACTCTCTTATCCCTTGATCGCTGCGATTGCTTCATTGCGGTAGATACGTTCACCCGTTGAGTAACCGTTTTGGTAGGTGGACAGTGAATACTCCAGCGCCTCAACCCGCTGCGCGGCAGCAGCAAGCGCGTCACGCTGACCCTGCTCGTAGGACATCTCATCCCACTCACCCACCGTGACGGCAGGAGTATCTGCACGGACCCGTGCAATCAGGTCGCACTGGCAGTCATCACAAGTGCAGTCGGTGTCCCTACAAAATGCACACTTCGGTGCAGCCCAGGGGCATAGTGGGTCATGTCCATTCACTGCTTCAATGTATTCCATGTCTTAAGTATAATGGGTTTCATAGAGAAAAGCAAGAGGGACGGTAAACTTTCTACCGCCCCTCCTTACTAAACTAAATGATTAGTCTAGCCATGCTGTGTATTGAATAGTTCCGTCTGGGAATCTAAGTCCACCATCATGCATGAACTGCCAGAAGTGCTGATAGGAGCCTCCTGGATCTGCACCCCATCCCGCAGTCTTAATGTATAGTGCATCTTCCGTTGCCTCTACTTGGCTATACTTAGATGGTCCTCCAATAATGCCACCTGTTGGATCTCCTACAGGTAAGTAATCATAACGTAGGGCGACAGTTCCTTCTTGACCAGCAACTGATTCAAATGATCCATTAAAATCATCAGTACCAGAAACAGTGTATAGATAATTATCTAACATAAACCTGTCTGGATTTACACTAAACACAACATCGTAGAAGCCACCTCCTGCATCTTGAATACCAATAAGTGCTTCAATACCAACACCCTGCGCTTCTTCTCTTGCTTGCCAACGAACAATTGATCGTGATGTTGAAGCAAGGGAGATGGCGTCATTATCCTTAGCATTTTTAATTTGAACGGTATTGTCTGGATATCCCCAATACTCTGCCTTGATCTTATTAAGACCTTCTCCAGCAGCATCAAGTTGAATTGATCCATCACCGAATCGAATACCTTCTGGACTTGCCCACTTATTAAGTTTTGTTCTAAGGTAAGCAAACTTTCCTGGTGTTCCTACTGATGTGCCCCAGTCATAAAACTTTACTTGGTAATATTCATCTGCTTCTACGTCATACATGACGTAATCCTTTGCTTCAATATAGTTTCCAAGTGCTCCAGTTACCGCATAAAGTGGGTGATACTCTCTTGTTGAAACATTTGAAAGGTCATCCCATCCTTCAGTATTCCATAGAACTCCTGCTGGACTGACTGCTGGATTCCACTCATCTTCTTTAAGGGAGTTATAGATTCCTCCTTGAGCCTTTCTTTCAATTGTTACATATTCTGAGATCTGATCTCCTGGGCTGCTGGGAGTATCGTGTTGAAATGCTACTGATTCAGACATGAATATTTCTTGACGAGTGTATGAGAATCCATCATTTTCAGTTGTGTAATTATTATTGGCGTCTCCACCATAATTAGTTCCTGCTTGCCAGAAATGAAACTGAACCTTATAATACTTTCCAGTAGTATCATCACGCATGACTAGATCATAACCATTGTTGATTATGTTTTCATGAATACTATTATCTAGTACGTTATTAAAGTTTGTCCAATTTCTATTTGACAAAAGGTGAAGGTCTTCCCAACCATCAGCATTCCAAGATGTATTCAATGGACTAACGTTCTCGGTCCAAGCAGCCTCTAAAAGGATATTGACGAGTCCTTGATCTCCTGCTCTTGCAAGACGGACCCCTTCGCTGACATAATCAATGACTGCTTCTCCAGATGGGTTACGAATTGTAACTGGTTCATCTGCAAAAGATTTATGCTTAGCAACTGTGTAGCCTGATGGGTGTGTTCCACTCTTAGGTGGAATCTGTGCGGGTATGGTCATATAATAATTATAGCATTTATTTAGTTCTATTTAGAACTATTTCCTTAGCCTTTACCATACCCTAGTCCTTTAGGAGCCCATATACTCATGGCTGAATGACCAACGATCAGGATTAATATCCCATCGAACGTTGCCTGCTCCATCCTTACGTTTCATATGATTCTTAGTAGTAGGCTTCCAGAGAGGACTACTATCTCTATACCCTCCCAATCTAGGGTGGGCAGTCTTAGCAAAATACTTCTTGCCATTATCTATATAGTGTTGTGCTACTGCTTCTGAGATCTTAGGCCCAAAACCAAAGCCTTGATAGTCAGGATGCACGACAAGACGGTGACCCCGATAAGCATTCTTGTAAGAACCTGACGGTGCTGTGATAACACTATTAAAACCTACTAACTGATCATTCCAGACTGCCACATAGTTGTGTGAGGCTTTGTTGAGGCTGTCTGTGAGGTAATGGTATGGAGAGAAGTAACTCCAAAGGGTGTAGTTGCACGGATAAATGTCGATAGCCAGTTGAGGTCGTTGAAGCCACCTCCCGTTAGTCCAAGAGCCCTTATCAAGATCAATGACCCAATCAGGTTCTAGAAACTCAAGAACATCACGATGACAAGTAGCCACCACCACATTCCTAATACTATTTTTCCTGATGTATCTTGCCATAGCGGTAGATGCAGCCTTAGCCACGTTACGATCAACCACGCTAGTAAACTCATCAAGAACACCATAGTTATTAATACTCCTTGCCAGATCAGCGCGAAATTGCTGACCATTGGATAGTACGTTATAGGGCTTTACCCACTCAGGGATGCTCATCAGGCCAGCAGCAGCAAGACGTTCTGACGCATCCTCTGCACTATCGAAATGCCAAGCAATAGAACGATCATTGTCCCATTGTGGAGAAGATACATTACCAAACTCTTTAAGAAGGGTAGACTTACCTGTACCGCTCGCACCAACGATAACACCAATACCAAAGTTGACAGGTAGATCTACAGGAATCTCATAGGGATAGAACTTCTCAATACCCTCAGAGTCATAGTCAAATGGACGAATAAGATTACGAGTCTGATCATCCATGCCAATTTTAGAAGTCTTTGGCTCTGCCTTACGCTTTAGCGGAATCCATTCAGTCATCTTGTCCTTCTTTGATAGATAGAAATTACGGGGGTAGATACTATCCAACTACTCATACCACGCAAGATAAAGAGCATTGGCTTACCAACCGTTATGTCTCCACACCTTTTCATGCTTTCTATATCATACGCATCAACAGTCTCAAAGGGAACCCATTCATCATCAACATCAAGAGATTGTCTGCCCTCGCCTCTAACTCTCATCATACACTTAAGATCTTGATCAATAAAGTAATGTGATCCATGAGCAGTCTCTACCTTAAGCATGGCTTTCCCTCATCTTATCTCTCTGTTCTATAAACTTATCAGAGCATTCTTTACAATATGTATAGTAAAAGTAGTAGTCTGTTCGTGTCTCTACCCCTGCATTATACTTGTCTGTTCCGCACATTTCGCAGGTATGAGAGGCATCTACTTCTGCTGCCGCAACGACATCATCCATAATCTCACGGCGAATATCATCATAAGAATTAAAAGAGATATCGTAATAATATCTCAAGCCCCCAAATTTCTGCTTTATTTGACTAATTTTATAGCCACTATCTATGTATTTAAGTTTATTGTGGGTACTGAGGATGATATCTTTCCATCCGTCACGCGTTTCAAAGCCATGTGGCTCATCGTAACTCATCTTTTCTCCTTAAACCATTGATTTTCTTCTTTTGCCAAGCATTCATCACATGCTGTGAGAGACCACTCCCCCATAGGTCCACAGAAAAAGCAATCATTTGTGTATACCTTCTCTGCTGCCTTCCACCCCTCTTCATATCCCATTTGAACTAAACTTAGGTAGTCACTGTTGCTTGGCTCATCATCAAAAGTATTCCACCAATGAGCAAGAATCTTGCTACTATCCATTAACTTCTCTCATTCCTTAATCCCACAACTCTTGGAAGTGATCCTTTAACCATTGTAGTAGATCTTCTACCTCGTTGTCAAGTAGTCCACCTAGACCATCCTTCCACTCTTGATCAAAAGCAGTACCATGTTTCTGATATTCCCTAAAATTTGCCGCCTGAGTTAAATAATCAGCATCTCTTTTGATTACCATTGTCTCTACATCTAGGTTAAATGGGTCTTCTCCCTCATGATATGCCATAGATACGCCATGACCATTCTTTACCATCCATTCCAGAATGCCTGCAATCTGTCCTGCAAGATAGGAGTCACCATTAAATGCATCTTGGTCACTAAATCCATGCCGCGCCTTCTGAAATGGATAAATTATAAACCTATAAGGAATATCTTTGATGTTTCGAATGAATCTTTTTACTTTATACTTCATTTCTTTAACTCCTGAATTAGTATATTAGTGTTGTCATCAGAGTAGTATTTTACCCAATAACCAAGTTCTTCAAACTTAATAAAGGCAAGGAAGTCCATATATCTAGGATCGTCACTGGATATCCATATTTGATAACCATGAGGACCGCTAATAGCATGACCTTGACTTGCAGTATATTGTACCTCTACTTCTTCAAAAAGAACTGTCTCTTTTATCATTTTCCTCCCAGATACATGTAAAGGTCATATAAGGTTTGAGTCTGATGGAGGGTTCGAGTACCTACCCCACTAACAATATACTGATTAATAGCCTCAAGTGGTGGCCTGCCTGAAGATTTAATTGCGGGGACTGAGGCAATATTCTTCATGCCCTCTGCATACCCCTTAGCATATGCCTCTTCTGACACCACCTGACGATCCCATTCTTCATCACCACTGTACTTATCCTGCTCATCCCTACGGGCCATTCTAAGCAGCATACAAATGGCACACTCAGCAATCTCTGTATCTTGGTTGGGGCATAGACTATCGTGCGTCATACTGTCTCCTGTAGTCTTGATATTGCAGCCTGAATTCCATCTTGGTATCCATCGTCATAAGTCTTATCCTCACCCTTGTTCTTATGCTTATAGTGATCTTTCACAACCTCAATGAGATTGCAATAGGCGCAGTGCTTACGATCAAACATCTGTGGGTTTGGTGTTGGGCACAAACCGTCATGACCTTTCATATTTCTCCTTTGTTATATACCTATTATAAAGGGGGCAGACCTAAAAGTCTACCCCCTCTACAAAATATTTTTACTATTTGAATAAAATTATAACAACAACTGTCCATATTAGTATGCTCATTACTGCACATAGCGTGTCAGCATTTGCATCTGATAACATTTTATTTAATGTCCGTACCTTGGAATGGTTCTGGTACAAACGTATCCACCTGTATGCTCATTAGGCCATTCAGCCCAAGATGGACCCCATCCAGCAGGACACTTATCATCTATCTTCCTACCAAACTGTTGTAGCCAGTCACCATTCATATTAGCGACCCATACATATGTAGGACTTGGTGTTGGTGTTGGACTAACAGTAGGTGTTGGTGTTACAGTTGGTGAAGGTGTTGCTGTAGGGCTTGCTGTTGGAGTTATAGTTGGAGTTGGACTTACAGTGGGGCTAACAGTAGGTGTTGGAGTTCCCGTGGGCGTAGGTGTAGGACAAGGTGTTGTGTCGGGAGCAACAACCACTACATCATCTCCAAGACTCACAGTAGTTCTAGCAGTCAGAGAGCCGTCAACATAAGATGATGCTCCAATGGTTATTGCAGCATTAGAATTGAATATGCCCACAAGATGGGAACGGGCTCCAGCAGTAATTGCTGCATCTATATTCCAATAGATATTTCTAGCCTTAGAACCATTAAGAAGGTGCATAGTAATCCCAGCCGTAGTATTCATTGCAGCGTTGCCGTGAATAACAAAGACTGCATTACAATCTCCTTCTGCATCAAAATACATAGAACTTGTTACTCTAATTGCAGACCCAAACTCATAATCTCCAGCAGTTAGCGTAGATCCACCTAAATCAGATGATGATGGAGTATGTGTTGGTTTTGGGCAAGAGTTTTCACCCCGAATTGACTGATTCCTACAGTCATCTCCTCCATCTGCACTTGCTGGAACTACAGATCCCCCGATCATTAATGCTGCACCCAGAATTACAGTAACTATAGGTGCAACTATTTTATACTTTTTCATTTGTCCCCCCTCAGAGATTTATTACTGTGTTGAATAACACATTAATAATTGTATCAAATCTTTTTATATATTTTTATTATTTTTGGGGGTATACCCAGTTATATCTGTACAATGACTGGTCAATTTCATTTCAATGTGGGACTAAAGTCCTATCTTAATCCTAACAATTGGGATCATAAACATAATTTCCCGTATTCCTGCAATAAATAGATTAATTTCGTCCATGCAAATATGCATGTTGCTCCTTAATTAAAAGTTTTGTTTACAGTTATTAATCAATCGGGGTAAATTTAACACCCGTGCTTGCCCATGCACCCTTAATAAACATATGAAAAAGATTGTCCATGTCTACATGAACATCAAACTCTTCAGGATTCTCAGGAAAGGTGTCACTACGCAGTTCCTGTGCTGCTCTAACAAGACTTTCAAACATCTCTGACTCATCACGAATCGTCTGATCCTTCATCTTACCCATTTTATCTCCAAATGTTGGTGTTATTTTCCCTTACCTCAATTATAGGGAAAGGGTTTCATATTGTCAAGGGGTAATTATAGTGAAGCCACTTGAATTAGAGTAAGAATAACAGAGGGTACGGCTGGGTATATTCCGTTGGCAGGATATGTTTGCATTGTTATATGAGTGTTATCTGTAGCCCACATCAACTGAAGATTCTGTCCACCAACTTCTATTCTATCAAGGAAGTTCCATGCTGCAACAACGTAAGGACTACTATTTGAAATAGAAACTCTTGTTGCAGAATCTGGAACAGGAGTACCATTTTTATTTAACCACACTGTAATGGTTTGTCCTTGTCCACCACCAGAATTATTATGCATCTGAGCAGAGAACTGTAAGTTATAAACCCCAGCATGTTCTATAGTAATTTGTGAGTTATTAACAATGGTTACCCCATAAATTGATGGTACTACATTTAGTGTGACAGGGTATGCAGTATTTATAAGTTCGGCAATTTGAGGAACAGTGCTAAGAAATGTTCCATAATATCCTGATGGAGTAGTTGAGATAACGTTTGGAGGAACTGTTCCAGCCTCTCCTTGTTCTCCCTTGTCACCCTTTTCTCCTTGCACCCCTTGAATTCCCTGTGTACCTTGAATTCCTTGATCACCCTTAAGCCCTTGCTCACCTTGTATTCCCTGCTCACCCTGAATACCCTGTGGCCCTAGAAGATCTCCAGCATCATCCCATACAGAGGTTCCTGTATTCCATACCATGAGAGAGCCATCAGAAAGAATAATCCAAGCATCTCCTGGATTTCCGACTAATGCGGCGGCATCAAATGAGGCATGATCTGGATAAGATCCTTGTATGGTTAGTGCTGCGCCCTGTTCACCCTGAACGCCTTGTGGACCATCATTCCCTTGTGGTCCTTGTATACCCTGAATACCTTGTGGACCTACTGGTCCTGCTGAACCCGTTTCTAAATTATAAAACCTTGCCATATCATACCCCCCTCTTATAAATTATTTCCTAACTATACTATTTAATTATACATTGTTTCATTCTTGGCCTCGTAAAAGGATTGCTGCTTCATCATTTGTAATTCCTAATTTTATTAAGACCGCTTCTCTTTCAATAGAACGCTCGGCCAACCAAGTAGTGTGGGCATCAATGTTAACCTCAGGATCTATTAATGAGCATATCCATCCACCCAGCCACCTTGGATAAGTTCCATCAGCACATTCAGGAGGTGTTGTACGGGTCCATCCACTAGGAGCGCCACCCTTACTATCTAAATGACGAATCTCACCATTCCAATATCCATCTTCTCCAATGTGATAAATTATCATGATATAGCCTTAATAAATGTAGATGCAGGAACTGTTGAGCCTGCATGATTTGGCTCAATCAATTTAGGAACAATGAATTCTGTATTAATATCAAAAGGCTCTACTGATTTATAAGTACTCATGAATGGTGGAGGTGCCTCTACTAGCCCCATAAACTTTCCATCTCCTGCTAAAGCAAAAGATGTAGCAGCCCCAATAGGAGGACTAGCCAAGGGAGCCTGTTTAAAGAAATCTCCACCAATATTTCTATATATATAGATAAAGGGTGGGCCACCAAAGATGATTCCCATGAATTCTCCACTAGCAGTGAATTGCACACTAGCAATTGCCGCTGATGGCATTTCATCAGGATTATCAATCTTATTGAACGTATCTCCACTTCTACGGTAAAGAGTAAGGAATGGAGCACCCCCATGACTTACAGCCAAATACCTTCCATCAGCAGTAAAGGATGCACCAGATGGGGCACCGAGTGGCGCAACCGCTACAGGGGGCAAAGCAACATAGGTAGATCCAGACTTCTTGTAAATGGTAAAGTATGGTGGTGGACCATAAAGAACGATCATGTATGTACCGTCACCGCTAAAAGTAACGCCTGATGCGGCTCCTGGTGGTGGGGAGGCTGGAGTAGTCATGGCAGTATATGTATCTCCAATACGGTTATATATTGTTACGAATGGTGGAGCGCCATAGGTTACTGCCATATATGCACCATCTCTTGAATACCCACTTGCAGATCCTGCTGCTGGTGGAAGTACTGCGGGAGAGGAGAGAGCCGTGAAGGTGTCTCCTGTCCTCTTGTAATTAGTTACATAATTTGGTGCTCCTGTGGTAACGCTTAAATAAATACCATCTTCTGTCATTGAACATCCACTAGCAGCCCCAGGAGGCAACGTTGTTGGTGCAGGAAGGGCTAGATATGTTCCACCAGACTGCTTATAAATAGTTACAAATGGTGGTGCGCCTGTTCCTACTGCAAAATACATTCCATTGGCAGACATTGCTCCACCACTAGCAGCACCAGGGGGAATAGAACTAGGAGTGGCAAGTTTAGTATTGGGGGCATAGTTGGGTAATCCAAGTATTGAGAATAATTCGGGGTAGTCATCTTGAAGGTAAATTCCACCATCAGTAGGAAGCCATTGTGGGTCAGATTCCTTACTTCTTGCTGAAATTACAATATCCCCTACAAGTATTTCTGAAGCAGTTACGCTTTCAAATCTTGCCACTAATTTCCACTTTCCAAGTTAAGCATAAATACTGCTGCAACTGTTCCATCTGCATCAGTGGTTGCGTATATATAATCTTTCCCACTTAGTTCTACTGACCAAGCAGAACCAGGACTAATTCTGTATCCAAAGTTTGTCAAGGTGGTCTCTGTATTGCCAATGAATATAAAGCCAGTTGAGGATAGATTCTGAATTGTAATGTCTACCCCAGCATGTACTCCCTTGGGGCTAATTAAAATTGATTGAGAACTAGAAAGCGTGTGGATGCTCTGTTTAATGGCCATAGACCATATTGTATCACTATTTTAGATTATACTCAACCGATGAGAAGTCAGATTTACCATTTTCATCCGTATATCGAACAATCAGTCGGCTATCTTGAATAAAGATACTAATAATGCTATTTAGTTCTGGATCTACTCCAGCAAGAAGCGCTAGAGTGTATACGGGATCAACCATATCTGTCCAACTAATCATTTGTATATTCTATACATTTAAGAATATCTGACATTAATAGAAAGTCATCACGGTCGAACTCTTTATTACGACCATACTGATATGTCATTATTTCTTTAGAGATGGTTTCTCTCCAATATCTTTCAAACTGTACTTCATTTGGATTAGCCATTGCAGTCGTTGTCCCTTTCAAATAAGTTTTCTGTCTGTACTATACAGCATCCGTCACATCCATGTACCGCTTCTGCCCAGCCACCCTTCCCCCTGAGTTTATACTCATCAGGATCAGGATGACCCACACCATGAGGGCATATACGCTCCATGATTGCACGATCTTTTCTCCAATGCTGAGGAAAAGAACGCATAGAGTGGTCTGAGCGATTATGAAGGGTACAGAATTCTCCCTTACATGCATAATCTGGATGCCCCAGAATGATAACGTCTGAATTCTCTAACTGTACTTTTTCCATTACTTCCCCTTATTATCAGTTGAGTAAAACCCTGAGCCCTTAAACTGTAATCCTGCTGCAACAAATACTTTCTGCACCGTTGAACTACATTTAGGGCAACTGGTTATTGATTCATCATGGATGGACTGTGTATGATCAAATGTACCGCATTGTGGACAGGAATAGCAATAGGTTGGCATTAATACTCTTCCTCATAATCTTCTAGCATTCTTACCAGACGATCAGCAAGGTCATTGTTAGCAGAGAACCTATCATTAAGAATCTTCTTAACAAGTAGCCATGCACCATCTGCTCTGGAGTATCGTGTGACTACCCCAGATTCTGGAAGGTCTGGTCGATCAGAGTAATCATAAGCATAAGCATAGTTACCATGCTTAATGGTTCCAGTATTATCATTGGCGATAAGCATTGTGGCAATCTTCTGAGCGTCTTCCTCATTGCCAAATGGTACAAGTTCGATAGTTACTCTAAGCATTCTGATTAGCCCTTCCGCTTCTTATTCTTATGCTCTGAATACCCCAGATACTCTTCTGGTGTCATTGGTTCACTTGACTGAATAGATACTGGGGAAATCTCCTCGTCCTGTGGAAGGATAAAGTTTTGAGTTAGCCCTCCTCGTGGTGGTGTTACCTTCTGGAGGGTAGTAGGAACCATCATAGCCTCCTTCTTCTTATCTATATTCCCCTTCCCAATTGCCCACTCCATAGTAGACCCAATTGTGTCTCCAACGGTTGAGAATGCAGCAGCAATATCTGCTGGATGTGCGGGGGTATTACGCTTAAAGTAATGCTGTTCATCAAGAGCATTTACAATAAGTGCTGCAAACTCTGTTGTCGTCATATAAAGATTACTCATTTTTTTCTCCAAGGTCTAGGGTCGTCGCTATTCGCAATAAACGCAACTTCTTCTCTTACTATTTGTGTTTTTTGTGTTTGGACTACTTCTACCACTTCTTCTGGTATTTCTACTGTCACTTGGACATCTTCTTTGATTACACTCTCAAAGTTAGGATCTAAATGACAATCACAACCACACTTACCAGAAAGAAATACATATTTGCATTGATGGTGATGACTGGTCATACAGAATCCAGACGATGAAACTAATTGTCTATCTGGTGTAGCAATAAATCCTTCGTCCTTTTTCCTTCTAGGACCAGCCATCACTATCTCCGTAACTTAGGGGATTTCCGGTTTCCGTTGTATCAGTATAACGGAAAGGCTATCAGTTTGTCAATGCCTAGGACTTGACTTTCCATTCCTCTGGAAGCATACTGATGGCTCCTAAGGCTCTAGCCCTACCAATGATATGTCGCTTTGCCTTGTCATAGTCTGCTGCTCTACCGATTGAACGAATTGCGTTCATTAAGTCATCACGATTACCAATTGGAAAACTTCCGTCTGGCATTGCGATCCCCCTTGAGGCTGCTCTTCTACGAGCAGCGGCGCTTAAATCTCTTTTGGCAAGTGTTGAACTGTCAAACATGCCTTTCCAAATATTATCCATGGAAAAATTATATCAAACTTTTTGCTGATCTGGGAGGATTCGAACCTCCAACCTAGCGATTAACAGTCGCTCACTCTGCCGTTGAGTTACAGATCATTACAAGCAGTTTGATTACATGCTTAGGTAATATTACTTATGGTCGTAATGATACACGAATATCTTCGAACTGATCTGTAAATATGTTTGTGGTCATTGTTCCTGCACCACTAACAACTGGAGTTGTATAGTTATTAACTATAGTCTCATCCTTCATAAACTCCAGAACAATTGTCTTGCACTGAGAATCAATACCGCTAACTGTTGCTGTAGCAACCTTGATCCCCTTACTACTTGTATTGCCATAGGTATACGTTGTTGTTACTCCTGAACTGTCACAAGCCTTTGCTTCTGACTGACCAATAGCAGGAAATAGTGGAACAGTTACACCGAGTGCATCGATTGCAAATGCTGTTCCCACTCCTGCCATAAGAGCAAACGATACTGCTGCCCCCGATAAACCTAACATAGTTCTTGTCTTTCTTTTCATATGTTGTACCCCCCAATATATTTAGAATTAATGTCTAATTCCTCGTATATTCTACACTATTTATTTATGTACGAGTGGTGGGATTCGAACCCACGACACAACGATTTTGAGTCGCCGTCCTCTAGCCACTGGGATACACTCGCTAGTTCCAATTAACACCAGTATACTGGGGTAGAACTTCATAGTCAACAGCAAACCTCTTTTTAATTATATCGACTGTTTCGTCTTTAACATTAATAGAGGGGCTTTTGCTAGCATTCAGCCCTCCTATTTCTGATCCCTGTGCCCCAAATATTTTTGATATGTCCTTCCATCTATCATTCAGTTGAGACAAGTCTATTACAGTACCAAAGTCTTTTTGAAAGAATGATGGCATAAGCCTTTCAGTGAAGGGTGAAAAGCAATCATAGTCATTGAATATCATATTACTTACAAAACCATGAAATTTAGTTCGATAAACATGAGAGGTTATATATGATCTTATATACCCCTCATCGTAAGGCCAAGTTCTTGGAAAGTTTCCCTTACGCACCAACTCATTCCAGTAATCATAATCTATTTTTGCATGATAAGACAATACCTTTTCGGAAAAAGAAAAAAGAGACTTTGCAAGTTGTACTGGATCTCTAACTACTGAAACTTTTGTATATTCATCCCAGTCATTCTTCCCTACATGTTTATGAATTTGCCTTGCTGTTGAATGCTTCCATAACATATCTCTTTTTACTTTACTTACTCCATACCTCTGAAATAAAAACTCCTGAGTTGCTTCCCCATATTCTGTGCTACCAATAATAATATCTTTAAAATCTAGATATGGTTGAATTGCACTCTCTACAGATGTTCCTCCACATTTTTCAAAATGGATAAAGATTGCTTTTTTTGAATGGCTTACGATCACTGTGTAATTATAGCGTGCTACATCTTGCGTGCCCCATGTCAGACTCGAACTGACGACTCGCGGATTAAGAGTCCGCTACTCTGACCAACTGAGTTAATGAGGCTTAATATTACGTTGGAATGCCAAGATTCGAACTTGGAATAAGCGCGTATCAGACGTTTGTGATAACCATTTCACCACACTCCACTGGCTTCCCGTCGTAGATTCGAACTACGATTAATTGGTCCAAAGCCAACCGTCCTGCCATTAGACGAACGGGAAATATTTAATTATAGACTATGTTGTCTGCGATACTCATACATAATTATTCCAGACGTTACGCTTACATTTAATGATCTTACACTACCCCACATGGGTACGTCAAGTATATAGTCTGCTTGATCTAGAATCTCTTGAGGGATTCCCGTCTTTTCTTCTCCATAGACAAAGATAGAATTAGCAGGCATGTCAAACGATCCTAGAGAAACTTGACGTAAGTCGCCCACATTGTCCACACAGATGAGTGGTCCATCTGGCTTATGCAAAATAAAGTTGTCCCAATTACTGGCATAATGAATGTCCTCATAGTGATACGTTCCTACTGATCCTCGCTTATCCCATTGCTTCCTGCCAACAAACCAAATATCCTTACCAGCAAAAGCATTGTGATTGCGTACCCCGACTGATTTATTAAAATCGTGGCTAAGATTAATAAATACTGATGTAAAGTCTGCTCTTTTTAGTCCTACCTGATATTTAATATCATCAAGCATCATACCCTTGAACTCATCAGTAACGTTCACTATTCCCTTTCTATAGATTTGTAGGGTAGCAGTACCAAGTTTAAGGTTTGGCCTTACTACCTTTGTAGCCCCAGAGGGTTTCGATCCCTCTTCACCGCCTTGAAAGGGCAGTATCCTAGCCATTAGACGATGGGGCCATATTGACGAGCCTCCTATCCGATTTGAACGGATGACAGCCGCATTACAAGTGCGGTACTCTACCACTGAGTTAAGGAGGCGTTGTGCAGGGACTATCCTACATTTGCTGCGCTTGATTCGCGCTTGATTTCTAACTTATGACGTTCATCTATGATTTCAAATGCATATGCACGCAACTTGGTTTCATTTACATGGAAGTGATGACCGCAGAAAAGAAGGTCTCCATTTACCCCATTGACCCAAACATAAGCCTGAGCCCCGCAAGAGTCACAACGATCATGACCATTTAGTCCATCAGTCTTTTCATCAATAAAAGTTTCTTCAGAAAATAGTTCAGCCGTAATTGGGTTACCCATGTCATCATCTCCAGTTGAATTATTTTGCATTGTTTGTATAGTATACGCTTTATTTATTTATGTGTCAAGTGGTCAGAAGATTTGTGCCTATCACTCGTTAAAGGCCATTATCAACAATGCCTTACGTTGCGCGCCCAATAGGAGTAGCCCTCCACGTATCTTCCTTTTTACAACTAATATAATCTTCGTCTATGTTGATATATAAGAAGATGTTCTTAGTCTGTGCCTGATGTAGGAATCGAACCTACCATGCGATACCGCGAGAGATTTACAGTCTCCT